ACCAGTTGGCCATATTTGTAAGTTGTTAAGTTTAGTTATCTTTACTTCCATACTTATATTATATCACATTAGTGTTTCGATGTAAACGTTTTGTTGCAAATTTTTGTAACAGTTTACTACATGAAATTGCGAACAAAACTTTGCAGATCATGTTTTTGTTCACTATCTAGCGCACGGAATCGTACTGTTTTCATCAACATCGTAGCCTGATTCACTAGACATGATCGTACATCGCAGATGAATCTGTATCCACGATCTGTAGTGATTCACACTAGAATACAGATCGATGCAGCTGCAGAAGAGCAGCTTCTGATCTGTAGCTTTCGCACTAAATTTCATCTTGCACTAAATTCATCATGATCACATTATAACATATACTAAAAATTTGTAAATAAAAAAGCAGAAATTTATCTGCCCTTTCTTCTTGCTAACTTACGAGCCTCTTCAGACTTACGTTTTCTTTTCAAACTTTTCTTTAAGAAGAACTCATGCTTTCTAACGTCAGCTAAGATGTTAGACTTCTTTACTAGACTTTTGAATCTAGCCAATAAAGCATCGGTCGTTTCGTCTTCTCTAAGTTTAACTTTACAAGCCAATCTATTCTCACCTGCCTTTATGCAATTAATTTAGCCAACTAAATAACTTCATAGTTCTTTTTTCTGTATGCTTGAATACATTCAGTATAAAAGTTTACATCAGGTTGTGTTTCTAAATTTTCAACTAAATTTTTATTTTTAAGAAAACTGCGTAAATAAAGACCAGCAATACTTGGACTTGCCATCATATTTGCTCTTTTAACTTCAGCGAGTTCAGTTTCTGTTAAGGTTAATTTTCCTTCGTCGAGTTTCATAATATAACCCTCCATTATATTATACAATAAAAAAACGGCGAAATTAAGCCGTTTTCATTAACTTTCTTTTCTACGATAATACATTCCGTGAACAACTGCATCATAACATAGTTGGTCAACTTCTTGTTTTGTTTTACATTCGCTTAGGTTTTTTCTAAATCTCTTTTTAGCCTCAGCATCAATACTTGCTGGGTCAATAACTGCTTCAACATAATTCTTCATATCTTGAAGTGAAACAGATGGTTCTCTTAAGCATAACTTAATTCCATAAGTTGCTTCTCTTAATTCTTTTGAATAACAACCTTGAACTTTTGTAAGATTAACAATTTTAGACATATAATATATTTACCTCTTATTCTTTACATTTATATTATAACACTATTTATTTAATTTGTAAATACTTTTTTTATTTTAATTCGACCCAGCCAAATGCATCGCAGTAGTAGTTCTTGCCATCAAGTTCTACAATATCAGAAACTGATAAGCTGTGTCCTCTATAGTCTTCTGGATGAGCAATATTGAACTTTGTGAACAACATTTCAAGAGCATAGTTATCGCCTTTAGAAGCATTTTCTTCTGATACTGTGCCTTCATATACAACTTCATAGTCGTTCAAGTTGATCTTATCTTTGCACCAATCGTAGTGCTCGAAAGCATAGTCACAATTTTCTAAGTCTTTAATTTGTTTAATTTTATAGTTCATATTCTTATCCTCTTTACATATATATTATAACACAAAAAGCCCACTTTGTAAATGGGCTAATGTAATTTTTTAGAAACAATATAAATGTTTAGGGGCTTTTAATTCTTTTAGTTTTTCAAAAGCATCGTGAATTGCATTTGCTTCTTTAGCAAGATAACTTCTATCAAACTCTTGCTCTTTGAACTCAACCATATCTTTTGGTGTAGTCATAGTTCCATAGATATTGAAAGTCATTTCTTGACCTTTGCCATGTGAGTCTTTTTTAACATAGCAAACTATCTTGTTAAACTTATGAACTTTCTCGTAAATACAAATTCCTTCATACTCGCTAAGCTCTCTCGCTTTATAACCACGAGCTCTCAATACTTGATTATAGTTTTTTGCTTTCATTTTATTTAGCCTCCGTAATCATAGTTGGTTCTGCGTAAGTATCCATTTCCATTTGATCATAAGCGAAGCACATTGCATCTTTTTCATTATCAGCTTCAACTTCAACTTCGTAGATAGTATCTTTATTTAATTTAATTTTAACGTTGTATCTCATATCCTCATCCTCTACATATATTATACCACAAAATAAAAAAGAAGTAAATAGTTTTTTACCTCTTTTTAGTTTTTTTATTTAGGCATTTGCAAGTGCTTCTTCAAGCATCTTTGCAGTTTTGAGTGAGTCATATGTTCCACGAGTATCACCATCTGGAAGCCACTTACCGTTCTTATTGAATGACCAATAAGTATAATCAGGTGTAAAACTTCTGTAGATAGCATCGCCATCTGGTGAGTAGACGTCTTTACCTTCTACCTTACCTTCTTCTTTGTGTGCCCACATTCCATTAGCGCAACCAGAAGCACCGACTTTAAAGCAAACATAACCAGTATAACCTAACTTGATTGCTTCTCTCAAGAAGGATCTCATTTGTTTCATGTGAGTGATAGTTAATCTTTCTGGCCACCAGTCGAAGATTGATAGTTCATCATAGACTTGTCTAATCTCTCTTGAGCAACCTCTTTCAATCATTGCTTCTAATCTTTCTAATACTTTTTCAGCATTATATTTTTCTTTTGGTCCTTGCATTGTTTTTTACCTCTCTTTATTCTATAAATATTATATCACGTTTAAAAGAAAAAGTAAACGTTTTTTTACGTCTACTTTAAACTTTTTTATTCTAAGACACCTAACACAATGTCAATACCGTTAAGTAAGTTATCACCATCATCCATCTCATAGACTTCTTCAGGTTCTCTACATAACTTTTCACGGACTTCTCTTTCGGTTAAGTCGTAGTCTTTCGCAACTTCTAAGATTCTTTCGTCTCTAAGTTTTTCGAGTAATTCGATTAACTTATATTTTTCTTCTCTTGTCATTATTAGTTCCTCCTAACCAAGAATTATTTTACTTTGTGGGTTTTCAATACTTCCCCATAAATCATTACCAGCAACGTCTTCGGTAAACTCGTAATAACATTCGTGATAACCATTACCTTCATCGTCATTACTTAGGACAACAATCTTATCTCCATTACCTTTTTTAATTTGTTCTTCACAAAGTTCTTTTAATCTTTTAACTGTCATAGGTTTCATAATAACTTTCCTCACTCTCTATATATATTATATCACAATACTAAAGATTTGTAAATACTTTTTTTAATTAAAAAGAAACGCACATACACATGCACGAAATCAACCTGTTTTCAAGTTCTAGTGAATCTAAATCCAGTTACACAGTACTGTATCGTTACTGTCTGTCACTATACATCGCACTGGTTACTGTATCTGTTACTGTACATCGCACTAGAAAGCCTGATCAGTATCCTGATTCATCTGTTTAGTGTGTCAGGATGCCGGTGCGGATTTCACTAGACCGTACAAATTTTACAGATCAGTTACAGATCATCGTACAAGTTACAGTCACATGTTACAGATCAGTTACCTGATCATCACGCTAGACTGCTCCGCTAACCACACTAAATTCGTAAATAAAAACCCGAATTTATCGGGTTATTTGTCTTATCCTTTCAAATTCTGCCAACCAAAGTTCTAACTTGTGAATTTGAATTTCGAGGTCAAGTCTTTCTAAATTTAGTGCATTGCGAGCTTTGCACATCGCTTCTACAATTTCATCTAAACCAGTTTCCTCAACATCGTCGATGTTTTTATCCATCGCTTCAATAGTTTCTTCTAACTCACCTGTTCGATGATACAGATCATCTAGCACTCTTGCTTTCGAAATATATTCTAGAAGTGCATCTTCTTCTAATGATCGTCTTGCTATAAATTCATTCATACTAAATTTCTCCTAAAAACCTGAATTCGGATCAATTCCGCTAGTTCTATTTTGCTTTACACCAATAAATGTTCCATTGCCACGATAATCTTTTTCGTAAATCTTCATAGACCATGCAAATTCAGTGTAAGCATTTGTTGTCGCAATCTCAAGAATTTTAATTTTCGCTTGTTTATTATCAGTATAATTGTTTAAGTTATTCTGGTATATATCCAAAGCTTGTCTAGTAATCGGCTTCTTAGCTTCTAACAGTGCATCGATCCAGTTATTGTAAGCAGTAAGCACATCTGGATCAGTTTCTTTTAGTGCTGCGACTAAGTTAATTCTAACCGATGCTTTCTTGGCACGAGCGGTATCTTCTCGTCTAAGTTTAGAAACGCGTTGAACATCTCTGATTGCATCGATACTGTCATCTACTAAGATCGCACAAAGCTTTTCTACATCTAGTGTGATCCAATTCAGTTCGTTTTCGCTACGATGTTGTAGCACACCAAGTTTACCGAGTCCTGCATCGATCTCTAACTGTTTGTCTAACTGTAATGTCGTTCTCTTAGTAATATAGTCTCTGTCGAGTTCAAAATATCCTGAATTCGCTTCTAACTCATCTTTATATTTATTCACTACTCTCGCATACACATCCATCAATGCCGCCCAATAAGTAGCAACTTCTAACCCAAGTAAATTTGCCAATTTGATATTTACTTGAAGTGTATTATACTGGCTCATTATATCTAACCACATAATCAAATCCTCACTTTATTATACAACATGAAAACCTCCCAATTTGGAAGGTTGTTTTATTTTAATTATTATTTTCAGCTCACATAGACGCTTGTAGGATTACTTTTGCTGCAGATAGGCTTTTATCTAACTCACGGTATAATTTGTTGTTATTGGCCTTTCTAAGCACGTTTAAAGCTGCATCTAATGCTGCTGTATTAACTAAATAGTTTTCAAGGAAGTATTGTTGGTAGTCTTCTGGCAAGTTTGAAAGAAGTTGGACTGCTTTGAACTTCCAGAACTCACGTGTGTAAGTTATATACTTGTAAGCCTCACCATTTTCGTCAATGCCACGTTTAATGTGTTTAGTAATTTTTTCAGTATCACCAAAAGCAATGATGTCCATGATAATTGCTTCGACAATTCTGTTTTTGTTGATAAACATCTGAACGATGTGTCGAGCAGCGTTATTACTTTCTGCTACTCTAGCAGCTTCTTCCGCATTCTCATCATGCATAGTATCCATCAAAGTTTTTTGAACACCATTATCGTCTCCATCGCCAACAGGGGTTTCTAAAGAGACAGTATTGTAGTTCGCTTTGTGTTTGTCTAAGTTATATTCATAGTAGTGTCTAACCCTGATAGTTTCAATACATTGATTGATACATTGTTGAGCATTGACACTTTCGTCTTTTTGCCATTTACGATATTCACAAGCAAGCATAATTGCTTCGTAAACCCAGTCGACGAACTCTTCGCCTTTAAGATCGATGCCAGGGCAACTATCTGCAAGTTTCTTTACTTTATCCCAATGACGTAAGATTAAACCACTGATATATAAGTTCTTAAGATGTTCATCGCCTTCATCCATTGCTTTGCAAAAACCATCAAGCATAACCCTGATAGTATCTTTATAAGGCTTAGCATCATATTTAATACCAAGTTCTTTCTCTAATTGATTTGCGTAATTCTTGAAGTTGTTAAATGTTTGACTTGCCACAGCAACTTCCTCCTTTCGATACCGATAGTTATTCTAAGCTACCGTTTGTGTTGTAAGTATACCAAACAGAGTTTCTATAAGATCTGCTTGGGAATTTGTTTCTTTGGAATTGTTTGTTCTTTAACAAAGTTGTGATGCTAGTTTCACCACGAGCTAATCTTGCCATTGTAACATTTGTTAAACCAACAGTCTTAATTGCGCCATCGCTTGTCTTTCTAGTTAAATAGAAACGATAGTGTCCATCACGTTCTCTGCTAATTCTTGTAACAGTCCAGCGACCAAATTTCTTTCCTAAATGTTTTGACTTTACCATAAATCAGTCCTCCATTGTCATTTATATTATAACATGTAAAAATTAATTTGTAAATAGTTTATTTCACTTTTACAGTTGTTGTAAATAAAGTTCCGACATTTTCTGTGTGATCTTCAAAATCCACAACAGTCTCGACTAATATTTCGATGTAAGCAACATCTTCTGGGAATGGCGCTGAAGACTCATAACGTTTTTCTTCTACGAATTTCTTAGCATATTCCACTGCATATTCGGCGTCTTTAGATTCATTAACCATTACTTCATAATCAGTAATAGCTTCATCTTCATTGTAGCCTAACATCCACACTTGATATATAGCTGGCTTAACATCGAAGTCTTCACCAAAGTTTTCTAAATTTAATTCTTCTAATAATTCGTCAAATTCGTCTTTCATATTATTCACCTCTGAATTCATTGGCAAAATGTTCTTTAACTAAATCGATAATAAAGTCTGCTGCTTTTTGAAGTTCATCATAATGGAAATATTTTCTGCGTTCTTTATAAGTTTCTTCGCTGAACATTCCGTTGTGTGGATATTCAGTTTGCCAACTTACGACGATCTCATCTGAACTTCTTGCTTCAAAAGCCCAAACACATAAATCTTTTTTAGTTTTATTAGGATTGTCCCAATCAACTGAATCAACATGAAGGACATAACCTTGTTCTCTGCAATTGTTAAAGCATTCTAAGTATCCGGAAATTTTAACATAATTTTCTGTTGCCTCATTATCTAAAGCCTCACAGACAATATCAAATACTCTTTCGCTAACTCTAATGGTTCTAATTTTATTAAAGCCCATACTTCTTACCTCTCTTCAAATATATTATAACACGAAAAATAGAAAATGTAAATAGTTTATTCAACTAAATTTTCATTTTCATCATAAATCTCTGTGTCATCGGGGTTGAGCCCAAGGTAGTCACAAATTTCTTTCTTGCCTTTCCATACTACATCATCGGGCACATAGTAGCAACACATATCTTCATCATGAAATTCACTCATCTTGCCCATGTAGAAGTTTTCCATGTATTTAATTTCATCTTGAGTAACTTCATCTTTAACGAACCAGATAGTTTGCCAATCGCCTTGTGAGTATCCGCGGAAGTCGCCTTCCACCCAGTTTTTCTTACCAGAAAGCTTTGCTAATTCTTCTGCTGTTTCGTAGTCATATCCGATAGTATCTTCGTAGCAACTACCATCAGGATTCTCGACTAAAGTTTGATCTTCATCATAGTAATCGCCTTTAACAACACTGATTAAAGTATCATCACCGATAGACTTGAAGTCTCTATTCCCAGTGATAACCATTTTATCTTTGTATTGATCAAAGTCAACTTCGTCTTCGAATTCATACCAAACATTTTCAGGACTAACTTGTTTTAATTTAATCATATTATTTTCCTCATTATTATTATAACACAAAAACCCGCTTCTGTAAACGGGTTATTTAATTTATTCTTTAATTACTTCAATACTCATCTTTCCACTCTTGAATTCTTTTGGGAATGCTATTTCGAATTCAGCGGGAATTATACTAGCATTTAATTTATCAACACCATGTCGAACTTGATCTTCATGTCCAGAAAAATGAACAATAATTGTATATGTCTCTTCTTTACTCATAACTAATTTCACCTCTCTTGTGAGCATTTGTCATAGACACAAATGTTTCTAAGAACCAACGAGCGTCTCTACGATACTCTCTACGAGTTTGATTTGGTTTCATAGAAATTCCACTGTCCCAACATTCGCCATCATTATAGCAAGGATAGTTTAACATATCGAAGTCAGCACAATCGAAGTCATTTCTAACTTTAACTGCTGCATTTACTGCCCAACCGCAAACCCAAGAACCATGTTGTCTTTGGCCTTCTTTAGATTTAATAATATCAGTATCGGCCATATCATAGCCGTCAGACCAACCAACTGCTAATACTAAATCATCAGATAGTGGGAAATTATAGCAACCACTTGCATCATTATTTGCAAAGTCATCACAAGCTGTCTTTAACCAATCAGCAACTTTAGCAATGTTTTCTTTTGTAACAATATTCTTTTTGTTCATAGTAATTACCTCAACTCTCTACTAATATTATAACACAAAAAAAGATGTTTGTAAACACCTTTTTTGTTTTTTAGCAATAACTCTCTTGGAAGTTAATGTCTGCTGTTACATCTCGATAGCCATTTGGTCTAGCACATTGCACTTCAAGTAAATCTCCAGCCCAGCAACCAATATCTTCTTCACCGATACCAGAGAAGTCTCCTCCACCACGACCGTTGCCAACTGCGGTTAATAGTGGAATTGGATGGAATTTCCAATCGTCATCTTCAGAACAAGATAAGTTATTCTTTTCATATTCTACCATATCAATATAACAGTGTTTGTCATGGTTAATAATAAATCTACCTTTTCTTTCTGTTATTTCTTCTGGCTTATTATAGTATCTTAAATGCTTACCTTTACAGTCTTCTTCACAACCCGGTGTAACAAAACACTTGTAGTGTTCATAAAATCTTTTTTCTAAAATGTCTGGCAAATCTGAGTTTAACTTAGCAAAGTCACCTTTCTCATGATAGTCGCCAAGCCATGCAAGTCGACCAGGTTTATTAAATAGTTGTGCCATAACAGTTTCAACAAAGTTATTTCCACAATAACTATGTTCTGTTAGTTTCAAGCCGTTGTGATAATCATGAGAAAAAAATTCCTCACTATAAAATCTTTTATTCTTTTCCCTAAGGATTGTTGGATAATAATATTGTCCCATTCTTTTTACCTCTCTTTACTCTACATATATTATAACATAAAAAGGGCTTTTTGTAAACCCTTTTTTAATTTTTATTGAATTTCTTTTTCAACTAATTTCATTACTCTATGTGAGTCACCTTCATAGTCAGTGCATTCATAAACTAACTTGGTTTCACCATAATGCTCTGTGGTATTGGAATCGAAGTTAGTCATTCCGTCTTCCCAGTTTTCAATTTCTTCCTCAAAGAAATCTTTTGCACGTTCTTCATTAGTATCCACACAAAGAATGGTTGGATCATCAGTGCTATAATCTTCACCGCTACAAGCATCTACTACAATATAAATCTTAGTCATTGAAATCGTCTCTCTTTCCCATTAGATAATCTAATGCTTCTGGTCTTTCTGTCATATCAGGTTTATAATCGAAGTCAACATAGTCGCCGTCTAAATCACTAAGTTCTCGCATTGGGATTCTGACAGTGCCATTATCTTCTACAAACACATCGTAGACATAATCGCCGATACTTAAGTCAAATACTTCATCGGCTCTTTTGTTTAATTCTTCTTGATCTAAAATGCTTTGTTCCATTTTTTCTTACCTCTTAAAGAATTTCAATACAATCATTGCTTTCTTTAATCTTAGCAAGTTCTTTATCAAGTTGCTTAATCATTTCTTCATCTTGAGTATCGTAATCTAATACCACTAAATCAGTAAGATGATCTGCATAAGCATCTTGAATAATTCCGTCTTTGATGACAACATAAACTGTTCTCATTAGAATTCAACCTCCACGACTTCATAGATAGTTGTATTAAGTTCATTTCCGTCGAACGCGTCATAAACAACTAATTGCTTTCTATCATAACTACCGTCTTCAACTGAAAACTCATAATTGTCAGCAAGTTCAGGATCATCAGTAATTCCGTAGCAATCTTCTAAGTTGGCTTGGTCTTCTGGAATTAAAGTTTCTTCCAAGTATTTTTGTGCATCTTCTTTTGAGTCAAATGCTTGTGGGTGAATTCCAAACCCTGTGCCAGCACTAATACCATCGTCCTCAACGCTTGGGGTGTCAACACTCATAAAATGAATTAAGTATTTTTTCATAGTTCTCTTAACCTCTCTCTATTATAATTATATCACGTTTTAATAAAAAAGTAAACTGTTTTTTACACAATTTACTTAATTTTTGCAAGAATTATTGACGAAGTGAATATCTGTTTTTATTCATATATTCAATGAAGTTTGTAACCTCATAATCGTCTTTGGCACCAATCTCTTCTTTAATCTTTTGAAATACTTTCTTCGCTTGTTCAAGTTTGGCTTGTTCTCTAGTTTTCTTAACATCTAACTCTTCATTGATCTTAGCAATCATGTCTAAGAAAGTTAAACCCTTATAACTTGAATAACCGTCTTCATTCCAAAGATTAACGAAAACTTTCTTAAAAGTCCATTCATAACTTCCGTATTTATATTTGCCTTTTTGCTTTTGAAATGTAGCATCACCAAAACTTATATTTTTATAAGTAAGATACACTGAGTTTGTGCCTTGGGTTTTATAACTGAAATTATTTTCATTTAGACCAGCCTCTTTCGCTAAGATACGAAGAACCTTTAACAATGCACCAGTAAAGTTCCAATGTGAATAACCAACGTCTTTACCAACTAATTCAGTGTTTAATACTTCTTCTAATGTTTTTCCATTTAATTCCATATTTTAATTACCTCTCTTATACTATTATTATATCACGAAAAAAGGGTTTTGTAAACCCTTTAATTTATTTTTGTTCAAGAATGTCATAGGTGAAGCTATTGACAAGCCAACCAGTTTCCTCACTGATAGCATCGCAAACCATATCGTCAAGGTCTTCTGGATCGCACTCTATTTCAAGTTCCAGCGTCTGTGGCAAACTATTTTTAAGTCTAGTAACTTCAGCATCGATAGCTTCACAATATTCATCACTGTCTACTTCTACTTCAGGGTGTTGCTCTTCAAAAGTGTCACAAATATCTTCTTCTTCAACACAGTAATCAACGGATGTAGTTTTAACTTTATAATAGCTCATCTTACTTTACCTCACTCGAGATAATCTTAATTCTCATTAACTTCACATCTGTATTTCTACTGTCAGTTTTCAAAGCTGAATGCAAACGTCTAGCCTGCATGACATCAGTAAGTGTCAACGGTTTTTGTTCTACACCGTGGCATTTATAGTCAATTTCATAATAAGTTGTTTCGCTAGGCTCTTCCATACCTTCACGCCAATGAAGTGGGTCATATCCAAGTCCTTCTAAATAAGTATGGTATAAAGCTTCACAAGCTTCCCAACGTTGATCGTAGTTTCCTTTAATAACTACTGCAGAACAAGGATGTTCTAATAACTCCGAAAACTTTTTTCTTTCCTCTTCTGTAAGTTTAGCCCAAGTCCAGGACTGTTTAATCATTTCAAGATATTCTTGTTTTGCTAAGTTTTTATTTTTCATATCTCTTTACCTCTCTAATAATATTATAACACGCTTTAGAAAAAAAGTAAATAAAAAGTCGATCTTTTACAGACCAACTTTTCAGAAAGAGAGGAATCTATCGCTTGATTCTGTGTCTTACCACAGAAACTTTGCCTTCTTTAATTTCTTTATTGAGTTTGAGTAATGCTTTGAACTCTTCAAATGTTCCATTGAAATCGTTTGAGCTCCAGTCAGAATAACAACTCGAACCGTCGTTTGTTCCAACACGAATCTCTAAGTGTTCTTTTCCATTCTCATCTTCAACATATCTGTTGCTAACGATCACGCTGCCATCATAAGATTGTGCAGCACATTGGACACCATCGCGTCCACCTCTTGCGGTGCGTTCTCCACGCATTCCCCAACCAGTCATGTAAGTTTTAGCCATTTTTGTTTACCTCCGTTTTATTTAAGAGTGTCGCCATTCACTCTTTACATTATTATTATAACACGTTTTTAATTATTTGTAAATAGTTTTTTTATTTAATTCTCGAATAATTGTATCGATAATTAATGTTCTCGTGGAAATACTTTCCTTTGCTGTCCGCTTGAGTGAAAGCCTCATAGATACTGGCTGGCACACCTTCATAGACATATTCTCTACCATTCGTGAACGAGATAGTAAGAAGGTTTCCGTCGTAATTAATTTCTGAAATTGTCGAACTTTGAACTTTCATTATTCTTTTCTCCTAATAATATTATAACGCGTTAGTGCATGTTTGTAAATGCTTTTTAAAATAATTTCCAAGGTAATTTTCTATAGTCTACACATTCATTGTCTGGTCGCACACCGTTGAAGAATAACTGTGCTAAGATATGTCCGCTAAACACATAAGTTTTATATTCTGAAATCATGTCTTTCGCGATTGCACATTCTTTTTTATAATATTCGCAGCAGATTTCAAATTGCTTTATTGACATGATCATTTCTAGTTTTTGTTCATCTGTCAGAACATCTTTAGCGTACACTTTTATTAAAGCTTTATGCAAACTCTTAAACACTCTAAATACTTTTCTTGTTCCGATTTTGTAGAGCCTTGCTACTTTAAGCATTTCAAGATCTCGGATAAATTCGAAATTAGATTGTTTTCCTTCTAATGCTTTCTTTACTAGTTCGCTAAAAAACTTTTTTGGATCTGATAAATCAATTTGTTCCATTTCCATCCTTGTCATCTCCCATTGCTCTGTTAATCTTATGATAAGCAGAATATAGTCTTGGATAACAGTAAGAGTCAGTCAAATTTGCATCTTCTAGCTTGCAAGCTTTTCTGAATAGGTAATCCGACACTACTTTAGCTTCATCTTCTGTAAGTTCAATACTAATCTTCTTCGTTTGCATGTTTGTGCTTCTTCTTTCTATTATACGCTTTGCGATTACGAAAAATATGTGCACGAGTTCTAAGTTGCACTTCGAAATGATCTTGATTTCGAATTTCCACTTCTTTCTCAAGAACCTTGCCAGTAGTTTTGTCAATAATCTTAATCTTCTGTTTCATAATTATATTATAGCACAAAAAAAGGGTTTTGTAAACCCTTATTTGCTTGAAATCCACTTAATTTCAGTTGGACCTTGATATCCTTTTTCCCAGACGAACCAGCTGTATGATACTGCAGAGCCTTTGTTGAAATCATCATTTTTGTCTGAGACTTGGCGGTTCGTGAAGACATAAACAGTTTTTGGTGGGTTGACACTGAAGAGTTTCTCATATCTCTTGGTGCCTTCTAAGAACAAAGTTCTCAGAAACATCGCAACTTTGTGTCCAGGCTTTACCAATTCAAGTGCTTTAACAGCGAAGTCAGTTGATAGTCCATATGGTGGGTTTGTAATGATATCTCCATCCCAGGAACCTTCTATATCTAGGAAGTTCATCTTAGCATGTTGAACGCCTTCGTACTCAGCGATATCAGTAGCCAGCACATGATATCCAGCTTCGATAAGTGTATTGACCATTAAGTGGTGTCCAGCACATGGTTCCCAAATTTCGTGGTCGAATTTCTCTACGCTTAATAATGCTTTAGTTGAACGCGGGTCAGTTCCGTAATAGTCTAACTTGGAACGTTCTTCATCACAGTGATTTGAAGCACCAATAACTTTTAATGTATCTTTTCCCATATTACTATCCTCTGTTTCTCATTGCTAGGTAAATTAGTATTGAGGCTTTACATCCAGCACTTAAAGTATTAAAAGTATTTTTTTCATTCCAATATAGTATCGAAATCATTTCGAAATGCTTTTTATCAGTAGCATCTTTTTCTAAATGTTCTTTCAAACAGTCAACCAAATCTTGTGGGTCAGCTGAATTTAAATATTCTTTTAATTCTTCTTTTGCTGTCATATTAAGCCTCTCTATATTCTAACAATATTATAACATATTTTGGACATAAAGTAAATAAGATTTTTAATGATTTAATAATTTATTAATTTAATAATTTATTAATTTAATGATTTAATAATTTATTAATTTATTAAAATAGAAACGCGCACACGTACATATGCATACGCGTTCTCCATCGCGCGCATAGATTCACTAAAGGTTCTGAATGATTCTGCGCATCTCATTCGAAAGCTGTTCACTAACTGCGAGCTCATTCTCTACACCGTCGATCATGTAGTCAGATAGATCCTTCTTAGTTTCGACGATCTCTCTAACACGTTCATCAATAGTATCAGCGCAAGTAAGCACGGTAACATATGCTGGATACTTGTTAGTGATTCGCCAGATACGATCTGTAGACTGGCTTAGTGAAGCATCAGTCCATGGTGTGTCGATGCAGATCAAGTACGATGCTGAATTTAGTGTAAATCCAGTACCCATCTTCTGATGCGTACCGATCAGTAATTTCGAATTTGGATCGTTTTGGAAAGCTTCCACACTAGATTTGATCTGCTGTTCAGTGTAATCGCCTGTACAGATTAGCGGCTTGTACTGTGCTAGCATCGTAGCTAAAGCCTGTACAGATTCCTTGAACATACTGAACACTACGACTTTCTCGCCTGACTCTAGTAGATCTGTAGCTATTTCCGCAGCTCTTTCGACCTTAGAGCTTACGATGTTCTGAGTGGTAAGCACACTAGGACATGCTGTAGCCTGGCGAAGTCTAGTGGTTAACGCAAGTAAGTTCGATGTATTGAGCTTGATCTTATCAGCTTCTGATTTTACACCGTCCACTATAGCATCATAAAACTTACGATGTTGATCAGACATTTCTACTATCTGGTAAGTAATGTTCTTTAGTGGCATGTCATCACGCACTTGATCCAACGTTCTTCGGATCATACAAGAATTTATTTCTTCTCTCAGTGTCTCTAAATTCTTATATCCAACGATCTGTTTATCACCAAAACCGCCGAATTTACAGTACTGAGCTTTGAAGTTTGTTAAGATGCTATGATCGTTCTCAGTCCACACTAGAGGTACATAACAGCTGATCGGTGAATTTAGTAAAAGTGTACCTGTAGCTGCAACCTTGTAATCAGATTTTAGTTTTAGTAGGTTGTCGCCTTGTTGCGATGTTGATGATGCAAAGCGATGCACTTCATCTACTGCAATCAAACCAAACTTGTTCTTAGATTTTTTAAATGCATCGATCACTTCATCATGTCTTAGTGTGGCTGCGTTAATTACTACGAAGAATTCTGAGATTGGTTCTTTTAACTCCGCAGCTCTCTCTGGGATCGTTCTGTATCTGATGGTTCCATTCTTAGTGATGTATTCGCCTAAGACTCTAACACCATAGTTTGAAAACTTCTCGATTTCGGATTTCCAGTTCTGTCTTAGTGAATCTACTCCGCAAATAATGAGACAGTGATCGATAAGACCTCTGGATTTTAGAGTTTCTGCATATCCGATGATCTCTAACGTTTTGCCAAGGCCCATGCTGTCTAGTAAGAGCCACTTAGTGTGTTTCGGATTTAAGCCATAGTTGATCGCATCTACTTGATGTGGAAATGGTTTGAAATGAAGTTGGTCTATTTCCGCCTGGGTCAAACTGAAATCATCCTGGTTTAGAATCACCTCAGTTTCAGGAAGCATTATCAACTGTATATTATCTAAGAAAGTAAGTGTATCTAAAAGAGTGGCAAGATAGTCACTTGGAATCTCTCAGCACAAATCTTTCTTGTGATAGTAGTAGGCCGGAACTGTTTTGATCGCTTCTACTATCTTTGGGTCATACTGAAAAGAGACTAAGAATGAACTTAGCCCGGAAAATTTTCTTGGAACGATCTCTCTGACGTAGATCATCTAAACGAAATCTCCCTGATTTGAAATTAGTCTAGTAAGCTGGCGGAAAGATCACTGAAATCTTTTGCCTCATCTTCTTTCTTGACTTTATATGTGATCACTGGCTCCACGATGAATGGTTTTCCACACTCGTCACAGATGTAGTGCCCAACTTGTGCTGGTTCACTATCTTCATCATATTCTTGGTAGATGATTTTGCCAAGTGCATCTCTAACAACTTGTTCTGGGTTGCCAATCAGATCTCCTGGCATGAATATCTCTGCTGGAGCATACTGATAACCACAATGTGGGCAAGTGATGACTGGTCACTTCTTTTGTTCTGGATTTGCCATATCTGAAATCTCCTTGATTTGAACTTGCTCTAATTCTGTACTTACTGTACACGTGTACATATGTGTGCGGGCGCCAAAAGCTTATATATAAGCTATATATTATAAGCTATGCTACTATAGCTATAAAATATTAGCTAAGAATTAATATAGATAATTCATGTACATATAATTTATGTGTTAATAATTTATTAAAACATTAAATCATTAAATTATTAATTTATTAAATTATTAAAAACACCCTGATTTGGAATTTTATTTAGGTTGAATTTTTTTAGTATTACACGTGTGTGCTTGCGCACACATAAATGAAATTGTTCCAATTTCATTTTATTCCCTATTATATTATACAGTCTAAAATATCCCGATTTCAGGGTTTTTTATTTTTTTTAAAAAAACACCCCCCATTATAACAATATTATAGCACAAAAGTAAACAGTTGTAAATAGTTTTTTTAACTTTTTTACAGGGCTAACCTACAGCTGCTTCAAAATAGCTTATATATGATCTATCGTTAGATAGATAGATCATATATAAGTTGTTATTAACCTGCACTTGAAATTGCCTGAGTTTCATAGCATTTGAAATCGCCCTGATTTGAAAGCTTTAGTATATACGCACGCACATGGCCACGCACGGTATTCTTCTAAGGATTAAGAATACTGGCGCGCCGCCACGTATGCACACGCACGAAGTTGAAATTACAAAAATTTAAAAAAAGTTGTTAAAATTTAGATTTGAATTGTATAATATAGTATGAGGCGACCGAAAAACTGCCGATAATGTAAAGGACCGCCTCAGAACGATACGTATAACGATAGATAATCAATAGACGATAGGTAATCAATAGAGTGTCAAAAAGACTAACTAACGATACGTACTTAAACCGCATGATAAAACTAAGTCAGTAAGGTTTCGGGCAGTTTAATGAGTCAAATCTCCTTATATGACAATTACCTCCTTTCAGGGGCTTCGGTCCCGGCGACGACACACAACGAGCCATCACCTCTCTCTTTTCCAGGCTCTGAGTCGTCGCTTTTATTTTATAGCTATTGAAATTGTCTTGGTTTCATCTGCATAATATGGCGAAAGCTTAGAATAGTCACAGATGTGTCACAATCGCATTCTGTGACGTTTTTTTATATTCCGAGGTATTTTATCTACCCTGAAATGAAATTGCTCCAAATTGGCCATTTTTGAAAACGAGGTGATTTCGGCTTTATATGAATAATGGCTCAAATATGAAACTGGGGTGATTTCGTTTTTTGAAAACGTACTAATTTCGGACGCCCTGGATCGCGGATCTGGCCAGTAACGAAAACGGGGCAAATTCGGAAAAGCTAAAAAACGAAAATGTACCAATTTCGGGCAAAAAGCAAAACGGGGCGTTTTGGGGCACGAAAAAAGCCAAGATATAAATTTATCCTGGCTTATTGTGTTTCGTTTGTCTAAGCAGCCTTTAACTAAGTTTTAAAAGTGAAATCCTGGTCTTGTATCGCTGCCTATAATTCTAAAGATGTCCAAGCTTATCTTTCTGGCGTCTTCATCTCGCAGCTTCAAGGCCTGGTATAGTAAGAAAGCAATTCTAAGTTTAATATAAGTATTTGTATCAAGTCTGGCTTTAAGTTTGGCATATCCGTCCAGCTCTGTCTTGTAGGCTCTGTCGAACGCCGTATGATTAATTGCTACTTCTAAAGTCTTTATATATCCTGGTCTTTCGGGAATTCTAGAGGATATCGCAAGTCTATAGTCTTTGTCGCTGAATTTTTCATTGTGTAAAGAAATTTTAGATATATGTAAATTTTTCTTATTATTTAGTAATTCAATCGCGTCATCTATTATAGAACGAATAGGTATAGAAGGAAATCTATCATGGTAATATACTTTCACCTTATCATTAGGATTATAGTCAGGCTTTAGTTCAGGTAAGTCGCAGCAAGCTACAGTATTACTAGCTTTGTCTATCTGGTCCTTTAGAGGATCGTCCCAGGGCGCGGAGGTGTGGCTTGCCGTTCCGACGCCACTACCGTAGACGCTGTTCTCCCTAAGCTTCTCAGCGGCTTTATCGGTGAAGCGGACGTTCCAGTCTCCGGTGTCCACTGGTCTGATGCGGGCTCCGAGGCCATCTATCTTCCAGGCTCCAGAGTCTGTTTCGGCTTCAACGCGCGCACGCAAGGGGTCGAAGCTCTGACTGTCAAAAGGCGCTCCTGCAGGACCTGCCGCAGCCGCTGTTTTGCTACTCATTGCTTTCGCTTCTGACATCCTCGCTCTCGCCTCTGCGAACCTTGCTTTCGCTCTCGCCTCTGCTTCTGCCTCAGCCGCTGCCTCTACTGCTGTCTTAGCTTCATCTGTTCTGTCCGGTCCCCAGTCGCCTAAGTAAGTTCTTCTATATTTTGCGTCGAGGTCTTTAGCCCAACTACCTAACATATCTATCTTAATGTTTTCGTCGTCTACATTGCTTAAGGCTTCCTGTAAAGTTCTTAGACTTTCAGATTGCAAAACGTGGCCATCAATTTCCACTAGTCTATCTCCGGCCTTTATCTTATATGTATCTGTTTGAGGGTCATATAAAACATCTCCCTCTTTTACATATTCTCCTAAACAAGTTCCGATAATCTTACTCATACATTTATATTATACCATAGTTGCCTTTAAAAGTAAATAAAAAAATGAGATATTTTTTAATACCTCATTCTTGAACTTACTACTCTTGGATGCCAGCCTTTGTCTATATAATCTTTTTTCATCTCTCCGCTTACGCCATACTGGATTCCATTATATATGATGAAGGCGAGTCTCAGAGCTTGTCTCATGTCTAATTCATAACCTTTGATATTTCCACCGATGATTTCATCTATCAAGCTTCCATCTCGTAGGTCGCTTCCGAATATCACATAATCTAAGTCTGTATAGCTGGTCCAAGAATTACGACCTTTTACTACAGTGATACTCATCCTAAGCTCTGGCTCTCTATAGATGTGATGGGCAACTCCGCCAATTGTTATGTCTTCTGGGTCCGTCTGTATTGTATACTGGCTGACTGTAAAATCTATCTTGAATTTATCTCTTACTAATTTTATTGCTTGGTCTATAATATTAAAATTCATACATTATATTATACGGCGCAAAAGAGTATAAAAAAAGAAGGATATTTGACCAAAAACCTATTTCGGCCTTTTTAACAACCTTCAATTAATTATAGCAAATGTTTTTTATTAAATTATTAAAAAAGAAGCCAATAGCAATTGCCTTAGCTTTTTCTCAGTATAATTTAGCAGATTATTTTTTAAGAGTTATAAAAAAGATATCTCTAAGATACCTTTTAATTTATTCTTCAATTGGTGGTGGCGTTGTATTTTGGTAGTCTCCCCAGTCTTTACAGTATTTATAAATTGCCCAGCACCAAGCAAGCATTAACTTCTTATATTCTGATCAGCTATCAAAGTCTGCTGGTCTAAACTCTTCCAAGCCAGACCATGGGACATCAGCCCAATACTTAAAGTTTTCTTCTTCTTGATAGATAGTAAGGAGTCCATTATCGGTTATAAGATTTATCTTATATACATTGTCATGCGAGTATTTATGAACACCATAAAATTCTATACTAGAAAGAAAAACATTAATTCCTTTAACTCTTTGTACCCTTTCACAAGCTGAAGTAATAAGTGTAGAATATTTACTATTTATTTCCATATTATCACCATTATTTTTTATTTTTCTTTTGTGGCGCTGACATCCAGTGTCTGCCAAACCAAATGCAGTAAGCAACTCTAAGCAATACTTTGTCTCCTGGATTACTTACTTTATTTACTCCTGAAACTTCGTCTTTATCATCAGGCAAGTCAGGATTAAAGAAGCTTTCATATCAGAATAGCTTCATTATTCTTTTACTTATTGTTTCCTGCACTACTAAACTTATTGTGGTATCTAATTGTCCTGAACCATACTTGCTGTCCACACCTTGACCAAAGCTAATATTGGCCATCTTTAAAGTAGTCCCTTTTTTCTTATTTAAGGTCCTGATTGCTTTCTTGACTATATTTATTATGTCTCATTCTTTTTGTGGTCTATATGGGTAACTCATACTATTAATTCCTATAATCACAGACACCTGTTTTTTGTGTTCTGACATATATTATTTTATTTGGGTCGACTGCATTTGCATATCCAGTGCTTACGTTTTTTATTACATTGTATACTGTTCTGAGGGCTCTAAGTTTAATGAAGGTTTTTGTGTCTACTTTTTTATTTCCAAGACCTATGTCACTATTTATAAACTCAAAGCCATCTGGGTCAAAAATGTCCTCTGTAATGTATAAGTAAACTCGGGCGATTTTCTCTGTATTTAATATGTCGACGAATAGTTCCAATACTAGCTCCGTTCTACCATCTCTTCCACTAATTGCAGTTAAAGAATGGCAGGTTGCCGGCAGGTCTTTAAGTCTGATCATTCTGGCAACATCTGTCTTCAAAGTTTCTAATAAGTCAAATCTTTCTTGGTTGTAATCTTTGTTCATTCTGTATAATTTAGCAAATTATTTGCCAAAAAATTGAATTTCAACTTTTTGTCAAGTCTTTTATTTGAGTGACATTTGAGTGACAAAAGTGACAAAGATTTACAAACAAAGAAATAAAAAACTTCTGCTTTTGACAGAAGTCTTAAACTTTTTGTCCTACTATGAGTGTATTTTGGCAGAAGCTCTATTTATTCTTATACCATTTGGCAGGCCCTATGACGGAATGCTCAGTTAAGTTTCTGCCTATAATAGTAAAAGTACCATCCTTGTTTTTGACTATTTCTTTAATTGGATAGTATAGTCCGCCCTCAATTTTAACGAGAACTTCTACTGGTTTGTCTTTCCAACTTCCCTTTAATGCTTTTACTATTTCTTTATTTTTCATTAAATAGAAAACCCCCAAGTATCAGAAAAAGCCCTGATTAATTTACTGCCATTATTTTTGTTCTCAGCTTCAACTATAAATATATTATTGTAAACTTTTAGTCTGACGGTTTTGTACAAAGATAAATCAAAAACATGCTTTATCATTACTATTGTACTTGATATAGTTAATGTTTCATTTTTTTCTAAGTCTATGATTAAAGGTTGTTCATTAGTTGTTATTTTCATTCTCTCACCTTTTGAAGCTAAAACGGCAAGTCATCGTCTGGAATGCTTTGGCCAAATAAATCCATTAGTGGGACGTCATCATCTTCGCCATACTTAATTCCATACTCAGGCTCATGATCGATTTCTTCACCACCATCTTCAGCCCACTCAGCTTCTGCTTTATTAATAAAAGCAAGTTGTTCTTCTGTATATTTATTAGAGGGTGAAAGTGAATAATCGAAAGCGTTTCCTGGAAGTTTTACACAATCACATTCATTAAACATCTCAGGCAAAGTCAAACCTTTAATTCCTATGACAGTAGTGCCCTTCCAGACAATCATTCCATCAGCGATACATTTTACTTTATACATATTCATACTCCTAATTATCTTTAATTGCTTGATAAATAATATAAGCAAGTCTAATACCACGATAAGTTATGGTATCTAAATCTTTAATTCTTTTTGAAATACCAGCATAGTCATCAGTTGGTAACCAATTAGCGGTGAAAGCTTCATTACTAATAGTAGCTTTGATATACTGTTTATCTAAGCCTTCTTTTACTTCTAATTGTAAAATTGTTTGTGGGCTTAACTTTCTTGGGTCTTGTATTTGATACATTTTACACTTCTCAGAGTTCAAATCGAATCTGAGATGAATGTTTTTATTTTTGTGAAGTAATTGTAAAGCTTTTTCTAAGATTGAACGAGCTTCTCCAGTAATATCTCCAGTATTATCTATATATTTCGTGGCGTGTTCATGCCAAACTTTTTTAAGAATACTTTTAAAAGCATCTTCAACTTCTGGATCAACATCACTAGTATAATAACTACTATATTCACTAAGAGCATCTAATAAATCTGGAAACATAATTATTACCTCACATAAATACAAGCTCTAATGAACTTGGCATTGTAGTCTGTTCCATCAATAGCTTTTCTTGTTTCATCAAAGATACCTAAGCTAACATGGTCAACTTCTCTTTCTAAATATTTAACTAAATCAACAGGTTGAACATCAGTATCAATAACATCAGTATCTCTATCACAAGCATCCTTAATTTTAGTAGCTGAATAAATACCGATTGATTCAATATCTTTACTACTATGAACTTCTAAGTATTCTTTTACAGTCATATTTTTTACCTCACATTAATATTATCTCATATAAAATTATATTTGTAAACAATTATTAATTATTTTACAAAAATATTTTTTAATTTATTTTTAATTCCAGTAAAGTATCCATTCTTTCGTGAGACAACAGCTTTAATTTCATTATGTTCTTCATTTGTATATTGCCAAAAAATATCAGCATAATCTTTTCCAGTATTATTTTGATAAGAAGCAGCTGAAGTAATTTTGCCTCGGCTAAGATTTGGATTAATAGCTTTAATAAAATCATTTAATGAAGTAGTTGGTAAAGTAATAGTATTGTCTTCAATTTTGAATGGTCCACATTCTCCATCAGCAGTAATACTACTAGCAAGGTCTTGGCAAGCTTTAGCATAGTCACCTACTGTATTTGTTTCAATAAAAGTAGAGGCAGCTTTATTTCTACCACGGACTTTAGAAGTGAGCGTAATATTACCAAGTTGCTTTAATGTAAACTCACTGATACTTGGAAGATTTGGTAAGTTGTCTAATGAGAAATGAGCACCAATAGTTTTAAGGTCTGAGCGATAACTCATGTATTCTTTAATAAGTTTTATAAAAGTATTAGTTTGTAAAACTGTTAATTCACCCATACCAATGATATGATAAAAATCGACCATAACTATTTCAGTCATAATAGCACTTTCTTTACTTGCCCAAGCTTTTAATTCTTGTGCTTCACCTACTGTAATAGTTTTTAAATCATCAGTTGTGATGATATGGTCTAAATGTGCTTTACATTCATTTACTCGTGCTTCAAGATTTGTTTTAATAGTTTCAAATGTTTCTTTATTCATAAGCTTACCAACTTTCTATAATTATTATAACATAAAAAAAGAAACTTGTAAATACTTTTTTACAAATTTCTTAAAGTTTTTTATTCTTTGCCACCAGAATAAATACTTTCTTCACCAGCTGCTTCTCCACAAGCATCGGCAAAGCCAATAATAATACAACCAGAAATTAAGAGAAACAAAAGTATAGTTGCAATAATTCCAACTATCATAGCTATTTTTCCTCTACAAGACCAGCTCTAACCATGTCTCTGTATTTGCACTTGCACTTAATAAGATGGTGTTTCTTGTCATAGAGTTGAATATCACGAGGCACTAAGACCAAGCCTTCCATTTCATGCTTGCCACCATTAAGTGTAGACATGTGATGTTCAGCAACATAAGCTTTAGCTTCATCAAGAGTTCCTTCAAAGCAGACAGGGACAGAAGGTAAACCAAGTTTAGTAGCAACATCAGTAGTGTTCTTTCTATCAAGGTCCCAACCATCGATTTGAACATCAAAGACAATGAAAGAAACATCGGTTCCGTTTTCTACATAGTCTCCGCCAGACTTTTGAATTCCAGCACCAAAACCTTCACCAAAGATATACGCTTCAGGTTCACCAAAGACTTGTTCAAAAATATATTCCATTTCTGGGACTTTGAACACGGACTCTAAATAAGCTTGAAGCTTTGGTGGGATTTGTGCTTTATCAGTGTGGCCAGCGAACTCAATGTCATGACCATCCCAATGAACACGAATATTAGTTCCGTCAATCTTTTCAGTACCTTGCCAGATAATATTCTTTAATGTTTCATATGGTTCATTAAGCCCAACAATAGTTCTAAACTTTTCGTCGAACTTAAATACATTTCCAATTTTTTGATATTCTTTTTCCATAATTATTTCCTCGCGTTATTTATAAGAAAGTGGTTTGTTATCATAGAACCAACACTTGGTAGTTAAACTAGCGTCTTCTTCTAATTTTTCTAGTTGTTTAAGCTGCTTCTTTTGAACTCTTGTTGGGTGCTCTTCATCTACATCTCCAAGATCAATGACTTCTATTTCGACCTTTTCATCAGAGTAGACTCTTTGAAGGCAGTCATTCGCCAAAACAATAATAATTTTTTTCATATTTTATTTACTTCAACTTTCTAAATATATTATATCACAAATATTTTTATTTGTAAATAGTTTTTTTAATAATCCCAGTTTCCTGCGTTAGCTCTATCAATACCACAGGCAACATCAATCTCTACTTCAGGGTCTTCATTAGCCCATTCTGAAATATGACCATCAGCTACAGCATCACTTAAGTTTAGATGATTGCCTTCAAATGTAATAGTATTGCCCTGCATAGTAACTTTAATAAGATCATAGCCATCAAGCATATATTCAGATTGTCTTTTAGCGAGGTCTTCATACCCTGGTCTAATAGTAAAGCTAACAGTAATAATTCTGCAATCAGAAATCATTTGTCTGGCTTCGTAGTTTTCTTCTGGAGTTAATGGTACTTCTTCTTGATGTCCACTAAGTTCTTCTCTCCAGCCAGTAGAAACAGTTTCATCTTCAAAGTCAACTGTAAATTGTGTAATAGTATAAGGGTCAGCTAAGTCTGATTCTAAATCGTATTTAACTTGACCAGCATGGGCTTCTGTTCTTACCCATCTGCCAATTCTAGGTTTAATTCTTGACCAATCAATTTGTTTAATTTCCATTTTAATTTACCTCGCATTATTATTATAACATAAACTACTTTATTTGTAAATAGCTTTATTAAAATTTAACTTCTTTTTCAATGTCAATACTTTCTTGTAATTCTACAACTTTAAGTAAGCCGGCATCAATAAGATAATTAAGTGCTTCTTTTTTACGATAATCTGTAACTTCATAATAGCCTGTGTATCTTAAATATCCTGCTTTAGATAACTCAGCATCTAGTATAGACTTAAAATTGTTGCTACCATAATCAGTCATATGATACCATAAATTATTTAGTAAAATTTTTAAACTTTTATAGTGCCTAATATTAACTCTTCCTAAATTTTCTAAATCTTTCCATTGTAAATTATTAGCAGTTCCACATAAAATATATTTATCTAAAATGATAACAGTATAGCCAATAACTTCTCTATGCAAATGTTTCATAATTTATTCCTCAATTTTTTCTAATTCATTGACACTATATTTCTTTTTACGGTTCCAGTCAGAGATACCAGCATTAAAATGATAATAACCATCATTAATAAGTGGCTCCAGGGTATATCTAACTGTAGTTGATCTTTTATTTTTAGTAATTGTATAGCCACCAATTACTGCAATAAATGGTTCTGGTTTTTGATAGCTTCCACTATGCGGCTTTTTAACTAACACCTTATCATCAATATTAAATTTAACTTCTATTTCAATTTTCATATTAATCTACTTTCTAAATATTTTTGTCTGTAAATACTTATTCTTCAAAAATTAATCTTTCTTTAATCTTAATAATTTTAAAATACTTGTGCTTAATACAATACTCCCAAGCGCCAGTATCATGCCAGCTGCTTAAAGCACCAATTCCACCAAAACCGGCTTCACCAAAGCCAGCTTCTTTTAGTAATGATTCTAAAGTATAAATTTCGTCCCACCAAGGTTCAACTTTATCTTTAAGCCATTCACTTTCTTTATGTTTAGGTAACCAATAACGCCATTGTTGTAAATGTCCAGGTACTTCTTTTCTTAAAACTTTTAAACTATTGTATTGTCTGATTTTAGCTTTTTTCTTATCAATTTCATCTAAGCGTCTAAAATTGACATCATTTGCTGGATATGTTTTAATATCACATAAAATATATTTATCAAATAAAACAAATCCATAAGTTGTTTTTTCTCTAACAATAGTTTCCATACTTTTACCTCACATTTATATTATACCACAAAAAAAGAAACTTGTAAATAGTTTTTACAAGTTTCTTTATTTAATTATCTTAACTTAGTTTGTTTAAAACTGTTTTATATTTTGGAAATGTCTTCCAGTCATAAGTTTCAATTTCATTACTCATAATAATTCTATCTACTGAATTACTAATCATAAGACTTTCTGGCTCATCAGTCATCTTTATTACTATAACTGTTTTTTGAAAGTGAACTTGTTCATGTAGATTAAACCCATGAACATACCCCATTTCCCAAGCCGACCCGGCATTGTTCTCTTTACCAAAGCTTAGAAAAATTACAACTTCTGCTTTTTCTAGTACTTCCATGTCATGCTCATAAACAGCTTTTGACCATTCTTCTAAACTCATATCCCAAGCATTTGGAATTTTTAATTGATGTGGTAAGTAATAATTGCCTTTTAAAAACTTCTTAATTCTCTTGACAGTTTTTTCAATTAAGTCTTTCTTTTGACTGGTTTTAGCTTTATCTTCATATGCAAAGCTTGCAGCAATATAAATGTTCATATTTTAATCCTTTATTTATATTATACAACTAAATAAGAAGTTTGTAAATAAAAAAAAACAACTTTTTAAGTTGTCTTTTTATAATTTTTATTAATTAGTCAGCTAACTCTTCAATATGTTTAATCCAAGCATCAAAGGTTATTGTTTCAAATTGTAAACCTTCCATATAGAAGCGATTTCTTAACCCGGCTAGAATAACAGTCTTACTTTCTTGGGGAATAGTATCAACCATATATTTGAATGTTTTATAATATTGAGCAAAACGTTTTTCAGTATTATCTCTATATTCTTTATTCTCTTGGTTAATCCACTCATCTTTATTCATTGTGAAGTAAGCATCATATACCATTGAAGCTGCATAGAATTGAGCTTCTTGATATCTATTTCTACGTAAGAATTCTTTTACGAGAGCTGTGCTGCTATCAAGCATATTATTATAAGTTTTTAAGATATACTTGAAGTCACTTCTACAAATACTATCATCACGCCATTTCCATAAATAGAATGGGGTTGGACAGTATTTTACATTTGGAGAACATCTTTGACAAAGAATGTTGAAGTAGCTATCTTCATGAATTGTCAGACTTGGGTTCCATTTGATTTGTTGTTCAATTAAGTATTTTCTTCTATGAACTTTACCGTGGACAAATGTGCTGTCTTGCTCTCTATTAATAAATGTTAATTCATTAGTGCCCGGTAGTTTAGTTTGTTCATGGAATACAGATACCAAGCTATCAAATCCAATTCCCATTTCTCTAAAGATAATCCACATTCCACACATATTGCAGAACATATCATCAGCATCACAAAACATAACGTAATCAGCTTTTGAAGCATCAAATGCTTTTTGTCTTGTTGCACTTACTCCATCATGTTTTGATTTAATGTATTGAATTTTAAATGGGTAGCTATTTAAGAATTCATCTGTTAAAAATACATCTGAACCATCATTTACAATAATAACTCCAACATCGTTTAAGTCAATACCTTGTTGTAGTGCAATACTATCTAATAATGGCTTAATAACTTCATCAGTTTCTTTATATTGTGGGACTAAAATATCTAAAGTCATATTAAAAATTCCTTTTCTTCTTTTATATTTATATTATACAATAAAAATTATTATATAACATTAGGATAAGTTTGATTTAATTCTATTAATAAATTATCTATTTCCTCATCAGATAATCCTTCAATTGTCGCATTTTTTAAACTTGATAAGCTTGCAACTTGATTTCTATAAGCATCAGCTAATGATGCTCTTACATAAATTTTACCAGATGCAGATCGTGAACCCCAGCCACTTCAACCATTAATTAAAGTATAGTCGCCTCAACCTCTACCGCCAAATGAAGCCATTTCACTGCCAAGGATATAAACAGAACTTAAGTGTGTTTTATACATAAAGGCATCATTACCAATGAACGGATTTCCTAAAATATAAACAGTATTTAATGGGTATTGATGGTTATCTAGTTGAATAGTTCTACTGCAATAAAATTCGGCAGGAATACTTGTTATTGTAGATGGAAAAACAATAGTTTGAATACTCCAACAATTACCAAGTTGATTACCAAATATTCCAAGTCTATAAGTATTTGGAAAAGCTAAAGTTGTTATATCTGTAGAGTATGGTCCTTGATACCAAACTGGATTTCCGAGAGAGTCACATATATAGTTTCCACCTATAAAACTTGACATTATATTGGAGCAACCATTAAATACACCTTGACCAAAAGTAGTTATTTTATCAAAAGATAAGATAACACTTGAGATATTTTGACAATTTCTAAAAGCATATAGTCCAAATGATGAAACATTTTCTAAATGTAAGGTGCCACTTAAATTTGAACAATCCGCAAAAGCACTTCCTTCTATGACTTGTATTTGAGAAAAATTAAAGCTACTTAGATTTGTGCATCCTTGAAATGCACAATAACCAATAACACTTGTAGCAGGTCCAATAGTGACTTCTGTTAAATTAGTGCAGCTTATAAAGCAATTGTTAGAAATGTACTTAACTTTTGGTAAATTTGCTGAAGTTAATAAGCTACAACCAGAAAAAGTAGCAGGGCCTACGTTCACGCATTCTGGAAGATCTATCATACTAATATTACAACCAGAAAAAGTATCATAGCCAGTAATATCTGAGCAATTTGCTAAATTAATACTTTCAAGACTACTTGGAAAATTTGTATTATCAAGTCTTTTTACTTTAGGAAGATTTATTATTTTAAGATTCTCACAACCAGAAAAGCAATTCATGTCAGTATAATTTTTATTGATAGTTAAGCAATTTGGTAAATTTACAGATACTAATTGTGAACAGTACTCAAAAGCATCTACAGCCATAGCTAAACAATTAGATAATGTTACTGACTCTAAGTTATTACATGAGACAAATGCATTTTTTCCTATATAATAAGCATTTAATTTAGAGAGTGGAATTTCTGAAATATTTGATTCTGCAAATTCAAATGGTGCAATATAATCTGACGAATCTAGCGCTACGATTCTCTCTGAAACTTCCGGTCAGTTAGCTTTATAAGAACTTAAATATACTGCTGGTACATAGATGCTTCCATAAGTACCTAAATAACTGGAAGTTAAGATTGGAGTATCTGTAAAAGCATTTGCTGGATAGCTATTAAAAAGGGAATCACCTAATAAAATTAGTGTATGTAAATTTTTACACCCAGCGAATGCTCCAGTATAGATCTTACTTGCCTCAGTCAGTGTAATATGTGTTAATGCGCTGCAGTTTTTAAAAGTATCCCATTTAATGTCTCTAAAGTTAACAATATTTTGTGGATTATTTATGGTTGTTAAATTATAACAATTTGCAAAAATGCCTGCTTGAGAATAGCCAGATCATGCATCAATATTAACTGCATATGGCACATAGATACTAACTAAATTTGAACAATCTATAAATGTTCCATATAAAATACTGGAAATGCCAGTTAATGTAAGGGTTGAAAATGGAGTATTTGCAAAAGCATATGCATTAATATAATCAATTTTCGAGTATGGAATGTCTAAGGTTTGTAAATTGGAGCAATTTTGAAATCCACATCCATAAATCTTAGTTAAGTTTGGCATATAAATACTTAAAATACTGGATGGGAATGGCGAATTACCATTTTCTATTCGAGAGCAATTTTGAGCACTAAAATTAGTTATAGATGTTTTGCCAAAAACCGAACTACCAATCCCTTCAAGCGTAGATAACTCAATACTTCCTGTCAAGGCAGTATTATAAAAAGCGTTGCCATAAATAGTCTTTATCTTTGGTAAATAAAAACTAGATAATTGTGAACAGTTTTCAAATACACTGCCATATAAAGATGTTAGTTCTGGTAGATAGACTGAGGTAATATTTCTACAGTCATAAAATACACTATCATATAAGCTACTAATAACAGGTAAACTTACCGGCCCAGTAATATTTCTACAAGCACAAAATGCTGCTCCCCCTAAAACTTTAACATTAGGTAAATTAATACTTGAAATATTATAGCAATTAGTAAAAGCGTTATTTCCAATAAAGCTACAATTTGGTAAATCTATATTAGATAGCTTTGAACAATTATAAAAAGCACTATTACCAATATATTCACAGTTCGGAAAAGAAAATGTTGATAAATTTGAACATTGATAAAATGCGCTACTTCCAATAGAAGTACAGGTAGCAAAATTAACTGTTTTTAAAGCACTACAATTAGCAAATACCCCATTATTAATACTTGTGCAATTTGGAAAACTTACAGCTGCTAACTGTGAACAATCATAAAAAGCATAAGCACGAATAAATGAAGCACTATTACTAACAAGCCTAACAGTTCCAGTAATAATAGGTGTTGGGTCATCAAAACCACCTACTGCAACAGGAATTTCAGAAATTTTACTTGGAAAATCTATTGGTGAAATTAGTTCATCAGTTTCTAATTTATATCTAATTGCATCTGCTATGTTTTTTAAAGTAGTATTTACAGAATTTGCCATTTAGTTGCCTCCAAATTAATCTTGATTATAGGGTAATCCATAATTTTCTTGATATAATATATTCATTTCTTCATCTGTAAGACTACTAAAATGACTTGAATAATATTTTCAATTTGAATCTTTTAAATAATTATTAAACAATGATTGTCTTACATATATCGTTCCAATATCAGTACCACCAAATAGGACTACTGGGGATCGATTTGCTAATTCCATAGAAATTAACTTAGAACTATAAAAATAAATACTTGGTATTGTTCTACAGCTTCTAAATGCATAACAACTAATAGTACCACCAGCAAGATGCACAGCAGAGAGATTATAAATTGATGTAAAGGCATTTGTTCCTATACTTACATTTCCTAAAATTATTTTATTTATATTTGAATTCATAAGTCCATAAAAAGCGTTTGAACCAATAATACTAGCTTTTGGCAAAAATATATCACCTTGTAAATTATGACAGTTTGCAAAAGCGTCTGAACCAATAGCAGTAAGTGTAGAGTTATTAGGAATAGCAGATAAACTATAACAAGCATAAAAAGCTCCTTTTGGAATACTTGTTATTAATGGAATATTTATACTACTTAATTGTTCACATGCTCAGAAACAACTTTCACCAAGTGTTGTACAATTTGGTAAATCTATAGTTTGTAGTCATCTATTAACAGAAAAACATCCCGGACCGGCAGTTTGTAATTTAGGAACAAAAATTTTAGATATGTTAAGTCATGCGAAACATTGTGCACCAAGTTCAATAACATTTGGTAAGTCAATACAGCTCATCTTTGAAAATGCAGTACAAGAGGTAAAACAATAAGCACCAGCTGATATTAAGTTTGGTAAATAGATATTTGAAATTTTATTATCAGAGTAAAAGCAATAATTGCCTAATTTAATAGCATTTGGTAATGAGACTTCAACTAAATTTTTACATGAATAAAATGCAGAGCCATCTATAATTACTGCCTCTGGCAATAAAGCAGTGCTTAAATTTTGGCAACGCCAAAAAGCACTACTTAATATATATTTAGTATTTATTTTTGATAATGGTATTTCAGATATATTTGAACTATAAAATTCTTTCTCAAATGTATATAATGATTCAATATCTGCTGGCAAAGATTGAATAATGTTAGAGTAATGAGATAAATTTTTAGTATTTTTTCATACACTAATATAACTTGACCTAACATAAATACTTTGTATTGCTGGCAGATTAAATTTACTAGAAAAAGTAGCACTACTTGGTAAAAAGATTAACGTTGTTAAATTAGAGCAGTCACTAAAAATATTTACAGAACTAAAATTACTGCAATATAAAAATGTTATGCTTGGCAACATAGAGCAACGATTAAATGCTCCATCTGAAATTGTAGTTACTGGTAATACATTTGTCCCATAGCCACAATTTATATCTGTTAATTTGGAGCAACCATAAAAAGCAAATGAACAAATGGTAGTTAATTTACCAAAAGATATTGTACTAAGATTTGAACAATTAGCAAAAGCTTCACTGCCTAGATACGTAACTTTAGAAAACACAGCGGATGACAATGAATAGCAGCTGTTAAAAGTATCAGAGTAAATTGAAGTAACTTTTGGTGCATATACATTGCTTAAATAACGACAGTTTGAAAACGTTGCCGCTAATATAGTTACTTCTGGTAAACTAACCGCCTGTAAATTCCAGTAGTTACAAAAAACTCTATCTAACATACGAGCTTTTGGAAGTTCTAAGTAGCTTAAACTATAGGTATAGTTTGACCCGCCTCCATAATTTTGTGAACCAATATAAGTACACTCTGGTAATGAAATAGTATCAAAGCCATTTGCAAATGCATAACTTTCAATTCTTCTACATTTTGATAGTGATAAGTTTCTAAATAGACTATCAGTAGCGGTTCCATTAAAAGCATACATTCCAATAGAAGTGACATTTGGCAGTGAAATATTAGAAAGTTTAGTACAATATTGAAAAGCTGAAGGCCCAATATATTCAACCTGTTCTAAATTTAAGCTTATTAACTCATTATTACTATAAAAAGCACGATCACCAATATAAGAGCATTTACTCAAAGTAACAGATTGCAAAGAGGAGCAATTACAAAATGCTCCTGTATTAATTCTAATACATTCTGGAAAACTAACTGTAACTAAACCAGCACAGCTACTAAATGCCCAAGGCTCAATTTGTTCAACAACTGGAAAACTGATAGAATTTAAATTAACAGCCTGTAAAAAAGTATTAGAGCCAATTTTTGAACATTTTGGAAATTCAGCACTAGTAAGATTTGAACAATAAGCAAAAGTATAAGGTTTAATATATGCAGCATCATTAGTTATGTCTGTAATAGTTCCCTCTACTAATAATGCAGGGTCAGCATATGTCGCACCACCAGTAATAGTTTGAGGTAAATTTAAAATTTCATCTGCAAACTCTTTTGGTTTTATAGTATAAGCTTCTTTTGGGTACTCAAGCTTATCTCTAATACTATCTGCAATATCATGAAATAATGTAGCTATATTATATTTACTACTGGCCATAATATTACATCTCCGTATTTAGCAATTCATCCATTTTAGCATCAAATCTTGCATCAAATTTATCATTAAATTGACTATTTAATCTTGTATCAAATTTAGAAGCAAAATTATCATTTAAGCAGCTATTTGCAGCATTATAGGCATCACTTCAGTTAACATAATTTTGATTATACATTATATCTAAAATACCATCTGCAATAGTTGTTTGTTCTCAGTTACGAGTATTAAAGCTTGAATCTGAGTTAGAGTTTACACAGCGATAAATTTTTTTATTATATGTTACAAGAGTATTGCAATCATATCAATTATTTTTTCTTCAAGCAGTAGCTAAAAGTTCAACACTAGCATCGCCACCGTCACTTGCTTTAATAACTATATCCCCATTTCCTAAAATAGAGATACCATTAATAGTTTTTATATTTACGCCGCTTTCAAGTTTTTCTTGATATCAAGCATCATTAAGCTCTTTAATTGCAGCTAAATTTTCAGTCGTTAAGACTTTCTTTTCTTCAGCCATATTTAGCTACCTCCAATTATTTTATGCTTTATTCTTCTAGCATTTCTCCTGGATTAGGCTTGATAGGATCAAGTTCTTCTCCAGTGTACATTGGCATAAGGCCAGTTAAAAATATACGAGCTTGTGTGTTGTGGACAAAACTATTAAGTAAGATATCAGCAGTTTTTATCATAAATTCATTCCCGCCATTTTCATCATTGCTGCTTAAGGTTCTTGCTCAGATCAAGTCTTTAATTGTTGGTTCAAAATTTTCATCAATTTCAGGAAGTCTATCAGGGCGTCTTTTTCCACCGCTTTCTTCTTGTTCGCCGCCGGAAATGCCATTTTCTTCTTCCCAAGCAGTTTGTTTGCGTTCTAAATATGCACCCATATTAGCACTAAATCAATCTTGGTAATTATAATATTTATCTTCTAATAAAAGCTCATCTGGTTTCCATTCATTAGAAGTATCAACAAAAATATCATTTGGCACTGAAGCAGCTGTAATAATTTGATGTGTAATAAATTTACCGCCAATTAAAGCAATTAATATAGCTTCAGCGCCATCTACTTCATCACCTGGGTTAAGTGTGCCGCTGGATTTAAGAGCAGCCTTTTTAAGTCCTCCACCACTTTCTACTTCACCACCACCTACTTCTTCACCACCGCTTTCTTCTGGAACAATGACTGTAGTTGGTTCAAAAGCACTAATATAATAAGCTGTATTATAAGTTGTATCGAGCGTTAGTAAGTGGCAAACAACCTTACCATAAGTAATAGTATTAATTTGTCCAGCAGAATAAATGGTGTCTAATACTTGATAACCTTTTTCTTCATCAGGCTCATAGTTTAAATTTCCACTAATTCCACTTGGAGCTGCAACGGGTTCTTGCTCAACAAGATATGCTCCAATACTACGGATATTATAGATAACTCCGTCTTTTTTAATTTTGTCAATGTAATTACTCATTTTTCTCTCCTTTAATTAAATTAACATTATTCTTTATCTTCTCCGGAGTTATCCTCTGGATTAGTTCCATTATTATATTCATCACCATCTAAATCTAAAAGATGGTTTTCTTCATCAATAGTAGTTGTATCATCTGCTACTAAAGATGTATCTTCAATTGAAATATTATCTGCAAAAGTTAGAATTCCAAAGCCAAGGTCAACATCAGCATTTGTAGCATAAACTATACTACTTGTTCCACCGATTTCAATTTTTTCTCAGCCAGTAATATTATGTGTATATAAAGCTTCTGTGTGCACCGGTTCAGTAATATTTTCTGTGACTAAATCTACTACCTTATAAAGTTCTGGGTTATCCTTTAGATTAGATAGATCAGAAGAAACCAAACTCGAAAATAAATCTGTAATATTGGTAGTAGAAACTATAGGATCAACTGCGTCAATATACCAAACACCATCATTTGTATAATTATCAGCATCTGGAGTAGCATAATAATCAATTTCCCAAAAATTTGGTATTTGATTATTATTCCACGATAAATCTTCAAAATTACTTGCATCTATAAAGTCTTTATTTTCTAAGCCATCTGTATTCTTAATATAAACATAGCAATAACAATATTTATTTAAACCTTGTTCACTAAGCCAATCTTTATATTCTTGTGTTTCATCAAAAGGCTTATTTATAAGAGTGTTATATAAAGCTTCAAATTCATCTGCATTTTCAACAACATGAAAATCATAAAAATTTGCTTTAAAGGTAGATGATTGGCTCTTCTGTCTAATGGTTTGAAATTTTATATAATCTATATATAATAAAGTATAATCACTACCATAATCAGGCACGTCTGCTAATGGATATGTAAAATAATCTATATTTTCAATAAATCCATTTTGATTAAGAGTATCTAAAATTCCAGCTATACCAGGTGATTTTTGGTTATCTACAATATTAGCTATAAATAATTTATATTCATGACTAATTTCAGTTTTTCCTGGAACATCTGTAATTAAACGATAAATTTTAGTGCTGTCAATATTAGATAATGGAAGTTCTGTTACATCAATAATAGTTCTATTATGTTTTTTAAATTCTTCAATAACTGTTTTTAAGTTATCAATAGTAACAAATTTTTTAATATTTGCAGTTGCCATTATTCAGTTCCTCCATTATTTAAAGCTTTCTTCTACTGAAATATTAACATCAGCAGTTGGATTATTTAAAACTATAACTAAAGCTCCTTCTGGGGCTTCTGGGTCATCAATTACTACATAATCTGCATTTTCTACAGAGATAATACTATTGATGCTGCCAATAACACCATCAGCTGGTTTAATAACCACTTTTGTTGTTTCTTCAGTTCAAGCAGTGTTAGGCTCGATCACAATACGATCGGTATTAAGTTCAGGGTCTACTGGTATAATATTAATTGCATATTCAGTTCTAAACAATCTTAAGAGGTCTAATTCATCTACGTCTTCTACAATGTATTCTTCTTTCTTAAGATCAATTTCACCACTTTCAATCGCTTCGTTTACAATGGTAATAACTTCTTCTCTTGATAGTGAGCTTCCGCCTTCACCACCCGCTCCATCTTCGCCCTTAGGGCCTTGTGCATGAACACCTGTATCAGTTTCTCCAATAAATCAGTTTCCATTATCACCAATATGAGGAGTAATACCATTAGCACCGGTATCACCTTTAGGACCTTGTGCACCATCTTGGCCATTTTCTCCGGGTTCGCCTTGTTCACCTTGTGGGCCAATTTCACCTTGGTCACCTTTATCGCCCTTATCCCCTTTTGGACCTCGAGGACCAGTATCACCTTTGTCACCTTTGTCGCCCTTTGGCCCCTGTGGTCCTACAATACCAATATATTCAGTTTCTCCAGTTGGATCTGGCTCTTGATAACCACGTCAAACAGCAACTTTAATAAGCTTAGTATCATCCTTAGATGGCCATGGGTCATAGCTGCCCCAATAGTAGCCATCTTTTTCATACATAACCGTAAAACCATGTTTCTTTTGTTCTTTGGTTGCCATCAGCTCTCCTCCTATAATAAAATATTATCAATTAATTATTATCAATTAATTTAGCAAAAAAAATCGCTTAATTGGCTAGTAAATAAAAAATGGCATTAAGCCATTTTTCTAATTGGAGAATGATAATTACTTTATAAGATTTTAAGGTCAATGCAGCTTTATAAGTGTCAACTTTGTTTATTTTTGAACTCATCTTTAGTTGCTTTTCTAAATATAACTTTACCTTATAATTATATTATATCATAAAAACTTGTAAATAGTTTTTACAAATTTCTAACCAAGCACCCCAGTAAAATAACATGACATCAATGCTATACACAGTATTGTAATAAATATATTCCAAATAATAATTCCAAATGTCCAGCCAGAAAAGTCAGTTGGTCTTCGTTTATTTTTTTGAAAATACAATATAAGTAAACTGCTGACAGCAAGATTAATGAGCCAAAGAGTTAAAATAATATAAGGTTCAATCATTTATTTATAAAATCCCTTTATCTTGACATCGTTGAAACAGTAAATCAACTATTGCTTTTGTGCTCTGTAATTCTTGTTCTAAGTGATCTTTTTCAATTTGTAAATTATCAAGCTTATTTTTTAACTCATCTACTTCATCAAACGTTGCAGTTAAGCTTCTACCATTAACACCTATGTCATAAGTAGCTTGACCAATTTTTACTGAACTAATAGTTGGATTATTATTTAGTGTTAGGCTAGCATTGACAACATTGTTTTTAAACTTTTTATATGCTTCAAATATATGCTTAGCTATTCTTAACATTATAATATTATCTGGGGATAGCTTTGTATGGTCATCTGGCAATAGTTGTTGAGTAGATATATTTTCATCAATAATAGTATCAAATGTGCAGTCGCTTTCATTATCTAATATTGATACAGAAAAATTATTATCATTACCAAGTTGCGATAATATGCTTGTTATGCTTAGGTTTAATTGCTTAACTCTATTTAAGTTTTCTACTGCTTTTTCAATTAGTTCTGTTGTAGTCATACCTATTATATTATACAACTATTGAAGATAAAAAAAGAAGATTTTTAGTCTTCTCTGTGTTTATACAATACATAGGCAAGTCTTAGGATAATTTTGTGTTTCATTTCCATTCCTGGTTTAATCCCAATTTCAGCATCAGCAGGTCTTTGGTAGTCTTTAAACAGAGACTCAACAACCTTTAGCAATACATCATGACTATTAACTGAATATCAAATTTTTAATACAAGTCGATTAGTTATATCACTAACGTATCACTCACAGTCATCTATTTCAACATTTAATTTTTTATTACGTGAAAGTAATTTAGCTGCTTCTGCTAAATATTTTTCGGCATCATACTCTTTTGCTCCTTGGAGCATTCCATCAATTTCTACTTGATCCATTATTGACACTTCTCCTTATATCATTTATAAAAATAATATGCAAGTTTTAATAATACTTTTTGATAATCAGTTGCATTTGCTGGAACCTGTAAACCTCTAACTCAAGATATTTCAAAATAATTTGGATCAAATCATTGAGCAACAAAACCAAAGTCTTGCAGCTTAGTTATATTATGAATAGTATATTCTAGCTCAACATTAAAATAGCCAGTGTCAACTCACATCTTATTTACTTTTATTTTAAGGCCTTTATTTTTTATAAGTAGTTGAATTGCCTCTAATACAACTTGTTCTTTTTCATTTTTAGTCATTAGAATTTACCATTTAAATAATTATTATAAACTTTTGGTCACTTATTATGAAGCCAGCCCATACACTCTGAATAAATAGTATATGCAACTCTTAGTAGACAAATTTCTTTTCTATCTTTTCCACGAAGATTAGCTTCACCAATTGAGCCATCAACTATATGATTTCCTACATCAGTATAGTAGTCATAGATATGTAATTCAACTGGAAAAAATCTATCAAGAGCACTTCCTTCAGTTGCTGGAATATGATTTTCTGTCAAGTAGATTTGAATATACTTTTCAGCTAATTCACCTTTATCTCCACGAACCATTAAATCTAACTTTTTAATTTTTCTTAGTCTATCTAAAGCATCATTAATAATTTTTCTTAAATCATTTATAGTAAAAACTTCATGGTCTTTAATCCAAGCTTCATATGTTTTTGCGATTAGACCCATACATCTTATTTCAGCTTTTACTTCAGTATGATCTGTAAGTTTTATTCCAAGCTGAGTATCACCAGGGAGTTGATCATCATTAAAATACTCATATGGAATATTTAAATTAAAAACATGATCATCTTTGTTATAGTCTTTAGAAATTGTATGAAGCTTCATCTCTAAAGTAAAATCATCTATTTCAGTATAAAAGCCTTGATGTCCAGGGGTAGAATAGACATGATGAAAATCTCTATTAAAGTTTTCACCTGTTGCTTTAATAGCTTGTAGAATAATATTAGAAGATTCATTTATTCCAAGTTGCAATCCCATATTAGCTTCTTCCTTCAAAACGTTCTTTTAAGTGTCAAGCAAGTCTTACTATTACTTTATCTCTAATGTCTGGTAATCTATTAGCACCAGTTTTTTTATCAAAGTCTAAAAATTCTTCTACAAATAAATCTTGATGAATTTCAAGTTTTAAGAATGTACCATTTGTTTTATACTCAAAAATAATTGGTATATAGAACTCAGTCCCATCTACTCACTCTTGTCAGCCTTCATTTCTAAGATATACAAAATTAATACCTTTAATATTTCTTAGTTTTTCACAAGCATAGTCACAGACAAATTCAATTCGTCATTCTGGTCACAGGTCTTTAATTTCAGTTATTGTCATTTTAATTAAAGCCTCCAGGTAAATGGTCTTTTAGCTCATAGAATAAATTTCCAGCATCTGCATATTCAACAACAATATATTTTTTAGTAGGAAGTTTAATAGTTGCAGGTAAATTGTCTTCTTGAATACATTTAATAATATAAAATAGATGATAAAGAATTCTAACTTTAACTAAATCAATATCGCTTAACTTATCTTGTCTGCCTGCAATGTTAGCTTGTCTATCTAAGATGTCCATTAAATCGGGATCTCTTGTAAATAAGTTTTGTTGAATAGGGTAAGCAAAGAAAACATGTTCATAGTTTCCTAACATGTCATCTGCATCTTTGAATTTAGTATAATAAACTTTAAAGAGTAATCAAGTTCTTCCTCATGATTTTCCAGGTGTCGCAATATTTACAAATTCAGCATCTAAGTCTTTTGTCTTCAATAGTTTGTCAATATCTCTTTGAAGGTAGCTTAAAACACCAGCTTTAATTTGAGCAAGCTCTTCAAGGTCTTTAAACATAAATGATGCTTCTCTAGCCATTATTTATCCTCTTTCATTTCTCTTTGACAGTCTTTATAAATAAAATATGCAATACGTAAAACTATTTTTAACTTAATATCATCTACTTCTTTTAAGCCAGCTGCTCTATCGGTGTCTGGTGATAATTCTTGCAAAATTTTACCATTTCTACATAAATGAAAATCTTTATCTAAAAAGTTATTATGATAGATAATATGAAAATTACTGCCAGAGCTATTTGAATAAAGCCAACAATTTCTTAATTCTAATTGTAATTGTTTTTTCTTATTTAAAAGCTTAATGGCTTGTTCACAGAAATCATCTAAGTCTTGGCTAGTCCACGTCAACATTTCTAGTTTCCTTCCAATCTCTTCAAATAGTGTAAGCAACTCTTAAAATAATTCTTTCTCTTTCATTTAGATTTTTTCCAAGTATTTTAGCTTGTGTATCTAAATTTGTCATAGTATCTTCTCTGGTAAATATAAATTCATTAAGCATACTATCAAATTTAGTTTGTGTTGTCTTATCATACATATGAGCTTTAATAAAATCCCAACCCATTAAGTCTGCATATTCTAAGTCAAGTAAAGCTAAATTTAAGCCACGAGCTTTATTAAGTCTCATAAAAGCTTGAACTATATATCTACGTGCATCTTGTAAACTATATCTTGCCATATTATTTTAAACCATCATATCAATTTTTAGCATTAGCAAAAGTTACATCATACTTATTTGGTGCAACTTGTTTATAGGCTTCAATAAAGTGTCGTTGTCAAGCAACTAAAATAGCATAAGCAATTCTTAATACAACTTTTTTCTCTTCTGGAAAACTACTTGGAATCTTTGCAGCTAAATCAATTGTCTGTGTTTGGCCATTTAAAAATTCTTCAGTAATAATTACTTTAAAGGTTCCAGCTAATTTTTTATCATCAAGATAAATTAAATACTTATCTGGGCTATTCGGAGCAAGCCCGGCCCCAATAAGGCTAATGTTTCTATACATATTTGTAAAGCGCGTAATTGCCTCATCTGCATATACTTGAATATCTTTTCACCTTAACATAATTTTTGCCTATCGTATAATTTAGCAATTTAATTAAGTAATAAAAAAGCCGGTCAACTTAGCTGTGGCGAAGGTGATGGCGCTATTTGACCGACCATTTAATTTAGCAAAAAAGAAAAACAGCAACATACCAGGAGGAATTGTGATAAGCTGCTGTTGAAGGGAGGATGCTAAGTTTTACCTTAGCGCTACTATGAACTTCATGAGCTATTACGCTCACATAATATTATACAATATTTTTATATTTATTCGAACTAACTAATAGCGCAGCCAATTATTCTCTTTGTTTAGAATAAATAAGTCTTTAGAAATAAGTATAGTTTCTACCCTTTTTGCTTATTGCTGTTTCTCGCGCTATTTTAGTTAACATTACGAACACGGATACTTTGGCAATAAGTCGTACTGCTCGGGCGAATAATAATTTTATTTAGTTAAGCCCCAGAATTTAGAAGCTAATTACCAGCGTCTAAGTAAGTTAGAGAACATATTTAACATATCGTCAAATTCTTTCTCTATATTTCTAACTTGATAATCGCCTGGATTGTTTGTATAAGTTACAACATTATCACCATCTTTAAGCGTAATGTGATAACCTTCTGGATGGGCTTTTTGGAAAGCTTTAAGTCTAGTGTCATAATCAGCTTCAGCTTTTTCTAAAGCTTCTGTTGATTCTTTTAAGCTAGCCTCAAATTCATCTTTAGCTTTTCTTAAAGCTTCATTGTAGATTTTTCTTGCCTCAACGAGTTTTTCGTTATAAGCATGTCTTGCAGCATTTCTTGCTTTGAAGGAGTCTTCAACTTCTGTTGATTCTTTCTTAACTAAAGCTTTAGCTTCTTCTTTTTTTGCCTTTTCATCGGCATCTGCTTTTTCAGCAGCTTTTAATTCTTTTTCTGTCTCGAAAACTTTATCGAGTACTTCTGAGTAATACTTCATTATTAATATCTCCTAATTCTATTTAGTTGCTCAGCACTCTCCACCAGTTCTATCAGGCTCTTGAGCACTTCTATTAAAATGAGTTCGCATTAGGTATTAAGCTGGGGCTTATCTCCTTAATGCTTTATGTTCGCTCGTTATAATATACAATATTTATTCGTCTAAATCTATTTCTTCTTCAAAGTCTTCTTCAAGGCTTTCACCAAATAAACTTTGTTTTAATTTTTTTAGCTTTGCAGAAGCTTTAGTTTTGCCAACACCATTTTTAACAATTAGCTCATCGGTTGCAAGTCCAGCATCTTTAAAAGCTTTTATAATCTTTTTAGATAACTGAGCAGCTTTTTGTTTAGTATCAGATTTATTTTCATCTTTTACTGCAGTGCTGTTTCCGCCCAATTCTTTAATTCTATCATCTGCAAATTTTTTAGCTTTATTATAAATATTTTTTTCTTCAGATGTTAAATCTGTTATACTTATTTTTTTAGTAATATTTTTTGATGGAGTGTCATATGCACCCCAACTATCTAATTGAAATATGCCAATAGTATGATTATGATTTTCATCTTCTGGCCAGACATCTAATATCATACCATGGGCTAATTTATAATCATCTTCTCCGATTTTGTGCTCAGGATTAATACGTTTATATTCAACTAAATCACCAACTTTATATCCATCAAGTTCTAAGCAGTATGTTTCATTAAGTTGATTTAATTCTTCATATAAATTAATAAAGTCTGTCTTAATCATTTTACAGCTCCTTAAGCTTCTTTAGTAGCATCTTTAGGGTCTTTCTTTTCGACTGCTTCTTCAATAAATGTAAGTGGACCACCATGTGATTTTAATTCGTCTTCACATCTAGAACAAATTCAGCCAAAGTCAACTTCATGGCGCATTTCACTTGTAGGGAATACTTCACCACACCAACCACAATGGCATAATTGGTCATAGCCATCTTCACAGTTACCATCTTCGTCACAATTATATTCTGCTTGTTCTTCTGGTGTGAAAACAAATTGTGTTTCTTTTGGGTCAGCTTCTTCAATATCTTCTTTAATAAGCTCACCATTGTCATCAACTTTAACTTCAATACCTTTAGCTTTATTCATTGCTTTTTCTAGGTATTTCATAATACTCTTAGTAGAACCCCATTTTTTATTCTTAATTAGCCAGACAAATTTATTTTTCTTTTCAGTAGTATTAACATCTGGGTCTTTATTGACAATATCTAAGATTGCTTTTTTAAGTTCTTCGACATCTTCAATTTTTTTAAGCTCGTCCATATGTGGTTCAAGAGCATTGCAATAAGAATGCATATATTCAACATAGTCTACATTGGCAGCTTCTCTTAAGCTTTCAATAAAGCTTTTGCCTGGGTATGCTACATAGACTGTTCCAGCGCTCTTATATTGTTGTTTAAATTTTTTAGTTTCATCACTTACACTATTACAAACAATTGGGTCTACTTCAAAGTATTTTCCATTATAAGAAGTGTTTGTATAACCATAAATAACAGGTTTTCCTTCAGAATTTGCGATAGCCAATGCTTTATTATAGCTAAGAACTTTGTTGCCTTCTGGTTTGGCTTTTTCTTCAGTTAACTCTTTATGATTTATTGCATCTTCAAAAGCGTTTTTAAATTCTTCACCATAATCATCGACTAATAATTTATATAGCTCTTTAATAGTTTTAGCAGATGCATCTTCTTCATCAGTGTGCATTTCTGGGTATTCTGCATTATTATCTTCACTGGCATGATAAATGCTTAAGCCAGCTTCAAATCTTTCTTTCTTTTCATTTCAAAGAATTGAGCCATTACAGATATCTTCATCGGTCTCCCATTCAAAATCGATAGAGCCTCTATCTGCATTTTTTAAATAGGCTTCTACCTCAGCAAATTTATCTTCCGATACTTCTTCTTCTAAGTTTTCATCAACTTCTGGAAATTCTTGATCAAGTGGTTCTTCTTTAACTACAGGTTCTTCAACTACTGGAGCTGGAGCTTCTTCTTTATCAAATGGAATTTCAGTTGTTGCGCTAATTAATTCATCAACATGTTCTTTTTCTTCATCTTCAACGTGGTCGATAGTATCTAAAATATTATCTTTATGAGCAATTGGAGTATCAAGAATTTCTTTCTTAGCTTCTTCATAACCATTGATAGCTTCGATTTCATCTGCCACCAAATCATTTAACATTGTATGAACTTCAAGTTTAGCAGCTTCTGGGTCAACAGGTAACTCATCATCTTTTTTAGCTTCAACTAGGTCAGGTTTAACTTCTTCACCAGCTAATGGTTCTTCTAAAGCAGGCTTTTCCATTTTGCAGTCTAATGGTTTTTCATCTTCACTATGTGCAATTACTTTTGCAACATCGCAATCAACTACTGCATTATCAGCACCTTGTAAAACTTGGTCGCTTTCAATATCAGCTGGTCTATCATTAACATGCTCTTCAATAACAGCTTCAAATTGATCAACACCTGGGATAACAGCTAATCCGCCTCAAGTTCCATGAAGTTGTCCAATAGAATCGATATTAGTGACTTCACCTTCTTTTCCATCATAAGAATTATCTTCACCTTCTAAATGAATAATTCTAATTTTATCACCAACTTTTACATCACTATCAAATGCTGGTAAGTCAACTTTTTCTTCTAAATTTTCTTCGACTTTTTCTCCATAAGCATTATAAGAATCAAAACCTTGCTTAAAAGTTTCTTCTTCATTTAATGATTCATCAACTTCTTCTTCATCTTCTTCAACGTCGCCAAGTCCAAGATATTTTAAAATTTCTTCACTGTCAAACCAAAGAATATCATTAATTGTTCCGGCGGTAACTCCCTCTGGGTAACATTCTTCAAGATAAGCTTCAAGTTCATCTAATTTATCAGCATCTTTTATTAATTCATAAGTATCAACAGCACCAGACCAAGGTTTATATTCACTAAAATCTATAATAACTTTTAGCTCTTCTTCGATTGCTTTTTCATGTTTTCTCATCTCAGTGCCATTGACAGGTTCTTCTTTGACTTCTTCCTCTTCAGGTTCATCAAAGTCTCTTGGGTCTTCATAATCTAGACTAAATGGGTCATTATCAAGTAAATCTAAATTTGTGCCTTGATGTGATTGTAATTCTTGTGCACATTTTGGACAAACATAACCAATATCTAATTTTTTCATTTCAGCTTTAGGACCAAGCTCAAAACAAACTTTGCATTCAACTTCATCTTCATTTTCTTCTAGAACATCAACAGCTTCTTTAATTAATTTATTATCATCAATTCAATCAGCTGGGTCTTCTGCATACTGTCTTGCAAGTTCATCATAATCTACATCATCTGAAGTGTCAATATTAGCAATATCAGATTCTGGAAATTCTGTCTCAAATTCATTCTCAGGAACTATTTCTTTTTCTGGAACATTATTACCACTAGCAGTTCAAAGAACTTCAGTATTTAAGACATCACCATCTTCGTCTATTTCAGATTTTTCAACTCTAACACTATTATACATACTTGTATCCTCACGAGCAAATTTCATAGCTTCGGCCTCACTTTCAAAACAGATGGCTGGCTCTTCTTCACAATATACACAATATTTAAATTCGGTCATTTGATTTATTCTCCTTTAAATCAGATCATCAAATAATTTAGCAAATATAATAAAGCAATAAAAAAAGAACCTATAAGGTTCTTTAAGCATCGTAGTATTTTTTACCAGGAGGAAGCTCATCATCCCAATCAGTATCTATATCAGATTCTTCTTCAAGTTGCTTTTCTTTTGCTTCGACTTCAACTGATTCACGTAATAGTTCTTTTCCAAAGTCTTCATAAAGTTGATTTTTAAAATGCTCAACAGAAGCATTAAAATCATTTTCAGAAACAAGCCCAGCAAGAATTAACACATTGATAACAGTTTGTTTAAAAGCAAGGTCTTCAATTGTGGCATTCATTACTGGATTATTTTTTACATATTCAATAGCTTCTTCTAAAGTTTGTGGTAAGCGTAAAAAATCTTCTAATAATTTATCAAAATTCATATATTATATTATACGATTTATTTATTTTTTAATTCTTTAATTTCAGCTTTAAGAGCTTTAACTTCTTCAAGTAATAGATAAACAAGCTTACTTTCTTGAATTGTTAGATAACCATCTTTATCTTTATCAACAATTTCAGGACAGATTTCTTCAAGGTCTTGAGCTAAACATCCTATTTGATTTTTTGGTCCATCAATAAAATCATATTTATAAACTGGAAGGTCTAAGATTGATTTAGATGGTTCGAACTTTTTAATATTTTCTTTTAATCTTGCATCAGAAGTAGCATTAAATGTTTTTGCTTTAATAGTTTTTAAAGCTTCAATGTTTTCATCAGCTTTAATAGAATCTTGAGTATAGATATAGCCAGTATCATGAATACACATTTTATTATTAACATTAAATGTGCCACTAGCACTAGTATTTGTTTTATTAAAGTATACTTTATTATTAGCAAAATTAAAGCTTTCATTAACTACTAAGTCATTTGCCTTAGTTTTACCATCAGTATCTAATGCAGTAAATTCATGTGCAACAACTGCCCAAGGACTTTCATTTTCTTTATATTGATATTGACGGAAGTGAATAGCTTCATTACCATTGTCTGCTGTCGCAATTTCTAAATATGATACGTCATCTTTGCCATAGCCTCTAATTCTAAAGACATCATTATTACCCATAGTAATATTAACAACATCAGAGGCATCACCATTAGTAACAGTATAAGCAATTCTACCATTAATTGGGCCTGGGCAAACTAATGTTCCATCATTATTAAAATATCAAGTTTTAGCCTTACTTGCGCCTTCTTGAGTATTAGATTTGAGCTCGATACCACCATCAGCAACAAGATAAATTTTTTCATTATTTCAATTAGTAATAGTATTTGTAAAATAATCATTAGTAGTACCAGCTTCTCCCCCTTTAATTACAGTTGTACCATCTCCACCAAGGATAAGTCCACAGCCTCAGTTAGCAGTGGTTGTTGCACCATTTGCTGGATTTCCATCTGGGTCTAGAGCAGATGTTCTGAGAGCTAATACTTGTTTTGACTCAAATTTATCAGCATAAGTGATTGCACAATTTTTGCCTGTGCCGTCTCCGATAATAATATTACCATCTCTGCTGGTAATACTTCCAGTTGTAACAGCATTGCCCAAAATATTTACCTTTCCATAAATATTAGTTGCAGTATTATTTATTTCAATTTTATGGTCTTCAGAATTCTTAACTGCAACTGTTGTGCCACTAATTGTTGTTGTATCCGTAGTAATGCCTATTTTTTCAGTGTCTCCACACTTAATAGAAGTAGTTGTAGCAGAAGTATTTAAAGCAGTATTTTTAAGAGTAGTTGTAGTTGCTTCTACTTTTACTTTCTCAACTTTATTAACATTAATTGATGTGCTTGCAGTTCCATCAATTGTATTTGTAGCACCAGAAATATTGTTGGTTGCTGTAGTAATATTTGTTTGATCTGGGCTTGTAGTAAATGTAGTAGTTCCACTATCATTCTTAACTTCTAATGTATTACAAATTTTAGTAGTGGCCCCATTCACAACAACTGCATTTTTTCTAGAATTTGCAGCATTGCCAGTACCAATACCAACAATAAATTCACCATCGTCTTCTTTATTATATTTACCAACAGTAGTTTGACCTTCTCTACTTGCTTTTGTGCCAATACCACCTGCATGTGAATAATCACCAGAAGCAACTGTTTCTTTACCTTCAGCATGTGAATATTTGCCAGAGGCAGTTGTATTTAAACCTTCAGAGTGTGCAGCATCATTACTAGCAGTTGTGCCATTACCTTCAGCATGTGAATTTGCACCACTGGCCTCAGTTCATTTACCTTCAGCATGTGCACCATGTCCAGATGCAATAACTCTTTTTCTTGGATTTTGGTTTGTGCCTTCACCTTCAGCATGAGAATATGCACCTCTTGCTTCAGTATAGTGACCTTCAGCATGAGCACCTTCACCAGTAGCTAATGTATCTATACCTTCAGTATGAGCATAATTTGCATCAACCTGAGTATTCTTACCCTCAGTATGAGAAGCAACAGCATTTGCACGAGTACTTTCACCTTCAGCATGTGCGCCTCTGCCAGATGCAATTGTTTTAGTAGCATCATCTAATCCTAGGCCTTCAGCATGAGCAGCTTCAGCAGTAGCTTCTGTTCTAAAACCTTCAGTGTGCGCATAATCACCTCTTGCTTTTGTAATATAACCTTCAGCGTGGGAGGCTTTCTTTTGTGCCTCTGTTTTTTCACCTTCTGCATGAGCATATTCACCATTAGCAGTTGTTGTAGCATTAAGGCCTTCTGTATGAGACCATTTACCATTTGCTGTAGTATCATAACCTTCTGCGTGAGAATAATCTGCTTTAGCATTAGCTAATTGGCCTTCAGCATGGGCGCCAACTCCTGATGCTTTTGTGCTAATGCCTTGAGCTAAGCTATATTGACCATCAGCACTGACAGTATTATTTATTCTTACTGATGGTGTTCCGTTACCAGAGTATAAAATTGGTAAACGGGCATCTTTATTTAAAACTGGTTCACCATCTTTAATAATCACTGGTTGAAGCATTGCAGTATATTCAGGAGCTTGTGATGCTAAACGACAGACTAATCCAGTAAAGTAATAGTCACTTTGACCACCATCATTATCATCTAAGTCTGCACTATCTGAAGAAAAGCTTGCTAATCTAGTAGTTTTTCTATCACTATCAATATTGATGGCACCATCATCATTTTCTTTAAGTGGAACATTAACAGTCTTAATATAAAGAAATCTTGGATTATCGCCCTGAACTAAATCACTTAATTCAATCTGATAAATTTCAAAATAATATCCACCAATAACACATTTTAAAGTTTTATCTGAGGTATAGTCTATAATATAACTATCTCTGCCACCAACATTACCAGGAAGATTTCTTAGGTTAGCTTCAGACAATAGTCTTGATTCTGGGTCGAATGCATACTTTTGGCCTGTTAGTGCATTTTCATATAGACCTCTATAGCTACAAGGAAATACTTTAATATATTTACTTGGAACATATTGGTTTTTAATTAAATAGTCTGCCATAAATTAACTCCTTTATATTATATTAAGCATCTACAGTTGTGACTGGCTTGTTCATTAATGCCATTGTTCAATCAACAATAATACTAAAATTACCAGCAACGTCTTTTAATTCAAGTGGTTCCCATAATTTACCAGTTTCTTCATCAACAAATAAATAATAGGCGGAAACATCTTCCTCTGCACCATAATAAGCATTATTTGGATAAATACCAATCATATGTACGGTAGTATCAGAAATTAATGCAAATGGAACCCTGAAGTGGAAAGTTGTTTCATAATGATATGTTAATCCATTATTACTATTTTTTGTTACTACATCTGCAACGCGCTTTACAATTGGCGTAGTTTCATAAGTAATAAATGGAGTAATTCCTTTAGGTTTATTTTCAGCATCAGCTTCAAAGGCATAGGCCCAATTAAATTCTTCTGGAGTAACTCCTTTTTCAGCCTCTGGATAATAGAAGAGTTTAATTTTACATGGTCTAATGCCATCTAAAAAATCACCAGACAAGGCAGAACATAAAAACTTAAATAACAATGGCATTCCGCTGTTATGATAAGTTCTAGTAGAAATAGTTTTATTACCATGTTGAATTTTAATAGAGACTTTTCCTTGATAACCAATTGGTTGAGTACCAATAGCTTTTATATCTTGCTGAGGCGGTATAACGGGTGTCTCAATAGTACTTTTTTTCTTTCTTCCCATATCTAGCTATTCTCCTATTGTTTTGGTTTATAAATAATGCCATTAGCAATAAAGCCAACATTATCTTTTACTAAGTTTCTAATAACTTCACCTGTATTTAAAGTAACAATACCGGTTGATTCATCAATATCAGATGGATCATTGACAAGGCGTGGTATCTTAGCAAGCAAGTTATTGTCGTAGAAAATTGTTTGTTCTTCTGAACTTGTAGGATCAGTATGTTTATAAATTTTAAATATATGTTCTACAGCAATTTCAGTCATAGATTGCTCATTAATTCTTAACTCTTTAACTAAATTACAGCTCATTCCAGCCGGTAATATATAAGTAAGTAAATCATTAATTAATGTAATATCTCCAAATTCTTGTGGGATATATAAATTTAGCTCAGTTTTATCATTGTTAGGATTTTTAGTAAAATCATAATCTAAGGCTTGCTCTAAACCCTCAGCCCTAAATAGTGCATTACAAGCTACAATTACTGCTTGAATACTTCCTTTGTTTCTTAAAATTTCAGGAAAAACTCTGCAGATTGCACGTAGTTGATTTGTATTATAATGATGGTTTGCTTTAAATCCTAATGTAAGTGCAAGTAAATCTAAAAGCTTATCATTTGAATTATCACTAACAGGAATATTATAAAGCAAATCTGCTTCTGTTTTAACTGAGTTTAAAACAAGGTCAAAGAGACGTCCAATAAATTGGAAGTCCCTTGACTCCTTATAATAAATGTCTGGTGTATAGTCTTGTAGTTTTATCATTGTAAACTAACTCCTTGAAGCTTTTGAAATAACAACATTTTTAATCATCTCTTCAGCATCAATTTCTGAGACTACAAATTTATTATTAATGTTATTGCGGTCGTACCAGTTAATTGGATACTCCATGGTGTCTTCATCATCTTTAATATTCATATCAATACTAGATGAATTAGAAATAACATTATTATAATAGAATTGTTGATAAATGTCTAAATAATTAATATCACTTAGAATTTGTTCATCTACAGTTGCTTTATCAATTTTCTTATAAGCTAATTTTTTATTAATAGCACTTACGCCTGTTAGTGCATTAGCCTTTTTAATAATATCTAATGAGCTTAGAATAACAGTGTCAGCAATTAAGTTGTCTGGATAGATTTCAATTTTACAAGAACTATCTAATTGAACAATATTAATACCTTCTCTTAATTGGTAAAGCACAGTATCTCCACCATGGTCTAATAATTGACCAAATGAATAATCACTAAAGCTGCTACTCCAAGCCGTGTTCACATATGATGAATATTGATATAATCTGTGAGTATCATAGTCATAACGTTCATCTGCACGAATTTCAATATCAGCAGATACATCTGCTTCTACTCTACGATATAAATCAGTATTACGCAAACTTTCAAAGGTAACTTTATCTAAGATTTCAAATTCATCACTTTCAACGGCTGGTGCAGCAGTAGCACTGGTTAAATGACCATAAATAGCGCTTTCTGACCAAACAGTATCTTGTTCAACCTTAGTATATTTGTAATATTTTTTATTTGTTGAATCATAGCGATATAAAGGCTTAGCTGTTGGTGAAACAGAAATTTCAGTTTCACGATATAAGTTGCCTTCATTTTTCATTCTATTATATTCGTCTTCAGTTACTGGAGCAAATGGTTGTGCACGAACTGCTCATGTCTTTTTAGTATAAATTTTTCCATAGTTATCTGGATTTATTTTTCCAGTATCAGCAGTTCCCCACCAGCCTTTTGCAGCGTCTGCAGAGACTGGAACACCGCTTGGTACTGTGTTATTAGGATTCCAGTGATTAAAGATTTTAACTTGAGGAATTGTAGCATCAGCTGGGTTGCTCTTAATGAATCTAATAGCTGCAGCATCAGTACTTGCATTTACTTTAACATTATAGAACATTACTAAACCATAGCAGTCGCTTGGTATGACCGCATTTAAAGTAGTCATAGCTGCATCGCCATTATTAATTACATCATTGAATGATAATTTAGTAAAGGAGTCACCAAAGTTATTTAAGCTTACAGCATTTCCATTATCATCACGAATATCTGCGATTTGCAAGACTTTTAATTGTAAATCTGGAATTTCTTCTTCTAAATGTCCATCTTCTGCAAACTTTTTGGTTGTAACATCAACTTTATCACGAGAGCTCTGAATAAGCTTATTTAATTTAATTGAAAGAGGCACATTATTATGTGGTGTTAATACGATAGGATCTGTATCATTTTTGTGTCAAAGTGTAATACTATCTTGAGTATCTTCTGTGCTGTGTAATGTTTGAACTGTTGTTTGGCTTGCATTGAATTCAAGTTTTGTTCTTACTTGCCAGTGAGTATTAGTATCAAAGTTTACAACAGGTAAAGAGGATGATTTGCCAGAGTCTTCATCTTCTGGATCAGTTAAAATAGTATAAGTGGCTGATTTAATATCTCTAAATTCATTATCAAGAGCACGTTCAATTTGTTCTTCTTCATTAGAAGTTGAATTTAATGCAGTAATAGAATTTAAGATATTTCCTTTTGTTAAATTAATATATTGATATTCTGTTATGACTAATTTTTTATCTTGAGTGCCAGATTTGCTGAAGTCAAATGCTCTCCAAGGAATTGCTGCATTTAAGCCATTTGAAGCAATCTCATCGGTGCTAATATCATTATCGCTAGCAAATTTATAAATAGTTGGAGTATATACTGTTTTCTTAATTTTGGTTCCAGAGCCATAATATGCAATATCATTTTTATTTTGGTCGGTGTAATAGAAATATTCACCATCTTTTAATGTATAGGCAGTATATATAACATACTCTGTAGGAGTATCAGATTTTGTTTTATATGTATTATCTGTAAAATAAACTGGCTCTTCAGTAAATTCAAAGATAATTCTATTACGATAGTCTGGGATTTCATCATTTCTTTCCCAATAAATATTTGTGCTTATTTCATCTAAGTTTACTTGCACAAAATCTCTAATTTCAATTTGCTCATTTGCACCTAATGTAAATAAACCATCTGGAGATTTGTCGTACTCTAAGAAGCTGTAGCCATCTTTTTTCGTATAATTATGGGATTTACTATATTTTTTACTATCAATTAGCTCAAAATTTGGTTTAATGATAGTTGTTGGGCCATAGAATTTATTAATTTTTGTTTTTTGTTCGGTGCCATCTTCATTTGATGATTGTGTATAGTTGATTAACAAATACTCACCAGCTTTAAGAGTATATTCTTCATTTGCTGTAATACCAACATATTCGCTATTTTGGCCCAAGCCGTCAGTTGTATGGTTAGTAGTTTCTGGTGGTAATTCAGTTTCAGCTGAATCATATTTTCTTACAGATCAAAGTCTTTGTACATAATATCCAGTGGTAAATAAATCAACATCACTTGCAGCAGAAAGAGGTCTATCAAAAAGCTTATATTTAGTATGTTGATTGTCAACTAATGCACCAAATTTATTTGACTTTGATGTAGAAATTTTAACATATAAGCCATTTCTTGAAATACCATTTAAAGGAGTACGTGGAGTAGCTACCCCAGATTCATTTGTATCGAGAGCATCAGAAGTAACTAAATTAGTTGCTGTTTCAGTATTTATTAAACTTCTAATCCAGCTGTCCCAAGTAAACACAGTAGTAGCATCAAGTTTCGCATAATAATATTTAGTAGCAGTTGTAAATTCTTTTAAATAAGTATATCTATTATTACTATAAGTAAAGATAGCATGATATTTGCTCTTTTTATCACCAAAGTTGTCAGAGGTAATTTCACCTGGTGCAAATTCAGTCATAACAGAGCCCAAGCCAGAATTAATATATCTTTCCCAACTTGTTTTTTTGTGGTCATCATCTGGATAGCCATCTTCCATAAAACGTAATAATGTTTGGAAAGTAGCAGGAATTGCTGGAATGCTCTTGGCATTATCATTTAGACTGATGTAATAATTAACATATGCTGGATATGTTTTGACTGTTTTAAGATTTGGTAATCTAAATTGAACAACTTCATTATCATTTAATTTAATATTTTTGGCACCAGCTTTAATTAAAAATTCAGATGATAGACTATAAATTGGTCTTTGTTCTGCAGCGCTTCTTCCGCTATCTTCAGCAGCTGGATAAATTAATGAGTATGTTTTTGTAGTTGCTGATGAACCACTGCCTTCTTGCCAACCTGGATATTGTACTTCATTATAATCTGGTTTAAAATTTTCATCATAGTTAAATAGTGGCACACGTCCAGCAAGAACATTATTTAATACTAATTTATTAAAGTATTTATCACCAGCAGTTGCAAAAGCAATTGATGCTGGGTCAGACTTATTGCTATTAGTTGATGTTTCATATTCACCACCACCAACAGTGCAGAACTTAGTAGCTAATTCTGGTTCTTCTAAGCTGACATTTTTAATTCTTGGGTCTGCATTTGTAATAACATCTAAAATACTTTCATAAGGGATTTCTTCTCCAAAGTCTAGCTTTCTAAGATTAAAATTTTTATAAACTTCAGTGTAAACCTTACCTAAAATTTCAGCTTGTTCCAAAGCCCCAACTTTTCTAACAGTAGTAATTTTTGCTTTAAGTTTTAAATAGTTTTTAATACAAGCAATATCATCAAGATTTGGATCAATAAAATTATGTGAAAGTGTTTTATTAGTTTCAAGGTTATCCTTAATCTCTAATAAATTTGAATCATCGTATTTAAAAGATTTAACGTATTCAACACGACTATTTAAACCATAAGTATTTCTAAATGGATATAAAACTAAATCAAAGTGAGTTAGCTCAGTGTCATTAACTTTAACCAGCATGAATAAGTTACCGTTAAAAATACAACGAGCATAGAACCTAATTCTTGTTAGATCTGTATTATCAACAACCTTATAAAGATTGCCTAATAGCTCTTCAGTTGGTTGTAATTCGCTATAGCGGCTTTCAGTAATAGTTATTGCATCATGTGTGTCAATTGGCTTAGCCATTGCTTTATACTCAATGCCGCGTTCAGTAAAAGTGCAAAGAGTCATTGCTTTATTAATGTCATCTCTAATGTCTGAAACAATAACATTACTAACAAGTGGGGTAGTAGAAACATCATCAGTAGTCATCTGATAGATTTTGTTCATATAATCTCTGCAAGTAATTAATGTGTCAAATGTACCGATCGTTTTTTTATAACTATTGTAGGCATCATTAATAGATTCAATGTCAGTTCCATTAGAACTTGCTGAGATGTTGGTAACTGTATAATTATCAACATTATAATAGTCTTTATCATTCTCAGCTGAGCCTTCAGCAGATTTAGCAGCAGACCAGCTGGCTGGTTGTTCCATCTTACAGAGGGTATTGACTGATACATTACCATTAATACCCTTTGTTCTGAGATATTTAATTTTTAAGCCATCTTCAATAATTGTGCTAATATCTTCTGGAAATTGAATATATGGCAAGCCTTCTTTTGAATCATAGCCAAATTTATATACTTTTGACCCAATATTTTGTACATTTAAATTTGTTACTTTTTTCCATGGGTCGCTTTCAACGCCATCAGTAACATTAATAATAAAAATACCATTCTCTGCAATTTGTGTTTCTGGAAGATAATAACGGTGGTTGTCATCTAATTGCATCATAGAGATAATATTATTATCATCTGTTTCGCACTCAACTAGTTCACCTTCTATACAGCTAACAACCTTAGATGAACCATGTGTGCTTAAATATACATCAGATAATGTTACATAATTAATGCTATCATCAATATCTTTAATATTAGTAAACTTATCAATTAAAAGCATATTAGGAATAGCATCTTTATTTGTGCCATTATAAGAAATTTTAACATCAACAGTTGCTGATTGATAGTATTTCATATCATAACCAAGCATTTCTGTAAGCTTACGCATAGACTCTTCTTGAGCAGCACTTGGCATAAATGCTTCTAATGTATTTGCATCAATAGTAAAATTAAGCTTATCTGCAACGGCAGTTAAGACTTTAAGTAATACTATACCAGGATCAGATTCATTTGTGCTGGCTGGATCTCAGCGTTCGCTAAGTTTTGCAGCTGTTTCTAATAACTCATTTCAGATTTGATAAAAATCTTTTTTAGTTGGAGATAATTCTACAGCGGTTAATTCTTGTTGTGTAATCATTGCTTATAATACTCCTTACTCGTTTTCATTTAATAATACTAAATTAAAAGTATTATGTGTATAATCGATTTGATTTATTCCAGAAAATTCACAGTATAGTTTTCCCTTTTGCTTATCTTGAACAATAGAAATATCTTCTCTACGAACTTTAACTTGAGGAATAAAGATTGCTAATTGTGTATAAATAATATCTATAATAGCATCACGTAAAATGTAATTATTTTGATCAAATAAATAATGTTTTAATAATAAGCCAAAATATGGATCACCAAAAAGTTCACCTCTTTCAGTATGTAAGAGAAGAATTGTATTTTGTTTGGTAGCATCCAAATACTCTGAAGACTTTCAGACATTTGTGCTATTAGTATTAAACATTTTTGGAAATTTAATAGACCTCATATTTTGCCTCGCAATCATATAATTTAGCAATTAATTTAATAAATTTATTAAATAAAAAAGAAGACCACTGTCTTCTTTTAATTTTTATTTTGATTGCTCTAATATTGGGGCAAGCAATCCATCTTTATATTCTTGATCAATATTTTTAAAGCAATTATCTACACTAAGATCTGACTTAAAATAGTCATCATGATTAAACAGTTTAATAAAAACTTTAAATGTATTTGGACGAAGTTTTGCTAACAATAATTCTTGTAATTGTATTAACTCTACTGGCTTTTTTAGTGGTTTTATACAACCTTTATGAAAAGAATATTTTTTATTAAACAAACTTTGTGGTGTTATTTGATGTTTATTTAGTAGTTCACCAAGACTCCATTGCTCTTTAATCATTGCTTTATGTCCTTTAGATTCACTTAAATTTTCTGCTTGTACAGTATTATAAACTTTTAAGTATTCTAATAATAAAGCTTTATCATTAATTCTAATTGTTGCACAGTTATATGGGGTAATATCTCATGTAAATCAATCTGGGGCATGAAGGCAAGCGTATTCATTATTAATAATTGAATGATACCAAGCAATATAATGTGACGGTTCTGCATAATAGATACAATAATTAGATTTAATTGTTTCTAAAAAACCTGGAAATATATATAAATCATTGTCTAACATTATAAAATCGGTACCATGAGACCAAAGCTCTTTTGACATGGCTTCAAATTTTGGATAACTAAAAATTTCTTTATTATTTTTCTGCAAATCAACATAAACTTCATCATAGGCACTTTTAATATGTGATCACAGCTCTCCCAGTATTTGTGCACTTTGCATATTTGTATATAACACTAAAGTGCTGTTTGGATATGCTTTTTTTATATAATAAGGTGTTAATAGTCAATCTAAAATACCAGAAACGCCATCAGCTTTATAGGTTCTTTGTATTGTAAATGCATGGATTAATCTCATATTATATTATACATTTTTATTTTGTAATTCAGCTAATGCTGCTTTTAATTCAGCTATTTCTTGTTTTAGCATTTGAATTTGTCTAATTTCTAATGCATGCAACTCACCATAGCGTATACCATATTCTATTTTATCTTCATCTTTAATAGTATCAGTTTTACTATCAAATCCTAGTCCAGTATCATCTCTAATAATTAATCCTGCAAAGTCTTTTCTAGATATACCATTTTCTAGCATACTTTGTTCAACATCTTGAGCAATAAGACCAAGATGAGTTCTATTTGAATCGCCATCTTTGTATTTATATTTAACTGGCTTTAAGTTATCAAAAAGTATATCATACTTAGATATATCATAATCTATGTTTGTTTTTACACGACGATCAGATATAGTTGCAGCATTTGTGCCATAAGCATTAGTTCAGTTTATATTTGTTCCATAAATATATGTTCATCTATTACTAGATGTACCAAGATATGTTACAGTATTAGCTTCTGTGACAGCTGAAACATTTCCTCATTCACTTCCCCAACCGGAGCCTTTATCGGCTAACCAAACAGTTGCACCTACTCAAGATGTATCACCAAACCAATCTAGTTTAGTAATATACATAGAGTTGGTGCCCCAAGTGCTACTATCGCCTCAAGAATATCCGTCAAACTCCTCACCATATCTTCCAACTCTCATATGACAGTCTGTGCCATATGTTGGGCTTGCATAATCAGGTGGTGTTATATGAATCTCACCTTCTCCAGATTTAAAAACATGTAAAGTACGTCTTGGGTATGGCTTTGGAATTATGCTGCCCAATGCATAACATGTTGCGCCAGTTTCAAATGATTGAGTTAAGTTAAAAGTAGCAGTACCATCACGATTAATTGCGCTAGTATACCCACTTACTGTAGCAGAAGTTAGGTACCATAAACCACCAAAACTAACTTCACCTTCAGTTGCATTAGCATATATCGTTAGATATGTAGTACGTGTTACTGTTCCAAAATCATAACCAGTATAGCTAATAGTAAATGTTTTTGTTTTTAAAAACGGTTTATTAGCAGTAATTTTAACCTTATTTGATGACCCGCCTCCCCAAGCAGTACCAGTAACTTTAACTGTGCATTCAATAGTTGAACTTCCAGCACTTCCAGTGGGGGATATCATAAAACCAGTATCATACTTATTAGAAGTTAGATAAAAATCACCTTCAGATAAAAGCGCTGGTTGCTCCTTTCTTGTAAGACCCATAGTAAATGTGTTACTATCATTACTATTTGAAATAGATAGTTTGCCGCCATTGGTCATTTGAATGCCGCTTCATCCTAACTTAACATTACTATTGGCAAGGGTGCCACCATGTATACTAAACTCCCCAATATTTCCTGCATAGGCATCCAGTGTACCATTAAGTTTTGCACTACCTGAGCTGTCAATTTTAAAAGCTGAGCCAATACTAAATAAAGTTGTTGGAGTATCACTACTTGCTGGCATTTCAGTAGACATATAAATACTACTATTTGAGCCCTGTGTGCCAGCAGATAAGGTAGTTTTAGCTACTTTAAAGCCGCCAATTGTAACTTCATGATCATTAGTTCAGCCAGCATCTAATAGGGTATTTGAGCTACTATCTGTAACAAGTAATTTTTTAGCTTGAATTGCAAGCGAATTAATAAAATCAACACTTAGCATAGAAGCTAGCACTGGTGTACCCCAAACACCAACTGTAGGGGCATCAGAATAAACAATGCGTTCAACTGTCCAATATTGGTAACCAGTATGAACATCTTTATTAAATGCTTGAGGGGCAGTGCTTCATTTGTCTACTGTTGGAGTTGCAACAATATTAGAGTCTCCAGTAGCTGGTCCAGTAGAAGATGATGTATTACTTAAAGAATAATATGTTTTATTTTCTATAACGCTATTACCATCAGCGCCTTTACCACCTGGTTTACCATCTTTAATTACTTGAATAGTATTAGATGCACATTTTACTGCACTAGTTGTATTATTGCTATAGATAGTAATAATTGCTCTACTATCAAAACTACTTGTGTTAATACTGATTGGATTTGTAGAAATTTTAGTTTTTGAACTTTCATTACCATTATCATATTTTGTTGTATAATAAAGGTTGTCTGCAGCTACTATTTTTGCCGCAGCATCAGTTCCAATTTGTTTATCGAATTCAACAGAAACAGATGTAGGTGACTTAGCTGTAATTGTTCCACTTTCATTCACAGTTGCTGTCACAGTATCTGGAGATGCAACAATTCAATAAGATACTGCATTTTCACCAGCTTTATTTTTAACTACTTCAAAAGTTGCATAAGCAACTACTGCGGCATTATAGTATAAAATATATTCTATACTACCATTATCCGCGCTAAGACTGTCAATAGAAGATTCAACTAGTTTATCAGTTGAATTATAACTTGGTTTTCCGCTCGTTATTGTAACACTATTGCCAGAATAAACAATAGAATATCCAGTATTTGTTGGTCCTTGTGAAGTTGTTCTAATAGCTATTGTATCAGTAATTTGAGAATTACCATAATATGCTGTTAATTTGTGAAGTGTCTTCGATCTAAAAGTTGTAGTATTTCATTCAGATGTTGTTCCATCACTACTATAAGGGGCACCAACGAATGGATTACTAATTTTAAGAGTGTGTGCGGAATCACCAGCTGTTCCAGTAACACATACTTTGCCCTTATCGACAAGCGTTCCATCGCCCTGCTCTTCTTGTGTTCATTCCCAGATATATTTTTCATCTTCTCTAGGTGGGACAGAACTGCCTCAAGCAGCTGATTCCCAGTTATTCCAATCAGCATAATGTGCGCTTGCTTCAGCTTCGTTATCATACTCAATTTTTCTGTATTTTTTTAGCACAGATTTAACATAGCCTTTAATTGTTACTTGGCCATTTTTTGTGACGACAAAGTTTCCCTTACCAAGTGCAATGCCATCATTGCCAATATAAACACCATCAACATTAGAATCTAATGATGATTTGTTATCGCTGTAGATTTTATTATTTGCAACAGTAAAATTAGCAATCTTAACTTCGTGGACATCAGCTAAACCATCTGCTTTAAAGAGTGTATTATTATTTGCATCAAAAATTTCAATTTTTTTAGCAACAATATCTAAAGCATTAATATAATTAGTAGTAATTTTATTTGCAACTAACTCGCTGCCAATTGGCTCCCAAGTGGCTTTTCCATCATTATTAATGGCTTTGCATTGATATAATTCGCCATGTGTGTATGCTTGAGTAACTCCGGGGTTAATTGAGAGTGTACTGATATTATCTGGTGTTACTTGAGCATAAGTTGGAAAACCGCCAAATGGAGCCGGTGCTGTCATAATTCATTTTCCAATATAATCAGTTAATTTTGTTGGTATAGAGTCAGCTTTATAACTAGTATTAAATCATGTGTCACCAATACTTAATTCTGGCTGATATACATATAGATCTTCATCGGGTAATATATCGTTTTTATATGGTTCTTTATCTGAATAAAAACAAGTTGATTTTCCACGAGCTATTGCTAAGGCTCTGCTTGCCGCAGAGGTACCACCAGGACGATGGTTTGGGTTTCTAGTTATTGTTCCAGGCTGAGCATTTCCTGTTGTTTCTTCTTCTGGCCAATCAACAAGCTCTCAGATTTGACTCATATATGTTTCATCTAGTTGATCGTTATCTTTATTATAAACATAAGTAACATTATAAGTAAGTTGAAATATATAGTAATCATCATTATGTGCAGGTTTTTCTGAATATGTTCAGTTAGCATCTATTTCTTCTTTTGTTCCATAGGCTGGTGGAAGTGCAATTAATTCACCATTATTTTCTTTAACTCATGTAGGATTATAGTGACCTTCACTATCTGGTTCATAATTATCTGCTAAAACTCTAGCATATCTTACAACTGTCTCTTTTGGGTAGCCTACTAGCTTTAATTCTCCTGCAATTGTGACACCACTTCTATCTACTCTAAATAAGTCTAAAATAGGGTATAAAGTATGTGTGCTATCATATGCTTGAATTCTTCAGGCGTTTTCATCAACCTGCCAACCAAGACCAGTCATTCTTGCATCTTGCTCTTTTAATATGAAATCACCATTTTTAATTTCTTGTGCAGTAATTTGTTTATTAGTTTCTTGAATTGCTTCGATAACGTTTCCAAGAGTTTTAAAAGAACTATAACCACCTTGAACTTGTGCAATAGATTTATCTTCACTGCCATATGATAATTTTGTATCTAATGGTAATGTTGCTGTTTTAGTTACAGTTAAATCTTGGCAATTAATAGTGCCTCTTTGGTCTTTATTTTCTTCAGCTGTTCCTAAAAATAACTTTCCAATAACAACTGGTGAATCAAGTTCATTATTGTCAAAGGCAAGTTCAACAACATCGCCTTCTCTATATCCATTATAAATTCCTGGTTGAATAGCAAAAGTAGCTTCGGCAACCATTTCTGTAGTATTGCCAGCATTTTCAAATAAAGGCATACGAACAACACAGGTATTTGTTGTAAAGTCAATAGATTTAATTATACCTTTTGTAATCATTTAAATTCTCCTTAATTTGAAATTCTTGTTAAAGAAAGTGTAGTAACATAACCACTTTCACTAATATCATCAACTTGCTTCGTTATAATATACAGTCCAGAACTAATATGTTTGTGTCCGCCTGGAAATACAACATTTAATCTTAAATATTGCATTAATTGTGCTGGGCGCAATAACCCTTGAATTTTTAGTGTTGCTGAAATTGGATATTTAGTCATTTTAGTAAATCAGGTAATGTCTTCTGGTCTTGTTTGAAAGCGATCATTTCCAGATGTAAACATAGGTGAATAAACATCTTCTCATTGGCCTTTATTATTAATTCTTCTAGTGTATTTTTCTGGGCTAAGCTGTGAGTTGTAGTCATAGTAGATAGAATAATTTTCATCCTTGTCTACACTAAAACCAAGAACAATTGTTGAAGTATTGAACCCAATATCAACTTCATAAGCGTCAGCTTGTTCAACATTTGTTGGAGTTTTACTTATTTTAAAGTAAGGTCCGCCCAATGAATCAGTATCACTATATAGTTTATCATAGACAGTATCATCATGAATTGTTAAAATATAAATATCATTACTTAAATTATTATTTGTTGAGCCAGCAGGAATCATACAGCTGGTTAGATACATAATATAATCTAATGGTGAGATATTTGTTTTTGGTTTAATTTGAACAATTTTATCGTCACCTGCAATTAACTTTGCTAAGTTTCGTTCATTCATTCCTGTAAATAAGCTTTGTAAACCATATTTTTTGTTTCTAAATACTGATTTAATCTCATCACTTGGTTTTACATAACCAGATTTTGGAAAAGTAAACGTGCCTGTTTTTCCTACAACAGAACCAGAAACAGCTTTAACTGTATAATTTATTCTACAATTTTCTAGATCAAACTGTTGAGTAATGCCAGTAATAATTGCTTCTTCATCTTTATAGACATAGGTAGGCATAGAAGCATCACCATAACTAAAAATAATTTTACGGGTTTTAGATACACTACTAAATACTTTTTCAAAAAAGTTTGGGTCATCTGTTGGTTTTATTGGATAAGAAATAGACAGTGTGTATTGGTTAACTTGGCCATTTATTTTTATAATATTTAATCTTTGAACATAGCTTGGATATTGAACATCATAAGCAGAATAAAAATTGTCACTCGTTTTCTCTTTAGCTTGAATACGAGTTTTTGAAAAAACACCAAAAGTATATGTACCAATTGTTACTTTAATTCATGGTGCTTGTATTCTAGCTTGACTAGATAATAAACTTCTTTTTTCTTTTGGGACTATGGCCATAATTTACCTTATCTTTCGTTTTTAAATTCAATGCTTGATAAACTTGGAATTTTAATCACACTAAATTTTGTGCTTAATTGAATAAATGGATCTGTAATTCTATTAAAATATGCAATAATCCACCAATAAGTTGGATTATTATAATAAGTTAATGCTAAACCATCTAGAGTATCATCTGGTTTAACTTTATGAGATATATAAGAATTAATTTTATTTAATTGCTCTCCAATACCGTATACATCACGATCTTTTTTAGAGTCATAATAATATGGAACGCCAGTATATCTGCTTGTGTAATTATAGTTAGCATATCTTTTATTTTTTAATTTTTCCACACTAGTCTCCTCCTAATTAATCGTCACCAATGTTCATGCCCTTTTTAAGTGTTTGTACAACACCTCGGAATGAACCATTTTTAAATACCGTTGTTGCATCATATGGGTCAACTTCGCTTACTGTAATACTTAAACTTACTTGTGCATATTTACCATTTGCCAATAATGGAAGCTTATATGTAAGCGCAATTGGGCCATTTACAATACCTTTTATAAATACTTGATTACTAAGTCTTAATGCAACAACTGGTGGTTCTACAGCTTTATTTGATAGATTATACTTTGGTAATGATATTGCTTGTAAAGCTTTAATAAGATTATCAATATAGTCTTCACCAGCCTGTAATACAGAATTACTTACTCCGAGATTGACGTCATCCATCATATCTCTGTGTAACTTTAATTCAATTTGCACGGTTCTTGGACCTGACTTACTATAAGTATATACAGGAGCAGAACGTCCAAGAGCACTTGTTTCACCAAATGTTGATTGCATTTGGTCATTAATTGTCTCAGGACAGCTTGGCAATCTTCAAAATTGAAAGTCCTCATCTAAGTGGGAGATATAAATATAATTTTCAGGAAGAATATATTTATTTGCCATTTTTGCCATAATTATTTTTCCTCCTCAGTTAATTCAATATTAGCAATACTGGTAGCAACCTTTTTGCCTGTACGCTTGTCTGTATCAATATGTGCATAATATTTTTCAGCATCTTTATCAACATACCCTAAGATATCATGATTAACGCCATAAGTATTTTTGTGCAAATTAATATAATCATAAATAATTTGATTAATTCTATACTCTCAAATACCAGGATACTTTGCAAAATAATTGTTTGAATCATAATTTAAACTAAGAGCTTTTTGCACACGTTTAATATTATCTGTAATTTCATCTTCTCTATTAGTAATACTATTTTCGAGTAAATATTCTATAAGTCTGTCTGCAAATGGGTGTTGCTCATTTGTATTCATTCTTAATAATTGTAATGGAGTGATTAAGTCAAAATGCTTTTCATTTGTAACATTTTCAATATCAATTACTGCATGATTTGTTCTTTTTTCCCAATCGCTTACACAGTTAATAAATAACTTTTTAATATAAGTATTAAAATAAGCAGTTTTACTATCAACTGAGACGCTTGGTTTATTTGCACGATAAGCTTCAAAATACTTATCTAAATCAACAAATATTTTTGCTTTTAATTCTTCAGATGGCTCAATGCCATGTTCTATATCATATTCGTATTCATCTATTATTTCTTGTGCAATATATTGTCTATAGTACGGCTGATCATCAATAATAAGAGTATTTAAACTCTTATCAGTATTTTCGATACATGCTTCTTTTCAAATTAATCCTTGATTTTTTCATGTATAGCTATTGTCAGCTTCTTTAAATGTTTTATAAATATTATAATGTGTAGTATCTAAATAAATTAAATACTCTTTTCCAGCTGGTGGAATTGGAGCACCGCCTGGGTCCAAAGATGGTCTATTAGCACCTCAATCATCAATATTTAATATTTGTAGTTCAGGTCTTTTATATGTATAATTTGTTCAATTTAAATAATCGCCCTCTAAAATAACAATGGTAGAGGTATTATTTACTGGTAATTTAATAAATAATTTTAAATCACATTCAGACTGTGCAAGCTCTACTAAAGAATTTCCAAGAGTAAATTGATTTAAATTTAGTAACTCTGTATATAATACTGGGCTAGCAAAAGCACAGTGAGATAATTTTTTATATGTTAACCCATATATATCATTAAATTTTTTACGACTATCTTGATAGTTTCCATAAATACCACAACACATTTCTACTTGTGTATCACAGTCTAAAGCAATAGTATAGGTTTTAAATAACTTGACTGGGACCATGTATATTTTATAGTCCTTATCACTTGTATCAAAAGCAAACTTTCCAGAAATTTCTGGAGAATATCTATAAGGAACAGTTTGTGGTTTTGTCTTATCGTCTCGTGAAGAGTGTGGATAGTCAATAATTCCAAGGTTATCATGATTTTCTTCTGTCACTTCTACATAGTCAAAATCATGAATTACCCAATAACCAATATAATCACTTGTGCTCATAAAGGTCATAAAAACTTCAGCTTTATCAAAGTCTTTTAGCGGAATATATGCAGCCGGTTTAGCTACATATTTTGCAGATAATTTAAGTCTAGTACAAGCTCTATTACTAAAGCAATTATACAAAGGCATTAAATCTAAACCAGAATAATCACGTTGGAATCTTAAATAATCACCAAGATACTCATGAGTATATGAATCATATATATTATCTTTAATTTTTAAATTTTTTGTATAATTTAAAAGTTTATTGCCATAATTGTAAACATGCATATGGCTTCCAACTTTTGTGTTTCTATCACCAACTTCAACTCAAGCATTATCAATAAATTCTTGAATCTTATTGTCTTTAATGTATGGAATATATCTTAAGTGTTCTGGATAAATAGTTGAGTTATCTTCTGCATTTTTATAACTAGTAACTGTTTCTAAAACATCATAACGTTCTCTGCCAGTTTTAGCTTTATATTCTTGTTGTTCATAGGTATAAATACGAAGCTTTGGTAAGTTAAAATTATGTAATAATTGTTTTAAGTAGCCAGTAAAGATATCTGTATTATTAAACTTTTTCATTATTTATCCTCCTAACTAGTTACCTAGTCCACCATATCCACCTGGGAACACATATGATGAATCAAATTTAACGTGGAAGCTTTCACCACCACTGACAACATCAGTTAAAATATTAATAATATCAACGATGTGAGCATCAACTTCACTTAATTTTGTTTCATTGCTATCATCAACAGCTTCGGCAAGTTGATCATTAGCCTCACTTTGTGCATCGCCCATAGTTTTACTTTGAACATCACTGCCTTCACTATTACCAACATAGCCTGATTCAGATGTTCCTTGTAGTGATGTAGTAAGCAAGCCAGAACCATTGCCTCTTGTAACAGTATTTAATCCAGATGTAATACCAAAGTTTTTTAACATTGCACCACTACCAATGCCGTTACCAAGTCCGGCCATCATATTTCCAATGCCACCTAAAATACCAGCACTTAAAGCTCCAACACGCATTAAGTTAGCTACAGTTGTTTCTAAGTCAACCATGTTGCCCATGACGCTAAATGCTGGAATATTAATACCACCAACAGTGCTATCTAGCATACTAGCAATTGTATAAATTGCATATAAAGTTGGGCTATTTGCCATAGTATTAGCCGTAGCATATTTCAAGTTATCAAATAGGTTAGTCATTAATTCACCTGAGCTTGTTCTTTGATACATTGTTCCTGCCATTGTTTGTAGTTGGGTAATCATGCCACTATAATTTAGGTTTGTAGTAGAAATGTTATTTACAGAAGAAGCAAGGTTTGCCGCAGCTTTTAAATCAGAAGCAGTTAATCCATAAACATTTGCAAATTGTTGTGCAACAATTTTACTATTTTTAGTTTCTTTATAGATATCTCCTAAATAACCAACCATTGCTCTCATTAATTGATTAGTTTCTGAATCATCAAGTCCTTCTGCTAAAATCTCTGCAATAGAAAGATTTGCTCTATTGGCAGCCATGACTAGTAAGTTTCCATAACCACCTTCTGTAATAGCGCTTACATCACCAGCAGCTAACTTACCAAGAGCGCTAGATAAACCGCCAGTATTAGAAAAACCTACTGAATATAATGAGCCCATCCATTTTTGAACTTGATATTCAAATGCAGTTGCATCTTTAGCGCCCATTAAAGCACTTGCTTCATATAAATTTTGTCTAATTTCAGATGCAGCTTCTGTCATGTATTCAGTAGTTTGATACATGTTGTTTAAGAATGCTGTTAAAGCAGATTCCATGCCTAAACGAGCTGCTGTAGTATCTGCTTGTTGAATACGAACTAATTTAAGCAAAGTAGCATCTGTAGCATCAAATGTATTTGCGATTTTAGCACTTACTGTATCTAAGAAAGCTCTTTGTTCAACATTAAATGCAATACCTTTTCCAACTAATGTTTTTAAGCTATTAACAACATCTGCTTGCTTAACTACTGGAGACATGCCAACATATGAAATAATATCTTGGCTCATTGCTTTCCAGTAGGAACCTAAGAATGTTCTTTGTCCTTTTAGTCCTTGTAAACGAGTATCAATAGTGCTTTGTGCTTGGGCAATTTCATCGATACGTCCTTGTAATTGCTTTGCAAAATCTTCAATAAGTTTTTGACCTTGCTCTGCAACAACTTGCATTCTTTGACCCTTAACAGCTTGTTCGGCTTCATCTCTTGAGATGCCCTTTTCTGCCATTAAGTTTTGAATAGCTTCTTCTTTATTTTTGAAGAGCACATCACCTAGGGTACTAAATTCACTAGAAGCTAGATTTTTTAGATCTTTAATTTTCTTTTTATTTTGCTTTTCTTCTTCTTTTAAACGTGCTGCTTGCACCTTATCAATTTCTTTTTGAAAAGCTGTTTGATAAGCACGCTTTTTATTATATTCATTTTTTATTGCAGCAGCTTCTGCGCCACTTTTACCTTTTAAGGCTATTTTTTCTTCTTCATCGATTGCTTTTCGACGTTCTGCTAAAGTGCGTTGTTCAACAACTGCAGCTGCATCATAGCCCATTTGAATTAAACGCTTATTAAGCGCTTGTTCTTGTCTGAGCTTTTCAGTAGTAGCGTTTTGAGCTAATTTTACTTGCAAATCATAAAGTTCCTCCGCATTATTAATGCGTAGCCTTAAAAGTCTATTAGCTTCTTGTTGCTCGAATTCAGACTCCTCTTTTGAAAAGGAGCGAATTCTATCCAGCATTTTATTTAGCTGTGCTTCGGTAAAAACTTCATCTGCCATGCTTTATAACTCCCTATTTATTATTTTTGTTAGTTTTTGCTTTCTCAATGGCTTGTTTCGTGGCCTCTTGTTTAGCATTAATATATTCTATTAAATAAAATCTCTCCTGAAAGCTTAAATCTAACACGTCAGTATAGCTAGTGTGCAAGTTATCACTAATATACCAACATTCTTTAACTATTTCTTTATATCTTTTTGGTCCATAGGCCTTACCATCACTAGATAGTTGTGGGTCTAAAAAATTCGGTCCCAAAGCGAAAGGATGTAGGTACCTCTCCTCCACACTTTGTACAGTCAACAATTAATTTGTTGTCCAATCCTACCATATCATTTAAAGCATCAATACTATTAATAATTTTAGCCATATCAAGAGCTGGAAGCTTATCAATAAAAGCCTCTAGTTTAGTTTGATCCATTGGCATACCATCTACAGTATCAATAACGCTAGTTAATAATACCATAACTTCAAATGAAATGTCTGCGGATTTAAATTTTCTTTTAAGTTCTTTAGTTCTATTTTCCATCTCATCAAGCATTCTTGGTGTTTGAAATTTTAAAACTACAGTATTACCACTTTTTGGTAAAACAATTGTTCTAGCTTTCTCAAAAGCTTCATAATCAAAGTCTTTAACTACAAGGTCTTCTAAGTGTGCAATAGTTTCAAATACTTCACCACAGAATGGACATCTGAGTTGCATTTTATATTCATCACCATAGGTAACAATTCTTAATCTATGAAGTAAGTATTCATAGTCACCTAAAGCCATATCATAGACATGAATTGCTGGTTTTTCAATCATACAACCTTCAATAATATCTGCTAAAGTCTTAAATTGCGTGGTGCTTGGAGATAAACGTTTCATCTCATCTCTAGCTGTCATACTGCGGAGTTCTACGTGGGAATTTACTTGTTTACCATAAATAAGACCTTTTGATGGTAATTCCATTCCTTCTCCAATAGTGTAATTTGTTTGTCTTTCTTCCATTTTAAATATCCCTTTCTAAAATCTTTCTTCAAAATGTTTTTCCAAAATCTCCCTGATTAAAGCAGAGACTGTCATGTTTCTTTTTTTAGCTTGTGCCTCTAAACGAGCCTTTAATGGTCGTGTAGTCTCAAAGGTTTGCATTATTTTGTCACTTCTATCAACTTTCTTTCTTCCCATTTTAAGCTATTCCTTTCTTAAAACATTGCTCAAACGTTCATATAATTTAGCAAATAAAAACAAAATAGATTTAATAAATTTATTTTTAAAAAAATAAAAAGCAAACCGAAGTTTGCTTAATATTTTTAATTATTTTTTAATTAGTTTTCTTCAACAACTGGAAGGTCAACTAAAGCTCTATCGTAAGATAATTCAACTTGTAATTTACGTTTACCGTCATTTTCTCTGTCAAATTCAGCTTCAGTAATTTTAGTAACAAATACACCTTCAAGAGTCCAAGTTCTAATTAACTCATAATCTTGTGTATATTCACAAAGAGTACAAGTTTTCTTATAATCTTTCATACGTCCACCTTTACGTGTATGTGGATTATATGCAAGATATAACCAAGACATTAAGATAGATTTAGTATCTAATCCAACAACGTCATCAACTTCAATAGTTCCACCATCCCAAGTAGGAACTGTTGCAAATTTAACAACGTCATTACCACGTCTATATTCTTCTGTACCAACACTGAAGTGTGGAACAAATGCTTTAGTAACGTTTAATCTAAGAATATTTTGACTATCATTAAGTCTATCTGATTCAGCAGCAGCCTCAGGGTCACCAGTATAGGCTGGGCTAAGTAAGTTAGAAAGGTCATCAACAATTAATGTGAAGAACGCATTTCTAGCTGCTTCATAATTTGCTAAGTTAGAACTAATGTGTCTAGTATTTAAGCTTTCATCAAATTGTGACATATTCTATATTCTCCTTTATTATTCTTCTTCAATATCAGTTGTGATACCACCGATAGAATCTTCAAGGTATAATTTAATATCAAAGTCTTCAACAGCTTCAATTGGAACAATTCTAATCTTAGCAGTTAATAGAGCTTTTTGAGAACTCTTAACCTTAACAAATTTATAATCAGAGATACCTTGATCTGACTTCATTTTTTCTAATGTAGGTCTAATAGCATTACAGAAGTTAACCCATAATAAATCGCTATTTGGATCAAATGTGAATCGTCTGCAAGCAACATAAACATCTTTCTTAATAGTAGTGCATAATTGTCTAATATTTAAGAAATGGCTTGCTCTTAAATCACCTTCATTACCTTCTTTGGCGCCTAAAGCATAAGCTGTTCTATTGCCCCATAAATAATAGCTATTTTTAATTTTAACAACTAAGTTAATAGCTTTTGTAATATTTGCAGTAGCATAACGTGGTTCTAAGATGTCAACAGCAGCTTCACCTAATTTACAACCAAGACTTTCAATAGTATAATTACTAATACCTCTTGTAAATCCAGCAACAGCATACCATTCATTATAAGTTTCGGCAGCTTTAGCAGCACAAGCTAAATAATGGAAGGATGCAGGGAAGACACAGCCACAACCAAGTGTATCTGTTTCATCTTCGCCTTTCCAAGTAGCAATATATTCTTTGGACATTGCATATTTAACATATGGTGCAAAGATTGCTGCATATTGAGAGGCATCGATTTGACTTAAGGCAGTAGTCATAGATGTAATTGCATCTGCTTGACTCATTGGTGATCCACTAGTTTCATAAGAATCAGCCGGTAAATCAACAAGAGCAATACAATCACCACGACCAGTTTCTGTAGCTTTAGGAGTATGTGTAGCTAAGCTAATAATTAAATTATTTGCTGTAGTATTATCTTCTAATAAACCAGTAAGAATATATCTGAAGTCATAAACGCCTTTGTCTTTTAAGCAAGACCAATAGCTTGCTTCATTCATATCACCTGCAATTGTAAGTTTTTTGTATAAAATAGTATAACCTAATCCTAATAATTCATAAGCAATTTGGTTACCATATTGGTGGCCTAATTTTAAATCTTGACCATTATTACCATACTTGATAAAGGCATAACGTTTTTCAATATCTCAGACGGTTCTTTCATCAACTAATACAAAATGATGTACATATCCTTCATCATAATTTTCACCTTTATCATCAGTAGGCTTTGTTTCTGATGTAACTTGAACTGCCTCATAGAGCTTTCCATCTGTTCTTGCAATGGCAGCATTAAATTCTTCTTGCGTTAATGCTTTTGGAGCTTCTTCAGGTTGTGCAAATTTTTTAGCTATAACGATACTTTTTGTAGCTGGGACTTTACCAATTACATTGATAAATTCTTCACGACTAGTACATTCGTATACATCATTTTCGTCAAAAACACTTTCAGCTTCTGCACTTTCGCTAACAACCATGCCACCATAGTGATATTTACCATCTTCACCTTTGGCACGTTCTTTGACGAAACCTGGGACGACGACAGCAAAATTAGTATATGGAGTACGACCTGCTCTGGTATTATCATATTCGCTAATAATAATTTTTGGCATACTTTTGTTGTCTCCTTTTAATTTTGTGACTAATTAATTTAGTGTAAGTTCCATGAACTTCATTTAATTTAGCAAATAAATTAATAATATTATGCTATTTTTTAATTACAATATCTGGTACTGGTTCATCCATACGACCAAATGGAACATCTAATTTTTCCACTTCACCAGATTTGCTAATTTTTTCTGAAATTTCAAGATAACCATCAGCTCCGGCTGGTATCTCATCAACACCATCAATAAATAGACGCCAATTTTTTCTATATGGAACACTGAATAAGAACGCATCTTGTAATTCCATTTGTATCGTTCATCTATGAAATTGTCCGCTAAATATTCTTTCACTAATAGCACTTGTATCAGACACTGTATTCAAGACTCTAATATTAGCAATATGTTCAATATTTAAGTCTTGATAAGGAATTATAATTTTAATAACAGGGTTATTGATCAATTTAAAGAGGAAATTTCTTACATATTCATCGCTTTCCTCATCTGTTTTTGTAAAAATATCTAATTGATAAACAAGTTTAATTGGCAAAACATTAAATTGATAAGCTCCTTGAGGTATTTCTTTAACTGCTTGTTTTAGTTCCTCTCCTTTTAAACCTGTAAGATCAGTATTTGGAACTGCAGTTTTATAGTATCGTAGTCCATCATATGACTTTGGAGATTTTACTGTAGAAAGTAATTCTATGTCATTATTTCTGGAAAGAGCAATAATTGGTAATTTAAATGGATTGTCATTTAGGTCATCTGCAGTAAGCTCAAAAAGTTTTTTAGACTCATCTGGACGTAACACCCTTAATGGAGTGTTTGTTGGCAATCATTTTTGTAATTTTGCTACAATTAGATCATCATAGTATCTACAGGCCATAATTAGTCCTCCTTTTCAAGTGCAATTTTTAATATATTACTTCCTGCAATTTTACCATTTCCATAAGTGATAAAACTTGCAATTTTATCTAAAAAGTTGTCTGGTATAACAATTACTAATTCAGAAGTATCTGTTGTATTCGTCATAAATTTAGCATTTGAGATGATACGAAGACACATTTGAACTAAATTAGAATTATATTTATTTTTTAATGTTTTATCTAATAATTTTTCTTGCGCGTTTTGTTTATATAATAGAATTCTACGACGAGCAATTCATTTAGCTCTGCTGGTAATAGAAGGTAAATCTGGTCCAAAAATAGTTGTATTATTGATTTTTTGTGTAAAAAACATAACTATGCAACTAAATTAGCTTTTTTAGCTAATCCCAATAAAAGTTTTTTAACAGATTTGCCACTATATTCATATCTACCAAGCATTAAATCTTTATCATATTGACGAGTTTCTGAATAAGTAGGTCTTACAGAATCTCTAGTGCTATACAATTTATTGCCAGTAGCTTTTTCTACATCATCCAAATATGTAGAATAATTTAATCTTCAAGCATCAACAAGGTAAGAAATCATCTTTTTAGCTGTAACATCACTGGTAATTCTTTCAAGCATTCTATCAATGATGTCTGATGTAATTTCTGGTTTTTCATCATCCATAGACTTACCAGCATGAATTTCTAATAACTGCTTAATAGCAGTTGGTGATCTAAATGAGCCAGTTTTTGGTGCGAGGTCTTTTACCAAAGAACCAGTGTCACCTTCAGTATACATAAAATTGGCTAATATTTTTCCTGGGTCTTTGCTGTATTCGCCTTTAAGTGTAGCATTAAAATCGCTAGCTCTTTGTCTTACTGCATTTTGTAGCTTCAAGTAATTTTGAAGGTCATTGCCTACATTAAATAATTCATTATTAAATATAACATTATATTCTTTAAATGTTCCAGTGCCTCTAATATCACTAAGTGTTAAGATACGATTTACCCATGCATTATAAATAGGCACAAAGGTTTCAAGATTAATTTTACCGCTGGCTAATAGTGATTCTCTATCTTTAAGATATTTAACAAATGGATTTGTAAGACTATCTCATCCAACTTCAATTAAAGTATTAGTAAAGCTAGCTCCGAGAGCTTTAACTTGATCTGCTACAGCTCCTCATTCAAGCTTATAATAACCATCTTTTAATGGGCCAGTTCTAGAGGTATCTCCGTCTCAGAAAGCTTTACGTTCATCTGGATTTTGAAGTCTAGCATAAATTGTTCCCCAATCAGCTTTTTGGCTGTTAGCAAGCTCATCATTAACTTCACGTTCATGTGCAGCTCTATCGGCTTCTCTACGTCTTCTATCAACAGTAGCATCAGCCATTAATTGACTAAAGCTTTCTATAATAGAATCTAAAGCTTTTTGTAATTTATTTATATTATTAACAGATCTTATAGAAGTTGGGACAGTTAAGTCAACAATTGGTTTAATTGACTTATATAAGCTATCAAGCACAGCAACATATGAATCTAATGCAGCTTTAGTAGCAGCATCAGCTGTTAACTCAGTTATAATATCTAATGAAATAGCATCTTTAGCATTATCACACTCAGCAATTACTTTATCGCATGTTTCTTTTAATTTTTTAACAATAGCAGATTTATCTGCTGTTAACTCATTAGTTTTAAAGGTGACTTCAATTTCTGCATGGATAGTTCTTCAACGAGCTATAGCAGTATTTACTTCTTTTTCTCCCCAAGGAGTTTTTCCAGCTGCAGTTCTAAATTTTTTAATATCAGCATCAAATTTTTGTCTTTCTGTGCCGTATTTATTAGCCGGATTAATTTTATCAGCTAATGTAACTACTTTATCCAATGCAGTGCTATAAGTAGCTAATTCTGATTGTAACTCAACAGAATGATCGCCAGGAAGTTTAGTAGTATTATTAATTTCTTCAGCTGCACTATTAAGTTGTTTTAGTGCATCTGTCAAGTCTTTTGTTCTTTTAGCATCATCAGTTGCATTTTTAATTGCTTCTATATTAGCTTTTAATGTTGGGATGTCACTATTAATAGAACTTACAAGAGCAGTGCCAGTATCAGTTGCTGTTGCTTCTTCTAAAATATCTTCATTTAAGATATATTTTTCAAGTAAAATAAATTTTGCCATATTAGTCATCCTCTTCATTATCAACTAATGCAGTAAAGTTTGTATCAGTGAAATTTTCTGTAACTGTTTTTTCATCGGTATCAATGTATTCTGGCGCAATTTCACAAGCAATAGAAGCTGGATATACCATAATATTTTGCATACTAATTACACGAAATACACGGCCCTCTGCTTGATCAATACCGCTTGGTACAATAAATAATGCACCAACTTGAATGTGTGGTAGATCATATGGAACATGAATAATTGATGAGCTTTCTTGAAGCTCGGCAACCCAGCCCATTTTTTTCAATGTCTTTTGATCTGGATGTTCTTGAAAAATACATCCAACTAATTCTGGTTTGTAATAATATGTGTCTAAATCACCATGACCATCATAGGTCTTGCCAGGTAGTGGTGCTCTATATATACAGTTGATACCAAGGAGCTTAACCATTTGCTTAAAATATAATCTATGTAATTTAATATCTTTATTTAATAATAAACCATAGTTATTTGGATTATCAGACATAATTAGCTCCTTTCTTTTTAGAAATTAAGGCTGGCCGTATTATTGTTTACAACCAGCCTATTATAATTATTTTATTATTTTAAGCCTTCAACAAGGTTTTCATTAATTTTATACTTATAGCCGAAGCTTTCAGTAATAAGTGTTTTAGACTCATTGATTGAGCAGTTTAATGTGAATGCTTTTTCATCGGAGAAGTCTTTATTGTAGCCTTCAAAGAATAATTTACCTTCACCATAAGCTGGTAAGAATTCAAACATTGTTAATTTTTCTTTACCACTATTGAATGAAATTTTACCTTCAACAACTAATTTGCCTTCTTTAAGTTCACAACCAGTTGTTTCATAAGATTTAACATTAGAATAAACCTCATGTAAGTATTCATCAATGTGTTTATTTAAAGAACATTCATCTAATTCATCAATATCATCTTCATTAAATTCTGGTTCTTCAATTTCAGTTGGAACTTCTTCAACAGGAGTTTCTTCAGATGTCTCTTCATGGAATTCAGGTTCTAAGATTTCTTTTTCTTCTTCAGTTGCTTCAACTTCAATTTTTGGAGCATCTGGATTATCTAATTGACCTTTTTCAGCAATTACAAGCGTGTCTTCTTCTCCATGAATATCAACTTTATTTTTAATAACATCTAATGGTGTTTTTTCTTCAACTTCTTCTTTTGGCTCTTCTTCAACAGCTTCTTCACCTTCAACAGGCTTTTCAACAGGTTCATCTACTAGAGTTTCTTCTTCAGCTGGAACTTCATCTTCTTCTTTAAGAGATTTTTCACAGTTTTCACCACATTCTTCTAATGGTTTGTCGCATTCACCATCTTTGCATTCTTCGCCTTCAGTTAATTGTTTTTCAATATTATCTGGAAGGACAGCTTTACCATCAGTTGGGTCTTTATCTTCATATTCTAAATGAGTTGTTCTTTCAGCTGGATTTCCAGTATAACCTTCTTCAACAGGAGCTTCTTCCCAAGAGTCTATGATTGCAGAAACTTCTGGATCAGGCTCTTCAGTAAGTTTTTGCTTATCGCATTCTTCTAAGCTTTCTTCTTTAGCATCTTCTCTTGCAGCATTAATTTCTTCTTCAGAAACAGGGGTTTTAAATTCATCGCTATCAAGTAATTTATCTAAATTACCTTCTTCATTTAAGTTTTCATTAACATCCCAAGAAGCAATGATTGAATCAATTTCAGCATTTACATCTTCATTGAGAGTTAAATTTTCAGAACCATTTTCTGTTTTAAGCTCAGAGCCCTCTGCAGCTTCTTTTTGTGCATCAGAAGCATTTAAACTTTCATCAATGGCAGGCTCAATGATTTCTAAGCCATGTTCCTTTGCTGTATTGGTTTCTTTATTTTTCTCAACAATTTGTTCACATTCTTCTTTAGTTCCAGTAAAAACCTCTTTTTCTGGTTTATCAGATAGAACAACTTTGCATTCTCCTGTCTCTTCAGTTAGAGCTTCTTCAACAGGAGCTTCATCTTCTTTTGGCTCTTCTTCAGCCTGAACCTCAGTCGGCTCTTCAGCAGGAATTTCTTCTGCTGGTTCTGTATCAGCTAAACCAGCTTCAGCAACCTCTGGAACTGGTTTAATTGCATCTGGTAATGCTTCTTCTAAATCAGCATTAAATGCGTCTAAACGTCTTTGAATAGCAGCTTTAACTTCTTCATTATCAGTTTTCTTTAAAGCTTCTTCTTCTTGCTTAATCATTTGTTGTAGATAAGCAATATAATCATTATGAGCTTTTAATTTTTTATCTAAATCTTTATCAACTTCTTCATTTAATGTAAGATTTTCTGATTCATTTTCTGTTTTAAGTTCAGAACCTTCTTCAGCATCTTTTTGAGCTTCAGAATTATTTAAGCTCTCTGGTAATGCAGGTGCATCGACGCCAGCGTCATCTAAGTTAACAACTTCAAGACCGCCATGAGTAACTACCATATTATCATCAGAATGCTCTTTTACATAAGTATCACATTCTTCTTTAGTGCCAGTAAATAATTGATGGCCACATTTGTCTTTATAAAATACTGAATAGGCTTTTGTATCAGCTTTTTCATTAAGAGTTAAATTTTCAGATTTGTGAGCAGTAAAAAGTTCACTATCTTCTTCTGCGTCTCTTTCAGCTTCAGAATGATTTAAGGATTCATTCTTTTCTTCTGGTGTTTCTTCTGGGATTTCTTCTGGAACTTCTGATAAATCAAGGTCTAAATCTAAATCATCTTCATCAACTTTAGCACCATCACCAGTTCCTTCAGCGTCGACTTCTTCAGTTGGTTCTTCAAAGTCTAGGTCTAATTCATTTTCTTCTGCTGGAGCTTCTTCATATTTATCAGCTTCATCATTACCAACTGAATCAACTTTACCAATTAAATTATAGCCAGATGAATTGCCACAGTGTTGACAAATTTCATTAATATTAACAACATCTGGGTTTTCCTCAGACTTTTCAATATCTTCAGGATTTTTGTAGAAGAGTGTCATACATTGTGGGCATTGAATAATAACTTTGCCAACATATGAAGGAAGTAAGTCATCTGCAGTTTCAGCATCTAAATCGACAATTTTTTCAATGCGTGCTAATTTAGCTTGTGCAACTTCTCCATCACGTTCTTCTTTAGCTTCTTCCAAATCTTCAGAGCTACTAACATCATAGTAATCTTCAACTAAGATTTCTGTATGTGATTTAGTATTGAATCTTTCTCTGAGATCTACTCTATTAGCTGCAATGCCTTTTTCAGCAACTGGAATTTCAATTTCATCTAAGGCTTTAAATGCGGCTTCAAGATCAAATTTTTTTACTGATTCTTTTTCCATAAATTTCATTTTTCTCCTTAATCTATTGGATATACTAGATTGCTATTCGCTCTAAGTACTTCTCTTAATTCTTTTAAATCGGTGTTTCCTTCTTCAAGAAGTTTTTCACCATCCATGCCCCAAAGAGCATTTGATTGACTAAATCTTGTTCTAATTCTTCCTAACGTTATTTTTGTGAACGCTAAACACATTCTTACTAATACGTCTTGCCAATAATCACTTTTAATATCCTCTACAGAGGTAAGCTTTGGAATATATTCAACAGCAACAGTGCCAGGGGCTGACATATTATTATTTAAATACAACTTATGTGCGTGTTTGTCTTCTCTGAAAGCCATATCAGTTGACATGGTATTTCTTACTTGGGTTAGTGTGTTCCATGCTGCATAATTCATCACATAATCTTGAAGATTATACATTGTTCCAGCATTACTGAATACCATCCATTGTTGGGCATACATAGGGTCCATTGTTAGAGAATTTCCAGCATCTTCTGAATTTCCTACTCCAACAGTTCTGTAGACCTTAACAATAGAGGACGAGTTTTCAAGTGGCGTGCCGGTATAATCAATGCATGAAGCATACGGAATATTAACAATAGTAGTTTCATCCCAATATCTTTGAAGTTCACGCAAAGCTTTTTTAACGACAAGCTTAATTGTCTCGTCTTCAATTTCAAGTTCAAGAACAACACCAGTAAGTTCGAGTTTGACTTCTTCTATGACGTCTTGTATTGTCATTGGTTATAAACTCCTCCTTATTGGCAACTTATCAATTAATTTAGCAAATAATAAGATTAAACATAAATAAAAAGCTCATTATTTGAGCTTCTTTTATTTTTCATTAAATTTAAAAGTATAAGAAGCAGTCTTTCCTGCCATCAGCCATATATTCCGGTTGCTTTCTATCTATAACAATTAAGTCTCTATAGTTGCTAGGAAATGCTTTATATCTTACAATATATTCTTGAATTCTGTTTGTATTGTCGGTAATTCTATAAAATGGTCTTTTTTCTTCTGCTCACGTAGATGGAACTTTTTCTTGATAATTTTGAAACTGTATCGGCCTAATGGTTGCAGGCGGATTAAACTCATATTTACCTCATTTGTGATGTAATAAACAGGCAAATATGCTATCCTCATATCCTTCATTCTTTTGTGGATCAATTGGGACCATTGGCTCATTTTCATAAATAAATCTAGAAATTGCACATAGATTTAGCTGTGCACCAATATATGGGTGATACTTACTATTTTTGCCATGAATAAAACAAAAACCTTGTGGATGTTTATCTACCTCTTTCATAAAATCTAAATGAGCATGATCATTATCACATTTTATAATGGCATCATCATCAAACATAATTATATAATCATAATCTAGCTTTAGGAATTCTTCTCTTAACATTTGTCTGGCTTTTAAGATTCCAAGTGGTTCATAAGTTTTTATTATCTGCTTGTTTTTTGTTTTAATTGGCTTAAAATCTTGCCAATTTTGGGCAATAACTAAAATATCAATGTTAGGCCAAAGGTCATTGAGCTGCTTAAATAATCTATTAATACGCTCTTTTCTTTGCGTTCTATTTGGTTCTTTATCAGGAAGTCAGCTTGGTATGCCAAATACTTTTTTCATAAATCTACCTCCTAGAAGTATAAATAACAGCCAGGTTTGCCATCAGACACTGAATTTACTTTTTTAGCCCCGGTAGCTGATCCGTTAGTCTGTTGTTTTTTTGATGCAGACTCTTGAACTCTTGCGGATGCAAATTTAAAGAGTTGTGGATGTGTGAGTCTTGTTTTTGTAGTATTTAATTCATAAACGCTTGCTTCTGGAAATTTTTGTTCAAATAAAGAATTAATTAGTTTAATAGTTTCTGGATTTTGCTCTAAGTCGGTATCATTTAAGCATACAACTCTTGCATATGCAAAAAATTCTTTGATCTGTTCAGTAGGACATTTATTTCAAATATACTTAAATTTAATTGGTGAGTCTTCGAGTTTATTATTTGCCCAAAGTCAATCAGCATAAAAATAGATATTCATGTTATATGGTTCTCTAAATTGAGTACATGACTTATATAATTCTTGATAATGCTGTTTATTAAATTTATGAACTAGCTCTTTTGTATAAGCAGCAAATCCATGTTCTGGTGCCATATAATAACCAATTTTTAATTCATCTAAACCAGTTGCAAGCCTAAAAGCATTTATATTAGTTCTACGCCAAATTTCTTGTCCATTTACATTTGTCATTTTACGCATTTCTATTTTTGGAGTAAATCCATCAAAAAAGTCAGTTTCTGCACAATAATTTAATGCAAACATATCATCATTACCATAAATAAACCTATCACTTAATCCAATAATATTATGATAGAAACACTCTATAGTTGAACTATTGAATGTTGGTAATAATTCAGCTGGAATAATATCTTCATGTAAAACTATATGAATTTTGTTTTTATCTAGTCAGCTCGGTATTTGGGCTTCACTTGCAACAATTAGATGAATTTTATTAATCCATGGTAGGTATTTTTCTAAGCCTCTAAATAAATATTTTAAATAATTATTAGGTCTAAATCTAGTAATACCGTTTGACTCTTGATTAGTAAGCGTTTCACCTTTTGCTGCTAAGTATTGCTTTTGTCATGCTGGATCGGTGCTGTCTACAAATGGAAATACAAAGTCAATACCATTATGGCAAAGTTCTTTTACATAGGCACGATTTTCAAAATTATTAGTATAAATTTCTTTTAGTTTATCATAATTTTTAACTTTTTTAATACGTCTTAGCATAGAGCAAAAACTATTTAAAAATGTTAAAATTTGAAATTTATTCACAGTTTTACTTCCAGATAAACTGTCTTGTCTTTGTAAATAGTCATATAAATAAACTTCTTTAAAATATACTTGGCCATATTTAGCAAAAAGCTCTAATGAAAAGATATAATCTTCTCCATATTTACAGGTATCGAAACGTAATTTTTTAATAATACTTTTTTTATAAATACAGCTACATACTGTAGATATTTCATATTTACGGTCACCTGTTAAAATCTTAAATGGCTTATCACTTGTAGTATATAAGCCCTCTTCAATATTAAAAACTTTAGTTTCTTTGCCAGCTTCATTTACTCCATGACGTCCAGAACGAACTCAGCCATATTTTTCTGCATAAGGTAATAATATTTCACAAAAGTTTGGCTGTATTGAGTCATCTGAGTCAATAAATGAAATATATTTACCAGTTGCATTATCTAGGCCAGTGTTTCTTGCGGCACCTAAACCGCCATTTTGTGGTCTTTTAATATATTTAAATCTTGAATCTGACTGCTCAAATTGTTCACATATTTTTCAGCTGTCATCTGGTGAGCAATCATCAATCATTAAGCATTCAAAGTCTTTAAATGTTTGATTTTGAATAGATAAAAGACATTTTGTTAAATATTTTTCTACGTTATAAATAGGTACAATAATAGTTAGTTTTGGCATAATTATTCCTTTCTTGCTAATATAGCTTCAACAAACTTAGGCATTTTTTCTTTAAATTGTTTAATTGTATTTTCTGGTTCCCAAGCATTTACATCAGTAAGTTCTATATAGTTTAAATGTGGGAATTTTTCTTTTATTTTGTTAAAAGACTTCTTATTTAGGTGATGATCAAATACTTTATAGTCACTTTGTAAAACTCTTGACCCAATAATAATTGTTTTTGATAACAGTCCTATTTCTGATAGATAGCTAAGTATATTACTTAAAGCTTCATCTATTAAGTCTCCGGTATTATACTTTACAAAGTTTCCATTTAAAGTAAAAATTAATCATTTATTATTATTTTCTTTTATATCTACTAAATACTTAAATAGTCTATCACATCTAATTTTGAACTCTGTAAAAAATTTTTCACCTTCTGGAATATTATGAACAAAACAAATTGTTTTATTTGGATAAAGAGACTCTCATTCGCAGTCACCAATACGAAATTCATTGGGGTTCTTATGACGTTTTTGTGGGACATTATTTTTTACAAAATTATATAATTCATTATTAATAGCTAATTTTAATCCATTAACACTTTTTAAGGCTACATTGTCAAGCGGTCCCTTTAATCTAGACTTTTTATCAAAGCAAGCAAGATATACACAATTGCTTCCTATTGACATAAATTGTAAATCTTCAAACTTAATCATCTCGTATAATTTAGCAAATATTTTTATTAAATCTATTCTTAGGAGGCAATAAAAAAGACTCACCGAAGTGAGCCTTTTTGTTGTATTCTAACCTAAACTAAATTAGGCAACGATACGGCCAGCGACTAAGAGGTTCTCGTTGAGTAATGCTTTAGCATACCAAGTTGAGAAGCCTTGTGCTAAACCACCGTCAGGTGTTCCAAGTAATTGAGTTGGGACAATTGCCATGTAAGGTGCGTAGACACCAGCAGAGGACATCATGTCAGAACCGTTTAAACCAAGGAAGAATTCACCTGATTCAAGAGCTGGGGAGACATAGATTGATAAACCATCTAATTCACCAACTTTGTAAGGTCCATTCATCTTAGCATTCTTAACAGCTGTGAAGCCATTGACGAATCTTAAGACTGGTAAGCAGTCTGCAGAGATGACCATGTAGTTAGGATGGAATTTCTTTGTTCTGTTATAGATAACAGCTTTAGCTTGTTCAATAACTTCTAAGAAGCCATTGTAGTGCTCGAATTTGCTAACGCCGATTGGGAGAGTCTTGGACCATTCAAGAACGACTGGTTTGCCTTCTGCATCTTTGTGAGCAAAAGCGGCTTTGTATAACATGTCGACGATTTCAGTGTCGATTTCATATGCTAATTCACCACAAGCTTGTTCAGCGATTTGTTTATCGAGTGAGAAGCCGTAGTCAGTTTTTGCTTGGAAAGCAGTGATTTGATCGTAACGGACAGCGATACGTCTTGGTTCAGCAACAAGAGCGATTCTTTCCATTTTTGGACCAATGGTTGGAATGTCTTGAGCAGGAACGCGTTCCATTTGGAATTCTTCACTGAAGTAAGCAACTTTAGCACCAGCTTCAACGCCAGCTTTTAATTTTTCAGCAGTGACATATTCGATAGAACCATCAGCTTTGATGACTTTAGCATCTTTGTGTTCGCCTTCTTTACCGAAACGGTTTGTAGCCATTGGGGTAAGAGCAACTTTACCATCGGAACCAGCAGTTTCAACGATAACTTGGGAAGTGAAAGCAGTTCTTGCTTCGCTGTGTTCACCAAGACCGAAGACACTATTGAATTCGAATCCTTTGTGGATGTCGCCTTTGTCAGTTTTAGAAACATAACGTAAGTAAGCAACAGAGCCGCTGTAAGAAGTCATTGGGTGAACGATGACTAAATCATTAGCGATTAATGATGGAACAGCGATGTTTGTGAGGTTTAAGCAGAATTTTTTCCAATCACCTAAGTCAGAACGTTCTGTAGCTTGGGTGTTCATGGATTCTGTCATCCATCTGTTTGTGTTGTCTAATAAGACAGCAGTTGTTAATTGTGTATTAGCAGAAATTTGTTTGCCATCGAAGTTTTTGGCAACGTAGGCTTCTGCGACCTTTAATTGACGACTATAAGTCTCAAGTAAATTTTGTCTCATTATTTTCTCCTATAAAATATGATAGTAAGTTATCAGCTTATTTTAATCCGGCTAAGATAAGTAAGTCATCATCAATTTCGTAGCCATTGTCTGGATCAATAACTTTCTTTTCAGTTTTACTGACTGACTCATTGACTCTTACTCTTGGATTACCACCAACCAAACCGAATTGTGGGCGACCTTCATCAAGAAGATCATTGCAAACATTGTCGATATCGTCTAGCGAATAGCTTTCGGCAAGTTTGCTAGTAATATCTGATGGTCTAACACCAAGCATTTTTGCTTTATTGGCAAGGTAGCGTTCAATAACAGCATCATATTTAGCTTTGTATGACTTTGCAAGATTTGCTCTGTCAGCAGCTTTCTTTCTACTTTCTGTAAGCGCTTCGTTTAAGGATTTCTCTGTTTCTTCAGCTTCGGCTTGAACCTTAACTAATTTTTCAGATAACTCTTGAACTTTTGCTTTATCAGCATTAATACTTTCTGTTAAACTGTTGTGGTTTTCAACTTTTTCCTTTAAATCTTTGATTTCAGTATCTTTAAGATTTAATTGCTCTGTAAGAGATTGATTCTCTTTTTCAAGCTTTGTTGATTTTGAGGCAAGTTCGCTAACTCTCATGAAACCGCTCTTGTATTTCTCAAGCTCTTCTTTCAAACCTTGTACTTCGGTATCACTGACTGTCTTTTGATTTTTAAGATCGCGGACTTCATTTTCGAGTAAGTCTTTTTGACGAACTGCTTCTTTCAAACTTTCAATTACTTCATCTTCTCCGGCATCGCCAGCTTCTTCTGCAGGAACTTCTTGTTCTTCTGTAGCAGGTTCTTCATCAGAACTAACTTCTTCATCATTTATAGTATTCTCTTCTTCAGGAAGAGTATAACTAACTGTAGCAATAATTTTTCCATCTTCACTGTTATCAAATACAACAGCTTCAACTGGATATTCAACATCATTAATTATAATTGGTTTCCATTCTAAGGAAAGCTCTTTATCATAATCTTTTAATTCATCAACGAATGCACCAACTGTTAGTGCTTCAGGAGCTTCTTCAACTTCTTCAGCTTTTGGTTCATCTTCAGCTGGTTGTTCTTCAACAACTTCTTCTTCAGGAATTTCTTCTACTGAAGATTCTTCAGCTTCAACTAATGTTTCTTCAATTGGAGCTTCTGGGTCTTCAACTGGAATATTGTCTTCAACAACATCTTCAGTTAATTTAATATCTAAGTTGTCTAATGCTTCTTTAATGGCATTCTTATCTTTGTCATCTGCAGCATCATAACTTTCTTGTAATACTGCTTTTAATGGTTTTTTACCATCAAAACCTTCACACATTGCAAGTCTTGCTTTTTTAACAGCGGGAAGTTGAACGATGTCCCATGTTTCTAAGAAGAATGTTTCAGGGTCAACTTCATCATTAGCCATAATATCACCGGAACCTCTTGAAGAGATACCAGGAACAAAGCCATAATCACAAAGTGTTTTTAATAATTTGCCATTTGGTGTGTCTAATATGTCAACATAAGCATATAAATCATCATTGACAATTTTAGGCATTTCTGGGATACAGGCACAAACACAAGTCATGTCTGTTTCTTCTCTATCAGCTGGGTGGCCTAATTCTAAGAATAAACTTTTAGTTGCAAGTTTTTCTTTGAAGATTTCATCACTAAGGGCTCTTTCCCAAAGTTCTTTATTATAGCCACGACCATTTCTTGTTTTTTCTTTACAGGTCGCAATAGGTCCATAAAGTCTACCAAGAATATGACGGGAGGTTTTTTCTTCTTCAGATAATGGTTGCATTTGTAAAGCTTCTAACACTTGTCTGTTTTTAGCGTCCATTTCTCAGTCTCCTTATTTAATCTATTAGACACAACAGTCTAATTAATTTAGCAGAAAGTTAAATAACAGTTTTAATAATTTATTAATTTATTAAAAAACTATCTTTTTAACTTTGTTCTCGATTATCAATTAATTTAGCGAATAAAAATAAAACAGTTTAATAAAATAATAAAAAGCTCCTCATAGGAGCTTTATTTTAATTTATATTATAATAAATTAAGCAGTTAATTCACGTCTTCCAGCAATATATTCTAATACAAGTAAGTCTGACTTAAGTAGCTTAATTAAGCTTAAGCATTCTTCATATAAACCAGTTTTAAAATAATTATTTAAAACACGTGTTAATTCCTCTGCACGGACTTCTCTAAAGAATTGGTCTCTATTATCAAGCTTTTTACCATACAATAGTATTTGTGTGAGTAAGCAAGATAATGTAGTAACAACTTCTTGAGGGTCATTAATTTCTTTTAAGATATTAGTATAAAGAGGTGATTTCTTCTTATTGTGACTTTGACGAAGCATTTCATAGAATTTACTGACTTCTAAGCCACGATTATCTGAGATGAATTTTAAGACTTCAAGTGGAATATCACGAGCAACAACAAGTTTGCGAACATATGGATTTACACCACTAACACCACTTTCATCTAATTTAGTTAATATAGATAAACAATCGTTTTTTGTAATCATAATAAGTTTCCTTTCAAATTATAATTATTTATTTTCTGTGAAGTCAATATCTGCATTAGCTTCTTCCGGCGTAGGAAGATCATCATCTTCATTGATAATGTCTTCTGCTAATGGTGTTGAACCAGGTTCTGGTTTAAAGTTTTCTTCGGCTAGCTCAGAGTCTGGCATTGGTGAAAGATCTAGCTCTTCTTCATTGCCTTCATTACTAGCTTCTTCTGCTTTATTACCAATATCAAGGTCAAGTTCTTCTTCACCGCCTCCATTAGCAGCAGCATCTGCTTCAGCTTTTTCTTGTTCAGCAGCCTTTTTAGCAGCTTCTTTAGCAGCAGCAATTTCTTTATCAATTTCAGCATTAACTTCATCACCAAGATGTAATCCTGTAACAAGAGCTTTTAAGATAGTTAATCTTCTTGCTTTGTCTTCAACATCAGAGAATAAGCTGTTAACATTACTAATAGCAGTAACTTTATCAGCAAAGTGGGCTCTAAAGTCAACTTCTTCTTGAGTAATTGGGGCTCTCATTTTTAATACAAAGTTATTTAAGTATGCTTTACAACCTTTATTTAATAATATAAGGTTAATGGCGTCTGTAATAGCTTGTAAAATAGTATTTTGAATTCTCTTAACACCTTTAGAATAAACACTAGAAATAATAGTTAATGAACTACCGCCATTAAATCCTGCACCATCTTCTGTCCAACCAAAGTATTGTTTTGGAATACCATAAGATGAATAGAATTTATTATTCCACCAATCTAAGTCTGTTAATTGTTTTGGGTCAAAATCGCCACCAACAGATTCAACAGTAATATTACCTTGTCCATTATGTGTTGCATAATAGATGAAGTTTTCAACTGGACTTGGATTAGTATACTCTGAGAATGACTTATCCGTATTATATGATGAGCGTTGCTCGAATAATTCTTTAACACGTCTTAATGTTTGTTGGACTTGTTCTTTTGGCATATCGCCAACTTCAACAGCAACTTTTCTAACAATACCAGAACGAGTGATACGGCTTAATAATACAGCAGCTTCAAGTAATGCTTTTTCTCTTCAAATCTTATAGGAGTCATAAAGTAATGATTTACCACGTCTAACAGTATAAGATTGACTACCAACACCAGTATTACTTCCTGTTTTTCTTTTAGTAGTCTTAGCGTCATTTTCAGTGTCTCCATAGAACAAATCAACAGTTTCTGGAAAACGACTAATATTATCTTCAAGAGCAGCATGAACAAAGTCATCAGCTTGATAGACATTAACATCGCTTGTTTTTCAAGCAAATGTATATGCACCATTACTATTTCCGCTCATCATACCAGTTGTGCCACCTACATAGGAAGTTGCATCAAAGTTATTTGGTTGATTTGGAGTTTCAATATATCCAAATGTTTGGCCATGTCTAGTTAATTCAAACATGGTGCTTGGGTCTGGAACCATTTCAATATAATAGCTATATTGATCATCTGCGCTGTGAATTGAAAGGTTAACTGCTTCATTTAGAGCCTGTTTAGTTCTATCAACTTTGTTAAATAATACATCATGATAATCTGATTCACGATAAAGTCTTAAATATACATCACCATATTTAATTAAACAATAAACCCATTTACCAATATTTTTGTCAACATTCATAATATTTAATAAATAGTTAACAAATTTACTAATATTTGGATCAGATGATTCACATCATACAATGTGACCATTATCAGCTAGTTCACAAACATCATCTGTGTAAGTTCTAACAATTGCAGAAACTGCAGAGTCATTACACATTGTATCAATTAATTGATAAACTTGATCTCTTGCATTTGAAATAGATGTAAATCTATCAATGGCTCCGATATCAAGTTTGCTTTGTAAGCCAGCTTCAATAATGTTGTCAATTAATACTTTATTAGTATCAATATCAAGTTTGGTTGTGGAATCCAGTACCACTGGTTTTGCCTGATTACCAATCAGGGAGCTTTTTGATCTAGGCTTTTTTGTAGTTTTTGTTTCTTCAGCCATAATTTAATCTCCTTAATCTATAGATAGAATAATCCATCTGATATATCTTTAAGATACTCATAATCATTTTTTTGTTGACGTCGCTTTTCTTGATCAGCTTCATCAATCTCCATATAAGTATCCATATAGATCTTTTTTAATTCTTCTTGATAGTCAAGAATTAATTGTTGTCTATCTTTTTCAACATTAGTATTTATATTTATATTTAATGCAGCATCAATGTTATCACCATAATTTATAGCATATTCTTCTGCATTTAGTGAGGCATTCCATAATGCACCAACAACAGCATCGATTTGGTCCTTAGAACCAGATTTACCAGCGTCAGGGTGTTCAATATGTCCATCTGATAATCTCTCAAGACCAAGAACTTCTTCTGTTAAGAAGTCACATTTTTTATAGACTTTTAATCGTCTATCAGTCATTGTTGTCTTAAAATATGCATATTGATTTTGTTGATGTGTTTTGCTATCAACACGGTCAACTGAAATAGTTGAAACTTCAAAGCCGTCTGCTTTAAGCTCTTGTTGCATCATTGGTCCACCCCAAGTATCGCATGAGATGCCTTTAATGCTAAAGCCTTGGTCTCTAAGTCATCTAATAAAGTTTCTATGTTTTGCAAAGCTAATTGAATAGCCTTTTGGTGCTTTGATAGAAACTGAGAATGCAACACGATAATACATTTCTCTTGAAATATCTTCACCTTCTACTGATGGGCGCTTACCTTCAATTCAAACACCTGCAATACCAGTTTTGTCGCCCTTTCCTAAAGCACCTGAAGACATATCTAAGTGTATCCACATTGGTCTAGCTTTTCATGCATCTGGTATTTTACTCAAATCGAAGAAATTTGCATATTGAGCATGATCATCTGGGTTATTACCAACTTCAATAATTTCTTTAACAAATGGGTTTTCATAGTCTGTTTTAATTGCATTCCATGAAATACCTGAAATATATTTAATGGCAGAAGCTGTAGAGATACCAGCAATATCAGTTAAGGCAAGTTCAATATTATCACGGAATTTTTCAAGATAGCCGCTTGGAACATCTATGATTCTGGTATAGCCTTTTTCTCTATATGATTCTATATCAGCTCCTTCTGGGATAAGCTCATTTGGCAAGTATCTATCACCAACTGCGACTTGGAATCATTTACCTGTTTGTTTTCTGCTATCAACAACCCATTGTGGCTCATCAATAACTAAAGTTGTTTTAGATTCATTTTTTCTTTTAGTTTCAATATAATCATCTAAGAATGATTGATCAGAAGCTTTAGAAGAAGCAATAATATTTAATGTTGGGAGGAAGTCGCCTCTTAAAAATCTTGATGCCATACGAGAATCGACTTGAGAGATGATTTGTTTTAATCTTGCTTTTTGTCTTTCTACATTTGCACTTCTGGCATCAAAGTTAACTTCATCTGAGAAATTGCAGAATAACGCACGACCTATGATTTGATTGTTACTAGAAGCACATACGAATTCGATATGCTTTTCTGGAACATAAATCATATTAGTTGTACCATGCATTTCACCGTGGCTCATAAATCATTCACTTGATAACAATAATTGGTTAATCTTATCAAGAGCAACGCCCTTTGCGTTTTCAATGGTAATATTCATTAATGAAATTGTGATTTTATCAATAGGCTGCATGCCATAATATAGATAAGGGTCTTTAAGACACAATAATCTATATAACATATATAATTGACATATAACAGCACATGTTGATTTACCAATACCGATAGAGCCAGTCAATATCAATGTATTGTAGGCAGTTGTTATATTATCTGGGAATATCTTTTTTAGAGTTTCTTCTCAATATGGGAAGAGTGTAAATCGACCATCTTGGTCATATAAGCCGTTTCCAAGATATTTTTTATCATGAAGGAAGGTATGTATATCTACTGGAATTTCTTCAAAATCACCATATTTTAATTTGTCTAATGTTTCAGATTTACCAGTAGCCGCAATTTCCTTTAGCATATCAAAAGCTAGCTTACGCTCTTCTGGTGATAAATTGTCTAGTACAGATAAATCAATATCTGGCAATTTAGCTTCCGGTACATTAACTTCTGGAATATTTATATCTAATTTTTCTGACATAATTATACAATATATAATACAATATTTTTAATATTATATTATTTTTCCTCATTTTCATCATTTTCTTCAGTTTCTTCTGAAGTTTCTTCAGGTGTTTCAGCAGGTTCTTCTTCCTTCTTAGGTCTGCCACCAGTTCCAGTAATAGGATTTTTATTAGTTCCAGGTTTATACTTACCACGGTTTTTACCATATTCATTGATTGCATCAATTAATCCAGCAGATGAATCTAAATATTCATCTGTATCAATTAAGTCTTGTTCAACCATTTCCTCAGCTGGAATTCCATAAATTTTTGGAAAAATAACTTTTAAGAATGGTTTTTGTAAATGTTCTTCTGCATAATGAACATAGTTATTAATAACAGAGGCAACTTTTAAAACCCAGTCACCATTAGCAAGAACTAATAAAATATGCTTGCAGCCGCGACCTTTGTCGTCAGCAGGATTTCTAATACCTTTTCCTGGGCCTGGATCACTAGCACTATCATCAAAAGAAACGTTATTTACAATATTTCAGTGAGCAAATCTATATTTATAGTCATCACATGTGCACTTAATATAAACATTGCCAGTATTAAAAACTTTTGTAAGAGCTTGAATAACTGTGCGATACTCAAATTTATTTTTATTATTCTTAACATTTTTAGCAATTTCAGCAACTACACCTTCAAGTCTAATTGAAACACTGTATTCATCTGTTTCTCCAACGACTGGAACTTTAAGCTCAAGAATATCTTGCTTAAAAAGTTTATTCATATCAATTTGATTATATTGTTTAACTGTTTTAGCAATATGAGAATACTTTTTTCTTTCAAATCTATTTTTGCCACGAAGTTGATTACTATATGGTCCAACAGATCTTGATTTAGAAACAAGCATATTTCTTGTGTCTTCTGTTAAAACTCTTTTTTTAATATTAATAATTTCTGGCTTAATAACTCCAATAGTAGGATTTCCAAATTCTTTTGTTAAAATAGAATCATATCCATTTTCCATTAGTTTATTTGCAAAATAATTTGAACGTACAAATGTATATAATTTTAATACATACTCAGTAGAGTAATCATATTCAGCTGCTATTTTTTTAAGCTCTTCTCTTACTTCTGCTTCATCTAAATTTAAGTCTTTTATAATTTTTAAAGCTGTTGGTGTAAATTTAAATGGAGGAAGAAGCGGAATTAGCTCAAATATTTTGCCATCGGTAGAATTGATTATATATGGTTTTTGTGCGGCTATAGTGCAATTATAGATAATTGGTCCAAATTTTTTTGCGTAGTCTAGGTTAGTTGTAAATCAATTTAAAACATGATCAAAATTATCGATATTATCAGTTGTGCCATGATATCAAATAGTTGCCATATAACCACTCCTTTTAAAACAATTCTCAGTATAATTTAGCAAATAGATTTAATAAAAATAAAAGAAAAAGCCCATTTAAGGGCTTTATTTAATTAATATTTATTTAGTTAAATTTAATTTTTCCAGTTATATTAAGTTTTAATGCAGGAATACCTTGATAAGACATTTTACTATAATCATATCTTCCACCAGATTTAGAAACATATTCAATTCAAGGCATACGTCTTAAATTTGGAATTATGAAGTTTGCATCTTGTTCACTTATATTGTGAAGCTCAAATATACCATTTGGATGAACAATTGGTTGATCATGCGCAATTTGTGCAATTTTTACTACATAATCACGTCTTGTTTTTTCATCTAAATAGAAATCCTCTGTAATAGACTCATGCAATAATTCACCAAGAGTTTTCTTAGAGCTTGCATCTTGGATAAGCATTACTGGGAAATCCTCATCCCAACCAAACATTTCACCAAGAGCATACATTCTGTGTCTGCCTTCTTGGCCACTAACTTCAGCATTGTCACTGAAGCTAACATATGGAAGTGGAAGTTTCTTACCATATTTTAGAATAACATCTTTAATATGTGTGATTTGTCTTTCATCAGCACCAATAAAATCGATAATTTCATCTGGTTTCATGCCTTGAATTTTAGAGCATAATTCAAAGTATTGGGTTGGTGTCATTTCAACGATATCGTATACAACGCCATCATAAGCAGCGTCTACTGAACCATCTAATAAATCTTGTGTTGAGAATGTGCTAGCTTTATGAATATCAATTACATCTGTTTCATGTGCTTCACTAGTTCCATAATCTTTAAATTCGTGATCATCGTCTAAGTATTTAATGCCCTCTTCTAAAGACAAACGTTTTTCAATAACTTTATTTTTAAGCTCTTTTAATTTATCTAATAAACCAGCATTTCTAACTTCTTTAAATGCAAGATTTTCTGATGAGAATTCACTGCCATCAGTATTATAAATACCTTGTTGCCTCATTTCATAAATATCTTCTAAATATTTATCAATTTCTTCTTCACCATCTGGCATGTTATCATCAACTTTTTTAATTACTTCATTTGCTCTAGCAATTCATGGTTTAGCAAATTTTGCAATTTCTTCTTGATCAACTTCTTTAACATAATCTTTAGTTGGTTCTTTTACCCATTTGTCATACATGACAGAATAAATACCATTACTAACAACTGGGTTATCTTCAGTTTCAACATAAACTTCTACTGGAATTCCGTAGAAACTAATATCAAATTTGCTTTCAAAAATTCTGCGATAACAATTATAAAGTTTTTTATGAAGTTGTTCTGGGTCGTCAAATTGAGTTGTATTAGCTAAGATATGTAAATCAACATCACTGTCAGCTGTGTAATTATAGCTTGCATTTGAGCCTGTTAAAATAACATCTCTAACATCTAATCTAACTTCATCTTCAGCTAAAATTCTCAAAAATTCATTAACAACTTCTTCAGCCTTTTTTCTAATTTCTGGCTTTAAAGAATTGTTTTCGAATAATTTTGGATTTAGTGTATCATGTTTTTCAATCGCTTCATTCATATTATCTATCTCCAAAGATTCTTTACATTGTTCACTCTTTTTTAATATATAAGCCTTTCCGCACATAGTATTTACTTGAACTGCCTCATCTAGACTATTAATTTCAACATTTTCATAGCTACGAGTTTGTCAATTATAATGTTGTGTATTAATTGGTTCATCTGAAATACAATATCTAAGGCTATCAATTTCATAAGAAGTATTTATATTACTGTGATTAATATTTGCAATAAACATTTTAGCTTCATTTATTGTTTTAAATAATACTGAATCATATAAACGAAGGCCAGTCATTTGGTCGCTTCCAAGAATTTTAATAGTATATAAGTTGCCATCTTTTTTACCAAACACTAAACCGCGTCTAGCTCCACTACCACCATAGCGCATATCATAAGCAACAATTCGATAAAAATCTTTTGTTTTACCATGAGTAATTACTTTTACTTCACCAGCACGAGAACTTATTTGATCGGCTGGCGTAATTTCATGATTTTTCTTTTTACCAAAAGTTACAGTTGGTGCTTGAATTTCCTGCGAGCCTTTATATTTATTATAATTATCAATAAAATCAGCTTTATTTGCTTGTACTAAAGAAATAAGTTGTTTAATTGCAGCAGCATCATAAGTGCTATCTTTTGTATTAATTAATAGGCTTTCACAGGCTTTTGCTGCCTCAGTTCATTTTAAAAGCATACAAGCAAAAAATCTGCGAACTAATAAATAATAATAAGGAGCATTAGCATCATCTAAACAAGAAAAACCACCAAGAGCTCTGCTCTTATCATTAGTGACTTTTGCTTCAGCTACTTCTCTAAAGTCTTCTTCAGTTGGAATACAGTTTTTGATATCAAATCCAGCCATTTATTTCCCCGTTAATAATTCACAATCTTTTAGCATATATGCTGGTCCACAATCAGTTTGAACTAATACAGCGTCATCAATTTTTGGAGAATATCAATCTTTAACATAATCTCCAGCTTCATTTCTGATGTAGCCATTATCTATAGGTTTATCAGTAATTACATATCGTCAGTCTTCAATTGTAACTTTTGTATTAATATGGTTATGATCTACATTTGTAATAAAATTTCTAGCTTCTTGTTCTGTTGCAAAATATGGAGCATCATCAATAGCATTTTTTCCAGCACCATATAAATTGCTGCCTCTAACTACTATACTATATTTACCCCCAACATCTTTACCAAAGAATAAGTGCATTTTAGCACCAGCTTGTCTTTTATTTGGGTCATCATCGCCATATTTCATACTATAAGGAATAAGGCGAATTAAATTACCAGTTCCCTTTATTTTTGTCTCAATTTCACCTTTTCTAGCATCTCTTGCTGCTTGTCTAAGCTTTTCAGGAGATTCAAGTCCTTGTCCAGCATCTTTATATTTCATATAACCGCTGATGTAATATTGTTTATACTTAACTGCAAATGATCTAATAATTGCTAAGTCTTGTGGAGTATAATAAGGCACTAGTTGTCTAACACCACTAATATACATATATTTGCCGTCAAGCAAGTATTTTTCAACTAGTTTTCCAAGCTCTTCTCATTTTAGCAAGATAGCAGCCAAGTAAATTCTAACAGTTGGGTAACAATATGGTTCATCTTTACCAAGAGGATAGTATGGTAAATTATAATAATTACCATTTTGCTTTGCAGCAAAAACAGCCGCAAAATCTTCTTCTTTTGGCAAATATTCTCTTATATCATAATTATCTGGTAAAGCCATATTATATTTATTCCTCTGGTTTATTTAGTTCGGCTAATCTTGCTGGAATTACAAATTTTAAATTGCAAGCATCACAGCATCTGCCTTCATGTTTGTATGGTTCAGGATTGTTTCCATAACCTTCAAGTGGTTCACCACAAATGCAGCAAACTTCTTCTTTTGCTTCAGTTAGCTTTTCACCATATGCATTGTAAGATTCAAATTCTAATGTAAATGGGTTGTCAATTTCTTCTAATACAAGTTTCTTATCTTCCATATTAGATCTCCTTTTATCTAGTAATTTTATTTAATGCTTTATAGTTAGCAATTACATCTTTATCTTTTAAATCGTCTTCTGTAGCTCTATCGTCATATATATCGCTAAATGTTGCATCTGGAACAGCATCAATGTTACCAACTTTTTTACGGTCTTCTTCATGTTTAACAAATAAATCATAGTCCATAACTTGAACATGATTCTTATCATATAAAACATGGTCATCTCAGTAATAGATGATATCACTTGGTTGTAATAAGTGAACATCTTCATGGTTTGTTAAATTCTTTAATGAATAGACAGAGCAGTTTTGATCTCCAGCTCTAATTAAAGCTTGAATAATATCTTCTTTATTTCCACAGAAAATATTTAGAGGTCTAACATAATAACGTTTAACATAACGCTTTGCTTCATCAAGTTCAATATTTTCTTCTAATCCCTCTTTAAGTTGAGCACCAAGCTTTCCTGGTTTTCCATCAAGCCAATAAACTTGGTTGGAATATAAAGCTCTAACTTGCGGTTTATTCTCAATTCCTGTTACAGTTCTATTAACACCTTTTGTAGCGGCTAACTCTTGATCACTAACTGTTGAGGCATCTTGGGCCATAATAGTAGCAGCGTCAGCATCAAACATTGATTTGGCTTTCTTTCTAAAGTCGCTCATAGACCAACGTGTGCTAAATGGATGTTCTTTTGCATATTCTTCAGCAGGAATGCCTAATTCTTCTGCTTTTCTATAAATACTAATTGCATATTTTTCTGGGTGGTCTTTATAGAATGCTTCAATTGCACCAGTAGAGTCTTTCTTAATATTGCCATAACCTTTCTTTTGTATTCACATTAGATCGGTTTTGCTAACACCCATAGCATTAGCTTTCTCAACTTCCATGATAAATTTATATAAAGTATCAACTAAAACTTCACGTCTAATTGGTCTAAATCCTTGACCATTATGGAAATCAATATAATAATGAGTAATAGGAGTAGAACCAACTCTTGGATAGAATAAAATTTTATTCATATCTATTTTAGTTTTAATAATTGGTTTGCCAGCAGCATCTTTTACTGGTTTTCCTTCTGCATCTAATTCATATTCAACATATTCATTAGATTTTTCAGGGTTTAATGCAAGTTTATTAGTTGCTCTATAGTTAGTACTAAATTTTTCACCTTCTGTATTTAATTTATGCCCATAAGCCCCATCTTTATATGTATCAATTTGTCTTTGTGCATTAGCAACTCTTTCATCGTGGTCTGCGGCATCGACAGAGGCATCACGATAATCTAAACCAGTATAGCCTTCCATTTCAGTAGCTTTAACTAAATCAAATTTATCATCTAATTCAGAATAGAAATATAATGGAGTAGCATAACCAACTCTAAATAATTCTTCTGGTGCTAATTGTTTAATAAAATCTTCAACTTTATTTTGGTCTAATAATTTAATTTGTGGAGGAAGCTCAAATTTATCTTCAAGTTTATGAGAATAGCCAGCATCTTCTACTAAACTTTCTTTACAATCGTGAATAATTTGATTTAAAGATGATATAGCAGCTGGATTAGCAAAGTATCTATTTAAGAAATCTTTTAACTCAGCTAGTGTAACTGTGAAGTTATTGATAATATGATCTTTAATAGTTCCAGCTAAAGCAGCTTCTTTAATTCCAAGTGCAATAACTAAAATAACAAGTAAATCATCTAAGTTGTTTCCATAGTCTTTAATAAGTTGTTGTGCATTATCTTTATTTGCCAAAACAGTTTTAGCCGCAGCAATGTTTACATAACCAGGTTTTAAAATACGATCATAGTCTGAAATTTTGACTTGTTTTTTAGTTGGTTTAATATATTGGTCCCAACCGTGCATTCTTAAAGCATCTTCCATTACTTTTCTAGCTTTTGGTAAATTATGAGAAATACAAATATCGTAATTAAATAGAAGTTTTTCTAAGCTAACATTTGAAGCATTAAAGCCACGAGTGCCTGCTTCTAATTGTCTCATTTTAGATAATTGTGTAGAATAATCTAAATGGGCTTCAGTCAAATTTTCTTCTATTTCTTCTTGTTCTTCGGTTTCATCGGAAGCATCATCTTTTACAGAAGCATCAATTTTAGCTTCTCTTTCTTCATTTTCTTTTTCAAGCTCTGGATGTTCATTTAAAAGTTTTTCGCCTTGTTCAGTACTCCATTTAGAGTATTCATCTCATTCTTCTTTATTGATATTGCAATCAGTCTCATCTTGATGATCAGCATCATAAACTGTTTGGAATAAATAAATATTCATTAAAGTTAATAGGTTTTTGCGGACTTTTCAATCTTTAGCTTCTTCAATTTGTTTCTTAATTTCCTCAATTTTTTCTTCGGCTTCAAATGGTTCAACAACAATTAAATCTTCATTTAAGCTTTCTTTAACATTATCTGCATGATCATATAAGAAAACATAACCAGTCCAAACATCATCACAAATATCTGTATCTAATTTATAAAGTAAAGGTTCAGCACCTGTTTTCTCTTTAATTGCTTTGAAAGCATCTGCTAATTGACTTAAATAATCAGTCCATTCACCAGAGCCATTTTTACCGCCAGAAATCATAAAAGTAGCAATATATTTGCCATCTTCTTTTTCTTCTGGAGTTCTATCATATACTTTTAATTTACTGAAGTCAACTTCATCATCATCAAATTTTTCAACTCAAAATGGATCAATATCACCATTATCAGAATTTTTAGACTCATCACTAACTTCAAAAAGATAAGCTTTTCCATCGTGCCAATCATCTGTTTCTTTATGAGCAATGACAGCCCTAATTTTATCTTCTAAACTTTCTTCGTTGGCTTCAGTTAAACTTTCACCCATAGCTCCGCCTTCTCCAGCAGAACTACTTGCATCACTTGCTCCATCGGAACTTCCAGCATCAGCAACTGGTGCATTTGGTAAAGTATCGCCAACGATTAAATGTGATGCATCTGGATTTTGGAGACCATCAGTGCCCATACATTTATTAAAGTGTTTGATATTTAATTCAGGATCAGTGAAACCACAATAAGCAGAAGAATATGGTTTTTTCTTCTTTTTAGCCTCAGTTAAACCGCAGCCTTCCCAGCAAGAAAGATGTTCACAGTCAGCTCTATTGAATAAATCTTTGGTTGCTTCAATGACATGAGGGTCGCAGCAATTACCATTAAATAATCCCGTATTACACATATTGACTGTTTGTTCAGTATTTGGAACTTTAATTAAATAGATTTTTGTTAGTTCATCGCAGCCACAGTCATTATATTGATTTGCTAAGCTGTCATAAGCAGATTGCATTAAAACATCGTCTGTATCAAAAGCTTCAACATAACCTTGGTCAAAACTGCCGTGTTTAAAGACAACAATAAATAGATTATCTAAATCTTCTACTTCAACTGGTTCCCAATTTTCATTAATTTCAATCTTTTTTGCCATATTGTGGTCTCCTTAGTTTATATAAAATAAGTTATTTTCTATCAAGTGATATTCAAGCATTTGCTGAAAGGATAAGAACATTTGCTTGAACATCATATAATTTAGCAAATAAAAATAAAAAAGCGCTTATTTAAAGCGCTCTTTTAATAATAAATTATTAATTATTCCTCTTCTTCAACGTCAGCATCAATCTTTTCGCCTTCGATTGGCTCTTCTCCCTCACCGTATAATTCTTTTTCAGTGACAGGTTCACCAACTGGATCATCAAAGTCCACAAAGAAATCAGCAACTTCTGGTTTTTCGAATTTTTTAACGCCTTCAGCTTCTGGTGCATCAAATTCAAAAGCATTTTCAAATGGCTCACCATCTGCAGGAATTTCAGCAGGAACCTCAGCAGGAACCTCAATAGGCTCAACTGGGCTAACTACTGGTGGGACATTACAATCTGATCCTTCACATGGTTGTTCAGCTTCTGGTTCAACTGGGATAATAGCAACATCTTCACCGGAATTATCTGCAATTGTAACTTCATTACCCTCAACATGAATATCTACAGATTCTTTTAAATCAGTATCTAAATAATCTTTGTCTTGAAGATGTAATTCTAATTGACCAATACAAACTAAATAAGCGTCAACTAAAGCTTGGAGCAAATCTTCAACTTTTTTAGTTCCACTGAAAGTTTCTTTGATTGATTTGATTGTTTCTTTTAGATAACCAACATCATCCCAGCCTCTACTAACAAAATCTGTTAAGAAAGAAATTGGTAACTTTTCTTTTGATTCTGTTAATTTTGCTTCAGCTAATTTTTCTTCTTTCATAATTTCCATAAATTTATCTCCTTAATATGCGCTAATTTCGCATTCAAAGTTATGTTGCATACCACGTAATTCTTTTACGCATTTTGGGGCTCTATTGCCATTAACTCATAGCCACCACACGCAGCCAGTAACAGTATAACTTTCACCATTATTATTTTGGCTTCCAATATCATCATCAGACATAACAATAACATTGTTATAATCACCACGTCTAATAGTTTCAATAATGTGTGGCCAAGCCATTGTAGAGCCACCTACACGAGCATTAATATCATTATAAGCTACTCTATCACCAAAATAATATAAATCCAATTTACACATGCCAGTATCAACATATTTTTGTTTAACTGTTGCAATAGCATTGTTAAGTGTTGGAATAGCCCTAGAGCATGAACCAGATTTATCAAAGAACACAGCAATTGTAGGAATAGCTTCATCTGGGATCATTCTTTGAACTTCTGCTTTCATAATAACATCTTCTAATTCATATTCTGGATTAATTTCATCATATGTTAGATAATCTTGCATGACCATTTCAACTTGGTCTCTTATGCAGCCTTCAAAGTCAATTTCAAAGTCTTTTATTCCAGACAAGTTATTATATTTATCTAATTCTTGTTCTTTGGCACGGCGTTGTAATACATCGTGTTGAGCATTTTGGCTTTCTTCGTCAGAGAGCTCTTGACGAGCAGCTTGATTATCTGCTCAACTTTTAACCTTTGCTTTTCTTCCTTCAACATCATCAATGGTGGTAATTTTTTTAACCTTATTGATTCTATCAATAGTTTCATCGTTTAGGTCGTCCCATTCTTCATCAGAGAACTCACGAATACCTTTACTAAAAGCTTCAGTTAAACTTTCATTTTTATTTTTATTTATTAAATCAGTTAAACCTGCAATAGCTCCACGTTTTGCTTCACCTTCAAGTTTACCTAATTGTTTAATAATTTCATCCACAGTTGGGTCTCTTGGTTCTTGTCCTTGTTGCCCCATACTTGGCATACTTGGAATATCTTCTTCATCTGCAAATGGGTCTTTAATTGGAGCATCATCAGATTGGCTTTCATCATCTGAATCATCATCAGAATCTCCCTCAGATTCACTTGCATCAGATTTATCATCTGATTTACTACTTGAATTACTTTTTCCTTTGGATTTAGATTTTGAAGAACTATCACTATCAGAGTCGCTATCAGAGTCACTATCAGAGTCAGAGCTGTCCTCTGAACTATCAGAGCTACTTTCACTGCTATCTGATGAGCTACTTGCAGATTGTTTAGCACTTTCAGCAGCAGCTTCTGCTTTATCCGCTTCAGAATTAGCTGTATCTGTATCACCAGATTTTTCAGCTTTTTCAGCTTTTTCTGCATGGTCTTTAGCCTCTTCAGCAGCTTTCTTAGCTTGTTCTGCTTTTTCTTTTGCTTTATCCGCTTCAGCTTGAGCCTCACTGGCATCCTTACCTTCGGCCTTTAAGTCATCAGCTTTCTTTTGGGCAGCATCAGCTTTTGCTTGAGCATTTTTAGCAGCTTCTTCAGCAGCATCAGCAGCATCTTGTGCTCTTTCAGAAGCGGTCTTTTGATTTACAGATTCAGCAGCTTTACCTGCTTCACTTGCGGCTTGCTCTGCTTTCTTTTGAGCATCTTCTGCAGCTTGAGCTTCTGCCTTAGCTTTATCTTTATCTCCAGCAGCTTCTGCCTTACTTGCTTCATCTGCATGTTCTTGTGCTTCTTGTGCGGCTTGTTTAGCTTCATTAGCTTTTTCTTGAGCTTTATCTGCAGCAGCTTTAGCAGCACTTGCATCTTGTCCAGCATCAGCTAATTTTTCTGCTGCTTTTTGAGCTTCATTAGCAGCATCTTGTGCATCTCTTGCAGCACGCTTAGCAGCATTCGCAGCATCTTGTGCTACTTCTGATTGGCTTGGTTCTTTATTAGTATCATCTTGTTTGCTGTCAGTTGATGAATCTTCTTCAGCATCAAGAGCATCTTGGTTTCAATTTCTAGCAGCGGTTTCATAATCTTCTGCACGTTTTTCTAACCAATCAGCATCTTCATCATTACCAGCATCTCTTGCTTTTTTAGCAGCAATTCTACATTCTTTTGCAAGTCTAATTGCATCAGTAATACGTTTTTTTAATTTTCCTTTAAAATCACTTGTATTACCGTCTAATTTAATGCTATCTTCAGTAATAATGTTTTCTATTAATTTATTATACGATTTTACTCTAATTGATTTCATTTGACGCCTCCTTATTTATTAAGCGCATCCAAGACTTTTTGTCTATCGGCGTCAGTGTACTTACTATCAGAGAAAACCTTTTGAACCTTTGCATACCAAGCATCATATTCATCTAATTCTGGAAGAACTGCTTTTAATGCATCAATTGCAAGGAATTTTTCTTCTGGATTATATATCTTAGTAACTTCATTGCCATTTTTGCCCTTTAGGATATAAGTCTCGACTGGGCTTGTTTTAGCAATTTCAGTTACTTTATCACGAATTTCCTGTCTTGTATAGCCATTTTGTCTATTAAACTCTTCTGCAATATCTACGATGATATCTTGGTACAAGTCTGGAAGAGATGAATATTTAATCATACAAATACTATTTTGTGTGTCAAATGGAGCAAAATGGTATAGTGCTCTACCCTTAATAAATTGAGCTAAAGTGCCAAAGAAATTAGTTGGGTGTTTTGTATCTGTATATACATTTAATTCATTTATAATATGATTTTTAATAAATGATTTTTTATCAAATGGATTTACAAGCTTAGACATATCTAAAGCATCCCATTTAGCTATAATACTTTGCTTAATGCTATCTATTTCTTTTTCAACTGCATCATACATTTCAATAAGTGTCATTTTTGTTCATTTTGCTTCGATATCGTCTGTAACTAAACCAGGCAAAAATCTAACACCATCAGTAAGATTTCTAACTACATCCTTATCATCATCTTGCATATAAACTTGGTTAGAAATTTCTAAGTCCATAACAATATTGCAGGTTTGATGTAGTAAGTTACTTAATTTAAAATGCTTAGCATATTCATCACCATATTTATCTGCGATATACTTAGCCATTCTAATATCATGTTGTAATAAATAATGAGCTAATTCATGGCGCATTAAAACACTTAACTGATAGAAAATATCTGGGTCATTAGTAACAAAACCATCACTAATATAAACAGTAATATCTTCCCAGCTAACTGCTGCAACAAAACCAGGTTCCTCTGATCTTGGAACGATTTTTAAAATAAAATCTTCTAATCTTGCTGCATACTTAGCATGATGATGGCCTTTTCCATCATTACGCAAAAGGGCTAAAAGTTTCTTTTTTAGCCTTTTTTCAGTATCAGTTTGTATTTCTTTTCCTGCTTCTTTTAGAATTTTCATAGATTATAACCAGCTACCCATGATAGAATCAACATCGTCTTTGCTTAAATCGTCTGTGCTTGCTTTGCTAACTCCACTAATATCATCAGCACCAAACATGACATCATCATCCTCAATTTCATCGTCAGTGCTATCAACAGTAGTATCAGCTTTTGGAGCAGCAGTTCCATCTAACTCTGCTTTAATTTCTTTTGGAGTTTTATCAAGATTATAAGCAGCAAATAATCCCTTAACGTCCATAACATAAGAATCTAAAATGTCATGGAACATTCTAACTTTTTCTGGAGTATAATGGCTTTCTTCATCAACCCAGTCTAAGAAGTCTTTAACAGGTGATTTATCATCACCAAATGTGCTATCAAAAATACCATCAAATAAGCCTCTGCTTGTAGTATAGCGGTAATCACCACTTCTATAAGCTTTATCAGTATCTCTTCTTGTAGTAAATACTTCAGTTTCTCTTGATTTTTGAACATTATTTAAAATATAAAGAGCTAATGCAGCACCTTTGAGAACTCTCTTAGCGTGCATTAAATCGTCTTCATCTAATTCTTTTGTTGGTCCAACCCAACCACCATGATTTGCAGAGGCAGCACTTCCAGGAGAAATAATGCCTAACTCTAATAATTCTTTTGATCTGTACCAATTCCAGAATTGAAGAGCGTCATCAATGTTTGAGTCAAAGCTGTATTGTTGGCGGGCAAATCTGTCTTTTTCAGCAGCATTTAATTCACTAACGCCTTTATCATGGAAGTCATTACCAAATGGGTTAATAGCAACAACACAGAACAATAAGTTTTTAGAAAAATCTAGCGTGCCACTTGCATTTCTTTTTTCATTAAAGAGAGACATAAATGGACGTCTCAATTGTTCTGTTTTTTGTCTGTTTAATTCATCGACGAATAAAACACATTTTCCTGCTAATTCTGGATGTTTTTCATTGATTAACAAGCCTAAATTTTTATCATCAACTGCATATGCATATGTAAGTTCTGTAGAATCTTCAACAGACATATTACGAAGTGGAATACCATTAATAGCAGACTCAATCTTTGGGTCAGTAGCATTTAAGGCAACAAGCGTTAAGCCATTCATTTTACACCAAGCTTCAACAATAGCAGTTTTACCTGAACCTGGAAGACCTTCAACAAGAACGTTAGCACCAGCTTTAATCTTGTGCTTGCCCATATTTGTGCTGGCAGCAGCAAAAGCTCTATCTAGTGTTCTATAAAGTCTATTTGTAATTTTAACATCACTCCAGTCATTGTCATCGATAACAATAACTGCTTCATCTGCATTTACAACATCCGCAACAACAGAAGTATCTTCGGCAGCTTTTTTAGCCGCTTCATCAGAAATTTCAAGTTCACCGTTAGTTAAATCATCAACTTGGTCTTGAATATCATCAGCAATTTCTTGAACTGAACCTGTAGCATCAATCTTATCTTCAGCTTCAATTAATTTGGATTCAACTAATTTCTTAATCTTCATTTTATTTCTCCTTAATCTTTAAAGAAGCCATCAAAATAAGCTTCGGCTACTTCTTTATAATTATATGTTTTTTCTTCTTTATTTTCTAAATCTTCTTCAACTTCTTCATGGAGTTTAGAAGCTTTAATATATGCATTACCAAATTCAGTAGAAACTTCTACATAACCATTTTTATCTTCACCAATTTTTTTAATTTGTAGAGATTTAACTTTGCTTGGTTTCTTTGCATCAGCAATACCCATAAAGTTTTTTGCAGCTTGCTCTGAGGCAAAGTATAAAATACAGTCATTATATCCTTGGCCGCTACCAAAATCAACTTTTAATGGTGTTTTACCATATTGAGGTTTAACATGTAATTTTGGTTGAGTTTTTCCTGGATTAGTAAATTCTCCACCAATCCAATATACATAATAACCATTAGCAATATTAGTAAGTTTGCCCTGTGTTAAAATACC